GAATTGGTTAATACCAGTTCTTGAAAAGCTTGAATCAATGAAAGAATTATCAGCACAATTATTAGATTTTCATGGTTCAATGTGGATTAAACATGAAGAATTAAATATCGAATGTGATGATTGTTGTAATCATGGAGAATCATTATTACAATGTACATATCGAGTAACTGCTGATTTTATTACACAATATTTAAAAGCTATAAATATTAAACCTAACACGACAATGGACTTAACAATAAAAATTAATACCGAGCTACTCAATGCTATGAAAGCTGGAGATGTTGCTCGTAAACGTACATTACGTGCTATCAAAGCACAATTTATGTTATTAGCTACAAGTGGTAATCAAGTAACTGAAGAAATGCGTGAGAAAGCACTTTCGAAGATGGTCAAAGAACGTCAGGATTCATTTGATATTTATATTGCTCAATCTAGATTTGATTTAGCTGATCCTGAAAAGGAAGAAATTGATATTATTAATGAATTCTTACCTGATCAAATGAGTGAAGAAGATTTGCGTCAACAAATCAATTGGGCCATTATTGATCTTGAAGCTACGTCCATGAAAGATATGGGTAAAGTAATGAAATTTGTACGTGATGAATTTCCTAACGCTGATGCTAAATTAGCATCTACTATTGTTAAAGAAATATTATCAAACTAAACTAAAAAATCATGGCTACTATATATCTTCCAAATAAACAAGCTAATAAATATAGTGTAAATTCTTTTATTACCCATAAAGGTAAAATGCATCAGATTATATCTATGCAATATTATGGATTTAGAAAGAGTAGAACTCACACTAAAATTAAAACTAAAAAATTATGAATGATAGAACATATGTTGATTGTGATTTAATTCTTCTTCAAGAACCATCCCTTTGGTGGTTTAGAGAAGTTATGTTTGATATAAAATTCCCACCTCAAGTAGATCCATTTGAATGTGCAATATTATATGAAATGCAATGTAATAGATCACCAGGAAAAGAGCTAATAACAAAAGTTTTTGATAATCATTGGGTTGTACTTCCAAATGTTTATAGGATAATTGAATGGACAAACCATAGTCCAATGGAATCATCTATGCCCAATTTAATTGGAATCAATAAAGATTCTATGATAGGTGTAGATCATGATGTTGATGCATCATTTCATATGCCAATACAAAGTTTGAAGGATATGATACTCTTCAATATGGATTTTGGCGGAACTCAACATAAAATATCTACGATACCAGGAATACCTAAAATGGGTAAATCTATGTTTAATGCTGGATTTATAGAATCGATATTAAAAGTTATAGATTATGAAATTAATTACTTACAAAATGAAATGATTATGCCAAATAAACTAACAGAATTAGAAAAGTTACAATTAGAAATTGGATGTAAAAATATTAAATTAACTGATTGGAAGGAACATGCTGAATTATATGCTAATGAATCACTTAGATGTAAAGAAAGAGGTAAGAAGTGCTTTGAAGAAATAAAGAAACTTAAAGCAAAGATTAAAGCATTAACGCCTGATTATCCTACTAATGTAGTTTATACACGTGATGATGGTACAGATGATTTATTTATTATACAGTTTGTACATAAAGCTTTTGATTATGCTGTTGTAATATATAATATTACAAAATGTAAAGATGTTCAGACTAAAGTGGTTCATCTTACACTTCCTTGTGCGGATATTAGTTATAGTATAATGAAACAACTAGACCCAAAACATACGTATAAACTAGTTAAACAACTGCAAATATAGATTCGAAGCATGATCATGCACCGATGAAGGTAGACAGCCCTGCAGAATCTATTTATAAATTTAATTATTAACAATTAAAATAACAAATCATGAAAAATTTATTAATGTTATTATTCACCATGCTAATCAGCATGAGTTATGGTCAATCGATCATGACAGACAACGAAATAATGGATGAAATTGATTACTTTGATATGTCTAAAAATTTAGATGATATTGAAGGTATCTGGTCATTAGCTGTTACCCGCACACTTACTTATGATGGTAATACATATACTGAGACAGAAGAGAAGTATTCTGAATGGATGATTTCTCGTCAAGGTAGTAAATATGTTGTAAGACCAGTTAATGATTATCCTACTGAAGCATTTACAGCTTCATTTCAAAAGGTAAGTAAAAATGAATACATATATAAATGTACATTTCATAATCCACATTGGGGAGTTACAACACATGCTAGCATAGTTGATGGTTATATGATTCAATATGGTTATCATGCTGATGATGTTTATTTAAAGAAAGTATATGGTAATGATTACCGTAGTGATATGACTCTTCATTGGGCATTTACTTGGTATAAGATTTATCCTAAAGTTATAAAAATATAATTAGTGACTTGCGGGGTTGGAATCTGATAATCCGAACCGCAAGTATTTTTTAATCCTAAAACTTAAATGATATGTTTAAATTTTTAGCAATGGTATTTATTCCTAAAGCAAAGAAGAATCCATTATATATAGAAGAAGTATCCAATGAACCATCATATTGGAAAGCATATTGGTCAACTCAACAACGTATTAAGAAGAAGTATACCAAGGAAACAGGTTATGATGGTGTTAATGTAATTGTAAAACGACATAAAAACGAACCATGAGTTTATTAAAAACAATATTTAGAGTATTTAAAGCTTCTGGTTTGTATGATTCTTATACTGATAATCAAAGAGATGCATTTAATAAAATTTGTGATGTGCACTTGAATAGTATTAAAACAAAAGAAGAATCAGAAGTAATTAAGCAACTTGAAATGAAAGTATCAAGACGTGTTCTAAGTGCTTCTATACCTGTTAGAAATTTAATAACAATGATGCGTTTTGGACGCCTTCGCCCAGGTCAATTAGAATTAGTAAATATAATTGACGATATCGAAGATAAATATATATTGGCAGAATTCTTAAATGTATTTATTGAAAAATGTTTCGAAGGATGGGAAAATGATATGCATCAAATTAAGTACTTTCCAAAAGAAGCAGAACAATATCTAACTGATGATAATTTAAAAAGATTACATCATCTACAAACCATATAATATGAAAATACCAAAAAAAGGAGATGTTGTAATTATCCATTTTAAATTTAGCGAAAAAGAATCATTTAAAGCTATGGTTGTCCGTGTTTCAGATAATAGTTTTAATCTTAGTACAGGAACTTGGTCTAAATTAATCACTTATAGACGTATTGATAATAATATTACAAGTTATTGTGATGCTACTTGGATAACAAAGATTTTAGAACAAATACCTGGAGGAGCTGTTGCGGTTGTTGAAGGGAATCAAAGAATAGGAATATGACAATAGAAATACCTCGTATAGATGAAATACGAATAGAAGATTGGATGAAACCTGAAACTCATGTTTTAGATTATTTACAAATTGAATTCAAAAGTTTAATTGAGAATCACATTTGGGTTACAGCTAAAAGACAACAAATATCAGTCAATAAAATGACATCATCTCACATTAGTAATTGTATTAATTGTTTGAATGGCAATAGTAGAACTAAAATACCAAATGGTTATTTAGGTGGTAAAGTAAAATGGTTGAATATATTTAACAATGAATTAAATAGAAGACAATGAAGAATGATATAGTATATAAAGCATTATATAACGGAATGATCCACGAAAGTAGTTATGCTACATTAAGCTTACATTGGACTAAAGAAGGTGCTGCAAAAGCAATTGAATTACACAAAATGGAAGTTAAAGGAGAATACGATGAGAGTGTAGCATATTGGAAAGCTAGAGATCCTGATTATAGTAAACGATATAAATGGGACGATAACCAAGATTGGTATATTAAAGAGGTAAAAATATTAGAATAATGTGTGAATATTGTAAAGAAGGAAAAGATTTAAGCCAATCAGCTTATCTAACAATAAATAAGGATAAATTATTTTTACGACATAGTTTCAAAGAGACTATATTGGATACATTACCTGTAGATGGATATAGCGAAGAGATTAAAATCAACTACTGTCCAATATGTGGAAATAGCTTAGAAAAGTCATCACTTGACGTACTTATTGCACATTATTCAACATAAAGTTGTATATTTAAGCATAAATCATTATAATTATCAAATTAAAAAACATAAAAAATGAAATATAACATTATAATTCTAGTATCTTTTATACTAGGTTCCCAAGGAAATAATATTTGCAATACAATGGATTCATGGTTACCTGGATTAGGTGGAGTTGGCATGGCACTTATTGTATTAACCTTATGTGCATTTGCAGCAACTTTATATTGTGATTGGAGAACATTTGCGGAAGAATTTGATAGATTTGATAATTACAATAATAATGAATAAAACAAATAAAATGAGTCAAACAACATTTACAATAACTGAGATAAAACGTTATCTCAATGAGCAAGAAGATCTTGCTGTAGCTTATGGTCACATGACTGCAGAAGCTATTATTGATGCTAATTTATGGCATGTATATAATATTGATGCAGATTGGGAATGTAATATTAAACCTCTCAATGAGTTTAAAACTTGGGTTTTAGCTAATAAAATTGGCCCTAATCAAATTGCTGCTTATCCTGCAATTGATATGTTTGATGATATTAGATATAATAAAGAAATAGAGATTTGTCTTCATCAGTGGAATCATTCTCAAGAATTTTTAAATAATATACCAGATACATGTACGCATGTTGTTTGGTTTAGTAAGTAATATACTTACAGATTGGCCTATGGTGTAATTGGTAACACAACTGCTTTTGGTGTAGTCATTCAAGGTTCGAGTCCTTGTAGGCCAACAATATTTTTATTAACATTAAACTAATTATTATGAGAACATTTGAAGTTAACTATACAATTGATGATATTGATGATTCTTTTAGAGTAACAGGAACTAATCTTATTACTATAAAAGAAGATATTGAAAATGAAATAAAGGTAAGGAATCTAGATAGAAAGAAGAATAATTGCTGGTCAAAAGAAGTAAATGAATATGCAAACTAAATACTACGAACCTACAATTGAAGAATTTCATGTAGGATTTGAATATGAGCTGGAATATGCTATTGTTCATCCTAGACATCCGCAATTTGGAGAAACAGAATGGCATAATTATACTGTAGATAAAATAGATGATTTAGAGCATATTGAAGAAGACATAGAAAATGAGATGATTAGAGTTAAATACTTAGATAGAGAAGATATTGAAAGTTTTAACTTTACAGATGAAGGAGTTTGGCGGTTTAAGAAAACTGATGTTTCTGGAGAATTACCTTGTTGGACGATGGTTAGTTTAAGATTATGGCACTCTTTTCCTTATGTTACCATTAGAGGTCATAGAGGAGTTGAATTAGATAGTACAGAACAAAGTATATTATTCGAAGGAAACCCTAAAAATAAGAGTGAATTGAAGAAAGTATTAAAACAATTAAATATTATTTGAAAATGGATATAATAAATTATGATACAGCTAAATTAGCAAAAGAAGTTGGTTTTGATGAAGCTACAGAAGGATATTACTATCCATCAGCATATAAAGAAAGAATATTATTTGACAATTTTGAAGATATAAATGAAACTTTCTATGATGTTCTTCCTGATGATAAAAGAGCTATTAAATATAAGTATAATTCTCATCATCCAGATGCAGATTTTATAGCTGCCCCATTACAAGGAGAATTACAAGATTGGTTGAGAAGTCAAAAATTAGAAATATCATTATTACTAAATTTTGATATTTTAAATTCACGTATATTGTATATAAATGGAAAAGATAGTAAAAGATTTACTATTAAAGATGATAATTGGTTTGTTAGTAAAGAATTAGGTTCACTTGAAAAGAAATGGGATTATTATAAATTAACTTACACATATGAAGAAGCCTTTGAAGAAGGATTAATTTATGGATTAAATCAACTTAAAGATGGAAATAACGATAGTGACAGCGAAAATAGCTAAAGAACTTGATTTTGATTGGCCATGTGAAGTAGCTTATAATACAAAAGCATTTACAAATAGATATGCTAATAAAGAAAAAGGTCAATATGTACTTGGTGGTTATAGAAATAAACATCCAATTCTTGTATCATTACCTCTTCAATCTAAATTAGCAAGTTGGATACGAACTAAACATAAATTATATATTGAAGTTTATCCAGTCCAACGTAATAAATTATCTGGTAGTATGACATTATTCAATTGGAAGATGAAAAAGTTGAATATTAAGAATAGAATGCAAACTAGAATATCTGGTGATTCACATGTAACTTATGAATTAGCTTTGGAAGAAGCACTTGAAATGACACTTAAATATATAAAATGAAAGATGATGTAGTTTCATACGAATTGGCAGAAAAATATAGAGATTTAATAAATCATGCAATACCTTTTTCAGGAATGATTAAAGGAAAGAATGGTTATAATATTCATACATATCGTAGATCAGATATACAAACCTGGTTAAGAACGGAATATGGTCTCGATGTTATTGTCAGTCCAATTAAAACAGGAGATGGTAAAAGATATACTGTTGATTTATATAATATTGATGGAGAAATGGATAGCCTTACTAACATTGATAAAACATATAAACAAGCTTTCGAAAAAGGATTAGAAAGTGCATTAAAATATATAAAATGAAAGAAATATTAAGATTAATATTAGCTAAGATTCTTGAATTTACTAAGAAAAAAGAAATATTAGACGAAGAGTTTAATGAAAGAATGCGTACAAATAAACCTATCAATATTGATTTTCAAAAGAGAAGAACTATTGTTGATGGTCAATTATTAGGTTATAAGAAATCAGCTGAAATAGTAAAGAAACAAATCAACAGTGAATATAATGATAGTAATGTTGATATGAATAAGATACATAAATTGAAATAGAGATGGTCCTGTACTTCAGCGGTAGAAGATCTGACTCATAACCAGGCAGTCGGTAGTTCGAATCTACCCAGGACCACAAAACTTAATTATCATGAGTAAAAGAATTAAAGCTCTTAATAGAGAAAAATATAACAAAGAACTAATCGAATTAATCAATAATAATGACGACTTTATGTTGGAAAAGATTACTGATTATTGCAAACGCATCATTAGAAAACAAGATGGTGCTAGAATTGACTTTTTCATTTCATCACGTAAGTTTCACAATATTGAAACTGGTGAAAGAGGAATGTGCGAAGTTAAAGAAGTATTAGATCAATTTTAATTATCAATTTAAATTATAAACAATGAAAAATCTATTTTTATTATTACTAAGTTTAGTGATATTTACATCTATTGGATGTGAAAAGAATGACATACAACCAAATAATACTAATTCTACATCTGTAGATAGTATTGCTTATTACATTAACACAGGTGTTTATATACCGTATAATACGACTTATGAGCATGAGTTAAAAGGTATAGTTAACTATCAAGCTAATTCATTGAATATTGATTCAAGTGGTGTTGATAGTGTATTCTTTTACATTGACTTTACTGTTTCCGTTGATTTCCAAGCAGAACATCAACGATATTTAACTTTAATTAGTCAAGGTGGAACTATTAATAATTTGGATACACCAACTCATGTTGCATTTAATAGTTATCAATGCTTTATAGTAGGTGGAAATAACACTCATTTAGATGTATTTAAAACTATCATTAATCCAATTGTTAAATTAAATTGGGCTGAGAACACTTCTGGATTATTATTTGGAGAAGGTAAAACCACAATGATGATTAAATATGAACGAAGTGGTTATGAATTTCTTAATCAAAGCCCAAGTAAATGGTGGAGAGATGAGTATAATGTAAGAACTTTTATAGCAGGTGTAATGCAGAGTAGAACATTCATTATGGCACCGATAAATGCGAATAAAGGACGTTATTGGCCAGGTGCAACTTGGAATGATAATTTATAAAATATAGAGTGGAAACACTCATCGGGATTTAGCTCAGTTGGTAGAGTGCTACGTTTGGGACGTAGAAGCCGCAGGTTCGAGCCCTGCAATCCCGACTAATTAATAACTAAATAATAACTAAATGTATACAATACCAGCACCAACAATAGTAAGTATAAACCTAATTGACGGAAAGTTAGAAATAATTTCACGTAGAAGAAGTATAGGAGTTACTCTAGAATATCCTCCTCGTCCACAATCAGATGAAATATGGAAAGATATTTACGAATCTATAGATGGAAAGATTGAATTAGTAAAGACTATTCAAGGAACACATATTCCAGCAGAAATAATACCTGAACAATTTAAATTTGAAGATGATGGATGAAATCTATGTATTAGAACAAAAGATTAAAAGTCTTAAAGAATGTCGTCATTCTAGTAAACCTGAATACTTGAAGAGAATTGAGTATTTTGAAAAGGAACTGGATAATATAGGAAATTATAACTTATTCTTAGATGATGAAAGACATCCTATAAGAAGTATTGAATACTTACGTAAAATCAATGGTTTTGGTGAATTATATTTACTAAAAGATTGGGTTCTTGTAACTACTTTAGATGAATTCTCTGATATTATTAAAACAAGAGGATTACCTGAACGTATTTCTTTTGATCATGATTTAGGTGAAATAATAGCTGATAAGGATAAAAATAAGAAGCGTAAACAAAGGAAGAATAGAGTATTACAACCTTCTGGTATGGACTGTGCTAAATGGTTAACTGATTATTGTATTGACAATAAAATATTCTTATCTTCTGAAATAAAAGTACATTCAGCAAATCCTGTAGGAGCAGAAAATATACGTGCTATATTTAATACATTTATGAAAATATATGCTACTGTAAGGTGTTACTATGATTAATTAATAACTTAAAGAAAACAAAAATGGAAGAACTACAATTAGAAACTAAGAAGTTGAATAAGATGAAAACCATGAGAAAATCTGAAGTATTTGAATGTGAATATCCTTACGGAGAACCAGATCAAAAAGAATTCGCTGCTAATCCATATCAAATTGAAAGATTAGAGAAGAAAGATGGTGAAGTAGTATGGTTTGGTTGTGAAACTAATTGGATTAAAACACCCGAAGGTCAATGGACTAAAATAGATGGAGTTAATCTTGTAGATTGTGAAATGCCTATTTATGAGGAATTATATATTAAATTAAATATAAATGAATCAACAAGTTAAAGAAGAATATGAATTAGGAGTAAAAAGATTTTATCTTCCAATTGTAATCACAAAGGAATGTAAATCTTGCAATAAACCAATGCATATCGATTTGGAATCAAATTATTTATTTTATCCAATAGTTAATAAACCTTATGAAGTAGGATTTTACTGTGAAGAATGTGATGAAGAATATATGATACCTATTATATTAAGAATAAGTGTTGATTTTTAAATTAAATGATCATGAATCTAATAAAGAGAGTAGCACTAAATTGGAAGAGACGACAGATATTACTGGAGATTGAAAAATTAATAATTCAGGTTTATAATAAACCTGAATTATTAAATAGACTTTATGAACTTGAGTTAATGCTTAAAAGTATTGATGAACAATTAATAGGTTAATAAAATATTAAAGATGAATATAAATATAGTATATGGTGCAATGTATTTACCTTGTATTTACGAAGGTAATTGGATGACAATGAGTTTACATAAAAGTAAAGAAGGTGCTAATAAAGCAGTTCTTCAATCACAAATGGAAGAATATAAACAACATGTTTTATTATGCAAACATATGAATAGAGATGGGGATTTAATTGAAAAAGAAGCTAAAGATCTTGATGATTACATTAAGAATAGTAGAGATAAAGATATGAAAGATTGGGATATTAAAAAATTTAAAATAAATAACTAACAAGAATAATGGAAAAAACAAAACAGAATCTAAGTACATTCTTAGGACTAAGAGAGAAGAAAGAGACAACTTTTAAAAACAGTTTGGGAGATATGATGAAAAAGTTTAAGAATAACCAAGGAATTTTCCGTGGTGAACGTAGAACTTACGATCCACTTGATGGATATGCTGATGAACCAACCAAACGTGGTTATACTCATATGCAATCAACAGTTAGGCAGCAATTAGATTGGATGGAAGAATCAGTTCGTGATTTTATGAATATTGCATTTTCAATTGAGAAGACCAATGCATCGGGTAGAGTAACTGCAGAACTAATTGTAGAAGATAAAGTATGGGGGACTTATAGCTCATTAGAATTGTTAAGATTGAAAACTACATTGGATAATACTAAGTTGAAAGGATTATACCCTATTTTACCTGTTCGTTCAGCAACTGAATTATGGAAGGAAACAACTGATGATTCTTATACTGGAACTGATGGAGTATATCAAACACCTATTGAAGAAGGATTTGCTAAAACTACAATTAAAGAATCATTTATTTTGAATGATCCTCATGCTAGTGAAGGTAATAGAGCTCCAATCAAAGGTGAGACATCTAAGCAGGTAAATATTGGTAAATATACTACACAGAAATTCTCAGGTGAATTGAGTTTAATGGAACGTGCTGTAATTTTGAAAAGATATGATAATTTGTACTGTGCTGTTATTGAAGCCTTAGGAAGAGCAAATGTTGTACCAGTAGAAGAAAGTAACTTAGGAGAAAAAGTATTAGCATACTTACATTCTAAATAAGATAATAATAAAAATGACTCTAGCTTTAGCCTTAGATTAACACACTAGTAATTTTAACATTTAGTGTTGCGAGTCAAGCTTTAGTATGAGATTCATCGACGAAAGTCAGTAAGTCAATAATCAAAGGAGCGGGTTCGAATCCCGTCACGTCCTCAAGAACTAGTATAAAAGGACGTGAAGCTCTTTGGTCGAGCAAATGATTTTAAGCCAAAAACTTATTGAATACGATTAGTCACAAAACTCTCCCTGAATCTAGGATATATGATCAGGGAGAGTATATTTCGGAATAGCCCAATGGAGAGGCACTCATAATTGATAAACGTTTACTAGTCGTTTATTTATGAGACAAGTATCAGTTCGAATCTGGTTTCCGAAACTAAATTAATATAATGAATAGGTCTCTTACATTTGGAATTAGTGATATATTAAAGGAGAGCAAGTAATACAACAGGATTACACTTATTCATTTTGGTACTATAGCTCAGCTGGTAGAGCTTCTGATTGAAGATCAGAGAGTCTGGGGTTCGAATCCCTGTAGTACCACTAATTAAAACAATATAATATGATAATATATAAAGTGTGGTGTGAATGGGAAATGCCGATATTTGAAAGAAATAATCTATTTATGACTGAAGAATTAGCTAATAAAGCAATTGAGAAAGAAGATTGGAGTTTAGTTGATATGACTTTAGAAGAAGTAAAAGAAGATAATTATGTTCAAATAATTGAAGTTAATCTTGTCACAATTGAAAAAGAAATATAAAGAAGTTACAAATTCCAGCAAAGAACTGGTTCTAACCTTGAGGTAGATTCAAGGAGGTGGCGACACGATGAAATCGTTAGTATTTATGTGATGTAAGATTGCACGCAAGGTTCAACAAACCAAGGAACCTCAAATTAATCTAGTTATCTTATTCTTAAAGATAATGTATATGTAACTTACCTAATGTACATGGGTAAGTTAATGACTCGGTAGCTTAGTTGGCTAAAGCATCTGACTTTGGAAATGTGGCGGAATTGGAAGACGCTTCGGGAAATATAATAAAACCCGAACAGTTGATATTCGCAAGAATTTGACTATTGTGAATCAAATACCATTGATGCAGGTTCGAAACCTGTCATTTCCACAAGGGTTAGTCAAAAGATTAACCAAAGATTAATCAGAGGATCGTAGGTTCGAATCCTACCCGAGTCACTATTTATAAACAAACAATCATACAATGAGAGAACCAAACATTAAACCAACACGTAATTGGGTTAAACATCTTATATGGGATATAGAAGAGAGTGAATTACGTTTAGATATTGCAGGATTAAATTTTGAAGCACGATCATATATCAAAGGTGAAATGAATGCTAAATTAAATATAAATCCTACAATTAGTATTTATAAATTGATGAGTGTTAATGAGTATGATTCAATTGAAGAAGAGTCTAAAGCAGCATCTAATATATGGGATTTATATATATCAGATAATACTCATTTAGTAGCAAAAGAAATGTTTAAAGGAATGGTAGAACGAGTTTTAAATAATAGAATATGAGTGATACAAAATTTACAGGTTTTGAAGCTTACCTGATTGAACAAGGTTTGATTATTGTTAAAGGTAAATGGATTGAAGAATTAAATGCAATGATGGAAGACGGTAAACGTCCTATTATGACTCCAGGATTTATTGAAATAACAGTAAAAGAAGCATTAGAAAAATTAGAATTATTAACATTTAGATGATATTAAGGGAGTATAGCTCAGCGGTTTAGAGCATCTGTTTTACATATAGAAGGTCCCAAGTTCGAATCTTGGTACTCTCACATTAAAGATATTTAAAGTAGCGGAAAATCCTAGATAGATAAGGGCACAAGGTTTGGATTGTGAAGTAACACATGTAAGTGTCCACTGATAGGACCAAACAGCGTATTTTAAATTAGAGTTATGGATTCCTAGATTGGAGTCCATACTTGTTGCCTCAGTAGCTCAATTGGCTGAGCGTCAGCCTGTTAAGCTGAAGGATGTAGGATCATACCCTACCTGGGGCGCAAAATATTCTCGATTAGTACATAATCGTACGGAGAGTGTAGAAATTAATCTACACTCTTTTTAATTAACTAAACTAAATAAATTATGATTATGAAATGTAAAGGTTGTAAGTATTGGAAGAATAAACAGAGACTATTAAATTATAGTGACGATAATGGATTTTGTATAAATCCTGCTCATACTTTTAATACAACTGATGGTAGATTAATTGGTGTTGTAGATATTGGTAATCAAAAAGATAGAATTAAAGTGTCTGGTAATCCATCTCATGATTTTGAATCTGTTAAAGAAATGAGAACAACATCAAGTAGATATTTATTACAAACAAATGAAGAATTTGGTTGTATATTAATGGAAAAATTAAATAAAGATAATGGTTGAAAAGAAAGAAAAGTATGACAACATAGTAACAGCATTAATAAATCTTGGTGTAAAACAACAACTTACTAAAGATAAGACATCACTTGAAAAAGGTGATATAATATTAACTGCTCGTAATGAAGATAATATGATAGAAGGTACTAATATTAAATTTGATAAAGATGAAATAGTAACCGCACTTCTTTGGAATTCATTTGATGAAATAAGTATTTTTCTATATGAAATTATGGAATCTAAAAATGAAAAATGATTTAAACCATTTAATGTATCTACAGAAAGCAGCATGTTCAATTAATTTATTCAATAAGAATCCAGTATTATTCTGTGTAGCTGTTAATGATTATAGATATTATAAAAGTAAGTTTATAATTAAGTATAAGAAAGCTGATTTAATCATTGAAAATAATGAATGGGCTAACAAAAAGTGGAGAGAAGTCAAACATCCTTATTCAGGTGATGTCAAGTATGGATATAAAGCTAGAAAACAGACTGATTACTACAATACTCCATGGCTAAGTAAAACTAACTAAGATTATTAATTTAAGAATTAATAAGTGAAAATATTATACAAGAAAGATACGAAGGGAAATCCTCGTATCTTAAATATGTGGACTGAAGGTGATTTATTAGTACAGGAAACTGGATTAGTTGATGGTAAGAAAGTTACTAACAAATCATTATGTAAGCCAAAGAATACAGGTAAGAAGAATGCAACTACTGGACCCGAACAAGCTATTAAAGAAATGGAAAGTAAATTCACTAAGAAATTACGTGAAGGATACTTTTTAACTTTAAGTGAAGCTATGAATGTTCAAGTAACCAAACCAATGTTGGCAAAAAGTTATAAAGATCATGCTGATAAAATAGATTGGACTAATTGCCACATTCAGCCAAAGTTAGATGGGATGAGGGCGATTCTAAGGTCAGATTTACCAATTAATAGACTATTTAGTCGCACCAATAAGGAAATCGATACAATGGATCATATTACAAAAGATCTTAGTAATATGACCTATTTAATCGACGGCGAATTGTATGCGGCTGGTCAATCATTTCAGGATAATATGAAATTGATTAAGAAATACAGACCTGGTGAGACAGAGGATGTTAAGTGGTATGTTTATGATTTAGTGAGTGACGATCCATTTATTAAAAGGTATGAAATATTGCAGGATTTGGTTTCTACTTTAGATAAAACAAATAAAGATCATAATCTACAATTAGTACCAACGTACAAAGTTACTACATTTGATGAAGTGTTGAAATATCATGCTAAGTTCCTAGAACAAGGTTATGAAGGTACAATGATACGTCATGGAGATTCTTCATATAAATTAAACGGTAAAAGTGATAGTTTATTGAAGTTTAAAGACTTTATTGATAGAACTGCAACTTTGTTGGATATTATACCAGAAGAACGTCGTCCGACAATGGGTAAAGCACTATGTAATATGATTAATGATGAGGGTAATACAGTTGAATTTACTGCATCCTTTAAAGCAAGTCATGAAGAACGTGCGGACTATCTTAAAAATAAAGAAGATTATATAGGAGAGACTGTAGAGCTAAGGTTTTTTGAATGGACGCTTGATGGAATACCAAGATTTCCTGTCGCCTATGGGTTTAGATTAGATAAATAATGAGTAAAGAATTAAATGACGTTATGACAGAATATTGTCTGTATGATGAATATGTTGCTTGCAAAGAAGGATGGAATGTAGTAAGTCTTAAGCAGACAGACACTGATATGGGTAAGCAAATAACATATTGGCAAATTAAACTACATTGTGTGTTAGATGATACTTACTGGGAATGTGAATTTGGAAGTTCATATTATAATGGTGTTCGAGATGGATATGCTTTAAAATATTATCATCCAGAAGATACTGAATATGAAGAAGAATTAGATCCAGAAGAAGAATTAGATATGTGGCAATATGTCAATAATATTAAATCATTAAATGAATTAGCTGAATTAATTATAAATATATCAGATGAAGATAATATGATTCAAGGTACTTCTAAAATGAATGCTATTGAAATGAGTGAAGATTGTAAAAATTTTACTATTGTTAATAGACATAGATTGACAAGAAACTATGGCATTAGACGTCAAGCAATGTATATTAAATTAAAAGAAGATGGTATTATAGGATATTGAATAATAAAATAATGAAAGACTTAAAACTCGAAGCAGCAGAAGAATTATATAATGCTGCATGTGAACTATTGAATGTGTTAAGTGATCATAAAGAATGTGAAACTGTAGAAGAGTATATAGATTGTATTGATGATGCTAGAACAACTTTAGATGTTAAAATACAAATTTACGAACAAACACCTAATAAAAATAATTGGAATGAATCTATTCATTGATTCATTATGCTTTCGTAGCTCAAAAGGATAGAGCGTTGAAAAATTAGTGATTTGATAGTATATCTTTTATTGTCAAATCACTTTTATCAAACTCCCAATGGCAATTAGGACATAATTGAATGATATTATCTTTGTGATTAACTTCTCTTACTAAAGCAGAATCAGGAAAAGAACTAACTGCTTTTATATGACATAATTGTACATGCTTATCATAATTACAATTAGCACAAGGAGCTTTAGTTAATTCTTTAAAATAACTTCTAGCATGACCTCTAATATCAGCATGTAAACTAGCTCTATGATTATGACTACGTTTTTTTCTGATATAACCTAACGTTCTATTTAGCAATGCTTCTTTTTTATCAATTAAAGATTTTTGATAATGAAGTTCACAAAAAGTACTTCTATAGTTTCTAACAGTATCTGTACATTCAGTACAAATTTTAGTTATTTTACGTTTAATATATATTTTATTATTATAACTTGCCGCACAGGATCTAGAACAAAATTTCTTATTTTTAGTTTCTTTACTACAATTTTTTACAATTATTCATTTTAATATTTTATATGTTTTCGAATACCACAATATAATATTTTTATTTGTATTGTGAGTTCCAATGAATATAAGATGGTTCAGTAGAACGTAGATGGATAGCGTCCTGGGTTTCTACCCCAGTGTCAATCATGACCTCGCAGGTTCGAGTCCTGCCTGAATCACTAACTAAAATAAATAAACAAAATGGGAATATTAAGAATGATAGGTCTTAGGACTAAAAGACGTAAATTAATTAATGGATTGAAATGGTTAGAAGATAGTAATCCTTTACATCCAGATATTACTAGAATGACTGATGAACTTGTTAAGGTTAATATAGAAATTGATAAGTCTAAGAATAAAGTGAATGATAATGGTTTAGAATAATACGGGCGTTGAAACCTTTCCAACGGTTAATTAGAAGGTAATGGAAATTATAGTAATTGTAATTCAGTGAACTGATACAATAGCAAAGGCTTTGGCCAAAGAAGAATGTTGATATATTGTCGATATCGTAAAGACAACCGCTTCAACTACTATTTATAACATTACCCAGTAGAATCTTGATATGGTATTAGAGAGATATGTTTACTACTGAGGAGTTACCAGCAAGATGTAAATAAGTGAGAAAGAAGGAAAAGCACGTGGAACATTTCCAGCTTAGGGCTTGAGGTCTTAAGGAAGCATTTATTATATCGTGACCATTTATGAACTAGAACCGATAGTTCGCATCGCTTGCAATAGCTTTGTAGAGATTGGGGTGATTAGATGGTGCTAAATAAAATGAATATTTCTTGATTTAACAAGGAAAGATGGAAGAATATCAAGTAATAATTGTAGCTGATACAAATGATGCTGATTATGTTACAAGTATAAGTACAATTAATGAAGGTAGATTAGAAGATTTAAAAGAAGTAGCAAATGCAATTGATGAATTTCCAAAATATCAATTTTCTGATGGAACTTCAATGCATAATCATAATTGGCCAAATGGAGAACAAGGCAGTGAAGGAGAACTTTGCAACATGTATCCACAACTTTCTGAAGAATTAATGGATTGGTTTAGTGAAGACATTGCTCCAACGGGAGAATATGGAATTCATACAATTTGTAGTATAACAATTCAAAAAGTATCTGACGTACAGAGATTGCTGTAGATAGGTTGAATAATGTTCGGCGGCGAACAACGTTTAACCTAAAGAGCGTTTATTAAGCCTATGTTATATATTTATCTTATATTTATGTTTAATTCATCTAATTCAAGCATAACAAAGTTAAACTAACTAAATTTATTAATCTTAATTTACAATATGTGTGACTTAAATGACAGATTAAATGAAATAGCAGAGGGTTTAGTTACTCCTGCAAGAACAGCTGAAGGATATATTCAGAAAGCTGAAAAAAGTGAAGCTCATTATAAAGACGAAGCCAAAAAGATGGGTCGTTGTTATATTACAGCTCGATATTTTAAAGATGGATTATGTTTTGCTACATCTTGTGTGTACAAAGGATTTAAAGAAATCAAAGATGTGGTTGAAATTATAGTTCATTGGTAACTTAATTTTAATATCATGAAAAAGAGTACTAAGAAAAAGTTAAAGGAAGAAAACAGTATAACTGTTGAATCCAACATTGACATTGATGCAGTATTGGGAAATGCTCATCGCACGGTGTATCTTGAGGACAATCCTCATGGGTACAAATCAGTTAAAAAAGTTCATAAGAACAAGAAAAAATATAATCGTAAGAGCAAAGGTCGTTCTTACGATTATTTATGTTCTTTAGCGTGTCTAATTCTATGACAATTTGCACATAAACAAACACATTTATCGAGTTCTTTAGTTATATTTAACCATGATTGTTTTTTCATTTGAGCCCAAACATATTTTTTAGTTTTAGGATTAAGATGATGAAAGTCAAATACTTCAATATAAGTTTCTTTTAATTTAAGATTACAATCTTGACATTGACCACCTAGATAATTAATTGCTTTTATTTTAAGATCTGTACGACGTTTAAGATTTTTTATTCGTAAACACTCTTTACATGTTCCAACTCTTCTTACACTAGAAGCATTACGAGTATGGAATTGAATAATATCTTTTTTAATATTACATCGGAGAAAAGGTAAAGATAAGTATTTACAATATAAAGCAGATTGTAAGTTTATATTCGGACTTAAAGATTATCCAGATGCTTTTAATTTTGAATTAATTAAAGAACATGGATGGTATAGTCCATCAAATAGTAAAAAACCAAATCTTAAAGGAGTAAGTAGAGATCATATGTACTCTGTCAGACAAGGATTTGAAAATAAGATTGATCCAAAACATATAGCTCATCCAGCAAATTGTAAATTAATGATTCATACTGATAACATTAGTAAGAATAAGAAATCATCAATAACACATGATGAATTATTAGATAAGATACTAGAATGGGATAAATTACATACAACAAAATAAAACCGTCCATCGGTCCAGATGGAGTGGATACCGCCCTGTCACGGCGGGGATCGAGAGTTCGAGTCTCTCATGGACGGCTTTTTAAAGCGGGTATAGCTCAATTGGTAGAGCATTGTCCTTCCAAGTCAAAGGTTTTCGGTTCGAGGCCGAATGCCCGCTCTTTTATTAACTAAATTAAATATGAATTATGAGTAAAGACATTAAAGATGATGTTGGTGAATATGTAATCACTGACTGTAGTCAACCAGGAACTGATAAATGTACAGTTCAAATTGAAGCAGAAACTACTAATACAGTTACTATTGGTCACTGTAATGGAACATCTAATTATTGGAACGAAACAGTTTCAAAAGATGATTTTGAATATGAACTTAGAGATAAGTAATTATTAAGATATAAATTTACTGAAGATAAATAATGAACCAAACTAGCAATGTCATCCGAAGACGTTAAAGGGAAGCAGGGGATTCAGAATTCTGCCAAGAGAATGATATTTATTGTAAGATACTTAAAACATATAGAATTGATAAAGAAGAGTCGACCTCGGACAATCAATTAGTATTAAATAGGGTGTGGAGATGTTCGATGCTCTACTAAGTATTCCACTTGGAAATGGATAAATTTTTTACATAGTACATATGCTAGAGTGGCCGAATAGGATGGTCTGCAAAACCATTAGTTAATAGCTCACGTCGGTTCGAATCCGATTATGTACTCTTTAATAGGAAAGTTGGCTGAGTGGCTTAAGGTACCGGTTTGCTAAACCGGCGTGTGAGTAATTGCACCAGTAGTTCGAATCTACTACTTTCCGCTATTAAATAGGAAGATTGGCAGAGTGGTTTAATGCACTGGTCTTGAAAACCAGCGTGGGGTAACTCACCGGGAGTTCGAATCTCTCATCTTCCGCTATTAAATAAACAAATTGGGAACGTGGCTGAGTGGTTAAAAGCGCTGGACTGTAAATCCAGTCTTCTTGGAGTACGTAGGTTCGAATCCTACCGGTCCCACTATTAAATTATGAGCATGTGAATAAGTATTATGAACTATGGTTAAGTTCCGCTAGGCTTACTGTAATGCTACAACACAGGGTGAATGTTAGTGGCTTTACCTGTTCTACCCCATCAATAACTTTTCTTAACCAGTATAAGTTAGGTGGGTAGATGTGCCATCAGAAATAATAATTATGAAAAGAACAAGCAAAGGTAAGTTTCCATTCTTTCTTCATAATGGAGAAGAATGGACAACAATAACCAAAGAATTTAAAGTTAAAAGTAACTCTAACAAAGGATTTGTCACATTTCATAGTCATATCGATACAGTTCATACTCAAGTATGGTGTGATAAAACAGAAGAATATGTATACTGCATGAAATCTATTTATAAAACTAAAGAAGTTTTTGATGAAGAAGAACAGAAGTTAAAAACCATTGAATATTGTTCTCATTATGAAAGAATATTGAATGATAAAAAATGTAACTTTTGGGAGAATAATAAAGAGTTAATATATGAAATATGACAAAAGAAGAATACAGAAAAGAATTAGAATGGTCTTCCTTTAGACCTGATCCAACAAACAGTATTAAATTACAATGTTGGAAAACAGGATTTACTATTGAAGTAAATAGTGAAAGATCAGGATTTAAGAATAGAGAAAAAGCATTAGAATTATATTATACACATTTAGATAAATACTTAAAAGAATTAAAAGATTGAAGATTAACGAAGAAGTAGTACAATTATATCATATGGTCCTAATTGTGGATACACTTGATTTTACTGAACCTTGTGGTTCACAATATGCGTTGAATTATGCAAAAGAAAGAAATTTAGATTTAGTTCTTATGAATGGTGATCTAGATATGCCGATTTGCAAAATTTATGACATCAAAAAGAAGAAGTTTGAAGCTAAAAAGCGACAGAAAGATAACAAACCTAAATCAAAAACTAAATTGAAAACAATTCAATTAGGTTTAGACATAAGTGATAATGATATAAGTTATCGAGTTAAAAATGCAACTAAGTTTATTGACAAGAAGAATCAAGTAAAGATTAGTTTATTAATCAAAGGTGGACGTAATATGGCTAGAGGTAAAGAAACTGGAGCAGGTATTATTAAATCATTTGTTAATAGTATTAATGAACAAGATTTAACTTGGCAAGCAGAATTCACATCATTTCCTAAATTAGGTGGAAACACATGGACTGCTATTATAATAGGTAAAAAGAAAAAGAAGAAATGAGTAAAGAAGAGAAATACTTCCTAGTTAAATGGGAAGGTAATTGGGCAGATGAAGCAGATTTTATAGGTTTTACAACAATGAATGAAGAGAACTGGATTCAATATAAGAATAGATTAGAAAAACATGAAGAATCATTTGAATTTAGTGTTGGTACTAATGAAGAAGTAGAATATGAAAATGGTAAAGAGTTACTAAGAGATATTAGGATTACAGAAATTAATGAGAATGAATGTGATGTAATTAATAAAATATTTGGTTACTACGGTCATTGTCAATTTACAGAATTTTAATAGATAGTCTTATAGCTCAGTTGGTTAGAGCGTTCGCCTGATACGCGAAAGGTCCCTGGTTCGAGTCCAGGTAGGGCTACAAATAGGTATAAGCTTCGGCAACTGAAAGAGGGTCTTAATGACTCTCTACCTATTTATACGTGATTAGCTCAATTGGTAGAGCAGCAGTCTCCAAAACTGCAGGTTGGAAGTTCGAGTCTTTCATTGCGTGCAGTAACATACTGATTATCAATTAATTATGATAATCTAACACTAATAAGTTAAAAATTAAAATGAAGAACATAAAAATTAAATTATTATATTATTTTATTATTGTACCACTTAAATGGATATTCTTCTTCCTTATGTTTGAAAAGTTCGTATGGTATAGAAGAATGAAAGGTGGAGTATGGAAAAATTACTTTCCAAGAATGAACCCTTATATAAGTTTATGGACAAGAGGTAGAATATATCCTCATGAAGTTGTCTGTAAAACAGAAGATTATGGTGAAATGATTATAAAAGATAATGTAGCAAGAAAGAAAAAGAATAGAAAGAAGAACTTTCTTATTTAAAGGATATTTCTGTAGCTCAGCTGGATAGAGCATCTCATTACGGATGAGAAGGTCGTAAGTTCGAATCTTACCAGGAATACAAGCATGCTTAGATATAATTTATTACCACAGACAGAAGTTTGTGAAGTTGTTATCCCGCCACGGGAACCGAGTTGTTGAGATGACATGTGTTCAAAATACAACAATTTACAAAACGATTATATCATTTTTAATAAATTAAATATTATGATAAAGAAAACATTTGAAAAGAATCCATTAGGATGTTTAGATATTGATTGCGAAGATGAAATTGATATCACTATGTTATTAGATTACTTGAAATTAGCAAGAGAAAAAGGTTGCACTAACATACGATTTTATGCATGGGATATTGATGGACTTGAAGATCTTGAAATGATAGCATACTATAATCAAGAAGAAACTGATGAAGAGTTTGAAAAACGCAAGATTCAACAAAAAGAATGGAAAGAAGAACAAGAAGCTATAAAGTTAAATCAATTAAGAGTGGAATATAATAGACTTGGTCGACTTTTTGGAGATAAATAATATGCATCTGTGGCGGAACTGGTAGACGCGATGGACTTATGGATAATTTGAGCCTTATTAAAGAAATTTAATATTGCGCATACTCTCAAATTCGGTGAAACCTGTTAAATGGCAATACCGAGCCAAGCTTTATCATTAGATATTGAAGGTGTAGAGACTAGACGGGAGTAGTCTAAGTTAATGATTAATCATTAATAAGATTGAGGTATAGTCCAGACCACAAAACATTAAATTGGTAGTGAAAGCTATAGTGGTATGAAAATCCATTGGCCGTAATGGCCGTGAGGGTTCGAGTCCCTCCAGATGTACTTGATTATCAACAAGTTATATATAACTAATTAAACTAAAACAATATGAATATAGATCAAGCAAAAGTAGATAATTACTATGAAAAAGTATTACAATTCTTAAATGCTGGTCATTTAAAACTAGCACGTGAATTGTTAAATGTAACTACTCTAATGCAGAATAATTATGGTATTTTTAATGATCCATTATATGCTTGTTTATCGAATGAACAGTTTTTAATGATTCTTTCAGATAGTGATGTACAATTAGGAAAACGTAAAGTAGATCGCGTAGAATCACTATCTAGAAATGGTTTATTTATAGTTGTTTATGGAATAGATAGTTGTATAATTACTATTAGAAATGCCCATTTAGTTGGATCGTTGAGTTATCAATTAACGAATACTGATATGAATAAGCGAAAAAGAAGGTTTATACTTGATTTATGTTTAAATTAACTAACTAAAATAAATAAAACTAACTAATGAAAGTAGTAAGAAAAAGAGTATTTGAGACAAACTCGAGTAGTTGTCATAGTATAAGTATCAGTGAAAATGATACATTAAATAATATACCAACTCCTGATGAGAATGGTGATATTAACATTTATCCACAAGATTTTGGGTGGGAACAAGATCATCATTATGATTTTGACACTAAAGCATCATACTTAGCTATCTATTGTCGTGATTGGTCTAATGATAAAGAAGAAGATCATTTTCGTACATTAGAAGAATGTATCAAAGAAGTTACTCAATGTAAATCTGTTGTTTATATAGAAGATATGATGAACTATGAAATGAAATCATATGAACACAATGGTAAGACAGTTACTTATAAAAGTTATGGATGGGAATCTGGTGGAATAGATCATGGTTCAGTTGACGGAGAAGAACTTCATCATATATTTGAAGATAAAGAGTTAGTAAAAGCATTCTTATTCTCAAGTAATTCAGTATTAGAAACAGATAATGATAATCATTAAACTTTAAACTATGCAATTAGTTAAATATAATAATGGAAATTGTTCTATTACAATTGATAATGTTGGTACACGAATTATAGAATTTGAAGGTTCTATGAAATTAGATCATCCTTTAAATATCGACATACGAGTATCTAATCAATGTTCATTTGGGCAACGAGATAACGGTTCCTATGTGCTATGTAGCTTCTGTCATGAGTCGGCTAAGGTGAATGGATTAGAATGTGATTACACTGCGTTGAAAGCTAAATTAAAGGGTATTCCACCAGGTATTGAATTAGCTATTGGATGTAATAAATTAACTCATAATTTAATGTTCTTTTTATTTTGGTGTAAAATTAAAGGTTTCATATGCAATCTTACAGTTAATCAAGGTCATATTAAACGTGATATATTTGACATATTAAAATGTATCGATATGGATTTAATCAAAGGATTAGGTATATCATATCGTAGTAGTTTAACTTGGAATGTACCTAATGAAATACTTAACTATGAGAACACTGTATTTCATGTAATTATGGGCATTGATACTATCAATGATGTAATTGAATTACACAACAAAGGAGTAAAAAAGTTACTCATACTCGGAGAAAAAGACTTCGGCGCCAATACCGGACAAGTAGACATTGATAGTTTAAATCATCAACAATGGAAGTGGTGGATAAATCACTGCATTAAAACATTTGATATTACTAGTTTTGATAACTTAGCATTAGAACAACTAAAGCTACGTAGATTATTTTCTGATGATAATTGGAATAAATTCTATCAAGGAGAACATTCATTTTATATTAATGCTGTAGAACAAACATTTAGTAGATCAAGTAGAAGTAAAGAAAAGTATAACTGGAATGATTATACGATTAGTGAATATTTTAAATCAATAAATCATGAGTAAGAATTGTCCAATCATGCAACGCATGAAAGAGAACTATGATTAATATTGTTTGATTCGTATAATTAATATATAATGTGTATATTTATGGAAAGTCATTCATACTATACTAATTATACATATTAAAATGAATCAAAAACAAAAAGAGATACTAGAAGGATGTTTATTGGGAGATGGTTGTATTATCAAAGCTAAGAAAGCTAAAAATGCATACTTTTCTTACACTTCATCTCAAAAAGAACATTGTGAATTTGTTAGTTCTAATTTTTTAGAATTTGCAAAAGGAACAGTATATGAACTTGGACCTTTAAAAAGAAAAGTGTACGATAAAAGAACTAATAAAACTTACACTAGTTATGTATTCCGAACAAGATCTCTTCCTGAATTTACAAAAATATACCACTTGTGGTATATTAATAGAATAAAAATAATACCATTATGTCTAGTATTAAATAAAATACATTGCTTATATTGGTATATTGGGGATGGTTGTTTACTAAGAAATTCTAGAAATAAAAGAAGTGAAGATATAAAATTAGCAACTTATTGCTTTACTGTAAATGATAATCAATTTTTATGTAATCAACTTATTCAATTCAAAGCTAGAATTAATTATAATGAGAATAATCTACCTTATATTAGAATACGTAAAAGAGAATCTAAAACATTTTTAGAATATATTGGAAATAATTATCCAAGTTGTTATGCGTATAAATGGGATTATTCACCTTATATAAATAAGCAACCTGTATTTACATCTGAAAAATTATTTACAATAATACAACAAGACTATGTTAATGGGGAATCTGCATATGCATTATTTAAAAAATATAATGTTGCTATAAATTCTATTAAGAATCATCTAAGGAAATCAAATTTATACATTCCGAAGGATATGAAGAAAGTAATATGTCAGTACGATCTTAATAATAATTTAATAAAAACATGGAACAGTGGACAAGAAATTAAGAAACAGTTAAATTTTAATGCATCTGCAATATCAAAATGTTGTAGAGGAGAAAGAAAGAAATATAAAAATTTTATTTGGAAATTTAAAAAATAATTATTATGAGTAGAAAATGCCCTATAATGACTAGAATGAAAGAATATTACGAAAATAGAAATCGTTATTATTTATCTAGACATGTTCCAGTTATCTGTCGTATTGATGGAAAAAAATTTAGTTCTTATACTAAAGGATTAAATAAACCTTTTGATGAGGGTTTAATTGAAGATATGCAGAAAACCGCTATTTATTTATGTGAAAACATTCAAGGAGCTAAAGCTGCTTATACACAATCAGATGAAATTAGTATTTTAATTACTGATTATGATAAGTTAACTACTGAAGCATGGTTTAATTATAATGTTCAGAAGATGACTAGTGTAAGTGCTAGTTTAGCTACTGGTATATTTAATCAGTTGAGGTTTTTAAAATGCTTTGCTGAAGAACCAGAAATCATTGAACTTCAAACTTCATTAGTTCAACAAACATATTTACCAAAATTAGCGAACTTCGATTCACGTGCATTTTCAATACCACAAAGTGATATAAATAACTATTTTGTAGCACGTCAACGTGATGCAGAGAAGAACAGTATTGCTATGTTAGCACAATCATTATATTCACATAAAGAATTACATTTAAAGAATGGTTCTGATATGCAAGAAATGTGTTTTCAGAAAGGACATAATTGGAATGACTTGCATTTTTCTAAGAAGAGAGGTAGTTTGATTGTAAAGAATCAATATGTGGATGATAAGGTGAATAATGAAGCTTTTCAATTAGAGAATGGAGATTGGCAAGTTAATCCTACAACTGTGTACTTTAAGGATGTAGTAAAAATTAGAAGTAAGTGGGAAGTTGTGGAAACTCCTATATTTTCTAGATCAGAGATCATTAATTCATTACTATAATATACAAACATGTAATAAAGACTAATAAAGTTTTTGTTACATGTTACTTAATTTTATGTCTTATCTTTAAAGCGAAGCGTTTTGCACGAAGTATGAGATGTCTGCACTTGTTTACAACAAGACATATAAAAAAGAGTTGTGGGGAGTTTATCCCTTTTTTAAACTTAATAATAAAAGCCTCCGTAGCTCAACTGGTAGAGCGTTACCCTTGTAAGGTAAAAGTTGTGGATTCAAATTCCTCCGGAGGCTCTAATATAATTAAAATACAATGATTGTTATAAGATGGGAATAATACCGCCCACAGACTTACTAAAGTTTTAACCAAGTGTCACCGGTCTACAATCATTTTAATACCTAACAACTAACAAATGAAAATACAATTAGATTATGATAATAATACAATCTTATTACCCGAAGCTTGCAATTTAGCAATGTTTATTAAAACTATAAAACGCATTCTACCAGATTGGAAAGATTGGGAATTATTACCTAATACAAAGATTAAAAAAGTTAATTGGACACGACCATTTTATGTTCCACATAATTGGGATAGATGGTGGTATGGTTCTCCAGGTTATACTAATTATGGTAATGATTATAGTGATTTTAATTTTGGAAGTCCAGCTACTCATATTATTAATAGTAGCGATAATCTTGTTTCTCATGACATTACAGATGGCAAAGCTATAATGAATAGTACATCAGTTAGTACTAATTGGACATTAGATCCAAATAAATTAAGTGGTATTTATTCACTTGACATAGAAGATAAGTAATCTTATAATGGTAGGAATATCTCTATAGCCCAATTGGTAGAGGCAATATGTTTAGACCATATTCAGTGTAAGTTCGAATCTTACTAGAGATACAAAAGGTAGAGTTGATTGCAAGTTTGTATTCATTACTCTACCTTTTTAATTTATATTCATTATATTTGTAATTATGAAATATAAATTTACAAAAAAAGAAATTGAAAACGCAATTAGTAATAGTATATCACTTGCTCAAGTGTGTAGGATATTAGGAATGACACTCAGTGGAAGTAGTTATGAGCTAATTCATAACAAAATTAAAGAACATAGTTTAAATACTTCTCATTTTAAAGGTCAAAGTTGGAATAAGGGAGGCACGAACACTAACTCTATTAAGAAGCCAATAGAAGTATATCTTGTTAAAAATAGTACTTGTTCTAGAACAAATTTAAAAAGGAGATTGTTTAAAGAAGATTTCAAACAAAAACAATGCGAAAACTGTAATTTAAGTGAGTGGTTTGGAAAACCAGCTCCTTTAGAATTACATCATATTAATGGAGTTAATAATGATAATCGAATAGAGAATCTTCAAATACTTTGCGCTAATTGTCATGCTCAAACTGATAGTTACTGTGGTAAAAATCATAAGAATACAAAAATCAAAAAGAAGATTAAAAAGATCACTAGGGGATGTATAGATTGCAATATAGAAATTTATAGATCATCAAGAAGATGCAAACCCTGTAGTGTGACGTTTAAAAGACAAGAGTACATTAAAAGCTTGCCTGATCCAATAACATTAATTAATCAAATTAAAGCACTTGGTTATGTTAAAACTGGTAAACTATATAATGTTTCTGACAATGCAATTAGAAAATGGATAAAAACTTTAGGATTAAATTCTAAATTATAATATAATACAAAAGTTTAAATGGTACTCATCGTCCAAATGGCTAGGACACATGATTGTGGTTCATGAAATTTGAGTTCAATTCTCAATGAGCACCCTGAAATTGTAAAGTAGTCTGCTGGAAAAGGCACATCCTCAACATAATGGATGAGATTGTTGGTTTGAGTCCAACCTTTACGACAAAGTTTAATTTATCAAAGGAGATTTGTTTAAACTAAAAGTCTAAGTAATAAGTACAATAGTCCGCTTAGAGGTATAAATTAAGCTAGTAAATAAGTATTACCCTGAGAAGGTGAGCACAGTGCGGAACACACCATAGTTGTTTCTATTAAAACTCTCCTTATTTACGGATCTTGCAGGATAGATTAGTGGTTAAATCGCCGGTTTCATAAGCCGAAAATCGAGAGTTCGAGTCTCTCTCCTGCGACAATACAATAAGAGTGATAGTTAATTCTATCGCTCTTTTATTTTTTAAACATTAAATATAAAATCATGTCAAACAATGATGAAAAATTTCATTTTTATGGACACAAGACTTTTGTAAACCATAAAGGGAATGAAGAACAACGTAGAGTATCAATTACAGGAATACTACATGAGAATAATGTAGTCCATATTGGTATTGCAGCGTGTAGTCTAGCAGACCAATTTAGAAAGAAGAAAGGTCGTGGAATTAGCACACATCGTGCACAAAAGAATCCATCTTATAATATAACACTTATTCCTTTTACAGAAGGAAATGAGGATAGTTATCCTCGTAAACAATTTATTGCATGGTGTAATGACTATTGCGATAAGATGATAGTTGAGTATTGATTTACCTAACTTAATTTTTTTAAACCTTTTCTCTTTGATAATTTTCATGTTATTCTTTATGGTAATAGTAGTATGTGCAATGGATATTTGCATGTACTATGATGTGGTGAATCATCATATTCTGATGATCTTAGAAAAATGGATACATATAGGATATAGTAATATAGCTGTAGGATTTACTGTTTTTTGGGAAATGTTGGAGATAAAGAATGACAAGAGAAGAAATAAAAAGAAGAAATTATCAGATCATTTAATTGATGAAAACGATTGAAAAGTTAATTAATATTGGTAATATTAAAGTGGATAGATATCCATTGAATCCATCTACATTATCTTTAATTGATTTTATTAGAGAACATGGAATTGAAGGATTACCTCCAATTCGAGTTAAGTTGAATGAGAATGGAGTTTATATGATTAAAGATGGAAGACATAGAGTAACTGCATTTAAGTTACTTGGAATAAAACAAATTTTAGCAAAAGTAAGTAAAGAATACAAATGACAATTAATGAAAACACTCCATTACAGGAGTTATTCACTACATCAAAAGCTTTAGGGTTTATGAGAGCTAACATGAATATGGAAGCAGCACAACCAAATGATCCTATGTGGGACGAGTATAATAAGTATAGAGAAATGCAAGATCGTATTGATGATATTATACAAGGTAAAATAGAACAATTAGAAGTTATATGTCCACCTGATTGGGTTGGTAAAAGTGAATAAGATGAGTAAAGGTAAAAAACAAGAAATAGAATTTATAGTACTTCTTGATGCATGTGATTGGAATGAAGATGTAGAACAAGAAATGCAAGAACATGATGTAACTACTCATTATAGTCATTCCATAGCATGGATTGAATATGGCGATGAATCATGGACAAAAACCAATAAATGGTTAGTTGAGACTTATGGTGAAGAGATTAAAAAACATGGACGATTTGCAATATTAGCAACATAAATAAATATTATGATAGAATTAATTAAGAGTTATATTCTTGTAAGGATGAATAATGATAAAGAAATCAATGAGCGTACTTGGGGTTGGTATCCGTATGATCCTGAAGAAGATACGCCAAGTCAATTATTATGTGACTGGTTAGAAGAAAATACTAATGGTATGGACAATTGGCCTGAAGTAGAACATGGTGGTAATTTAGAAGATGTAGATTTGGAAAATGTTGAATTCATTCGACTAACTGATGATCTAATTGAATTTGATGCAGGAGGAGATTGGCAAGATCCAACACGAATAATTATTGAGTTGGTTGATGGTAAATTAACATGTACATCAGCTATACCTTGTGAAGATTTTGGTGATGGTGAGTTATCTCAAGAACAAATTGAAGAAATTTTAAAAATAGAAGAGTAATGAAAGATGAAATAAAAGATAGTAATTTACTTATTGCTAAGTTTATGGGAGACTTACAATACGTTTGGAAGACTCATTATTCTGATTTAATGGAAGTTGAAGCGGAGTTATTAAATTTGGAAGAAACATTCTTTCATAATTCATGGAATTGGATAATGCCAGTAGTTGAAAAAATTGAATCAATGGAATGTGTTCATTTTTTTTCAATGATGAAAACATACGCTGGTATTAATGTTCAAAATGCTTCTGGAGATCGACATTTAATTGAAAGTTGTAAAACAGTCACTGAATCTATGAATCTTCCGCATCGTCCAGAGGCAACAAAAACATACACAAAACAGATGAATAGTAAACTTGAAGCAGTTTATTACTGTGTAGTTGAATTTATTAAATGGTATAATTTAAAATAGAACAATGAAAATACTAACAATATTCGACCCTCATGGGCAATCAAATTACATTCCAACGGATGAAGAAATAGAAGCAGTCGATAAAGTTGTGTTTGGGGGCGATTATTGGGATTCATTCACAATTCATCCATCAACACAAATTCGTATATTTCAAAAGATCATTAAGATTAAAGAGAAATATGGTGATAAGATTGAATTAATACTTGGAAATCATGATGTGCAATATCTTTATAACGATTGGGTTAGTAAATTAAAATGTAGTGGATTCAGTAGTGAATATTTTGTACGTATTAATGTAATGATGAAACATCACAAAGATATGTATGTAAATGCATGGCAATATACAAATCCTGATACCAATGAGGTGCATTTATTTACCCATGCTGGTGTAACTACATTTATTACAGATGCTTTAAATGAGAGGTATCCTGATGCATATCAAGATGTACTTGATGGTAATATGGAATTGAGTGAATTGCTCAATGGTACTCAAATGGATGAGTTATATTACATTGGTAAGATTAACGGTGGACACGATCCTTATTCAGGTATATTCTGGGTAAGGCCTAGTCAACTTGATAAGTATCAAATTGAAGGTTATACACAACATGTGGGTCATACTCATATTGATGGCGTACTTGATAAATATTTAGAATCTAAGACATTAAATTATTATGATGGATTAGGTAAACACGTAATTGAAATATGATGAAAGAAAATTTAGAAATGTTATATCTTAATGATCAACAAGACTTATGTTTTAAGTTAATGGAAGGTCAAGGTATTAAAGTATTAGATTTAGATTTAGATGATTTAAGACATGATCAAAATCCTGGTGCTGATGGTCATGCAAGATACTTTTCACATGGTATGAAAATAAATGGTGTATTTAATACTATCAACTGTACTATGTTTTATGAAGGTCATAATTCAAAGCTCCATGCTAGTGAAGATGATGAGATGTATGAAATTGCATTTTATACAGATGACGGAGGGAAGGCATTTAATGATCTTGAAGGCATGTTAAAATCAAAAAATCTTTCACATTTAAATAAATACATATCTGAGGAAGGTTATTGTGGTACGCATTCTAGTTCAAGGAAACATAAATCATTATGTTATATACCAAAGAAACACGTATTAGAATTAATATTCGCAAAAGGAAACGATGATAATTATTACAAGAGTAAAAGATAAGTTCTACTACGGTGGTAAGATAGTATGCCCTATCACTGAAGAAGAATACAATCTGTTTAATGAAATCAGAACTGAAAGTACACCAATCCAAGGACGTGGATTTATAACTTTTGGTTCTGATTTTGTATTTGATGCAGATGCTAACAGAGAAGAAAACGAACCAACACCAATGACAGACTTAGTAAAAGGTTTTGAAGATAGATGTAAATCTATTAAAAAGGAAATGCAAGCTGTTAAGGCACAGAAAATAAAAATAAAGTGAGGATAATTACAAGAAAAGTATTTTCAGCATGTAGTGATTTTAATGAAGAATTATATAAAGAGATTACTCGAGAAGTAGGATGTGGTTGTTATATACCATGGGAAGCAAACTCAAAAGAATATTTTGATAATTCAAAATACGATATTGATGAAATTGCTGTAAGATTATTTGAATTAGGAGCAGAAGAAAATGAAGAAGTATTAATCGATATAGATTATTAATGAATAAGAAATTTGAAAAAGTAGAAGAATCTAACTCAGGTAAATTCTTTTTAGATGTTGAATATATGGGTGGAGATGCTGATACACAACACTTTGAAAGAGAATCTATACCTGGAGTAAATGCATATAATTATATGGATAATTGGGATATAATTAAAGCAGAATTAGATAAGTATAGAAAACTAGCTCCTTGGTTGGAAAGAGATTTTGATGAGGATAATATTTATGATAAAATATTAGAAGAGTATGGAGAAGATCATTATTTATTATCATGGTATGAAAATGCTCCTCAAGATCCACAATGTGATTTCCAATTTAAATGTACACTGGCAGGTGTTGATTTAATATATTATGATGAACAAGGCAACAAATATAGATGTTATACAAATGTATAAAGAATGAATAAATTAGATAAATATAATGTAAAGACAGTTAAATTAAACTTTACAACAAAAGAAGCGTGGTTAAGAATACGAGGTTCTAAAGTAAAAGATACAAAATGTAAAAACTGTAAAATTAAATATGAAGATACTAATGATACAGATATTGCATTTGCATCAATAGAAGGTCAAGTAAATGCACATTTGTGTCAATCATGTGGCCAATATTTTATTGATAAAGGAGCAACAGATATTGGAGCTATTCATAAAGATAGAAAAGATTCAAGAAGTGAATTATTAGTTAATATTATCAAATATGATGATAGATATTCAGATAAGAAACCATCTGGTAGCTATAGTTATATGGATACTAGATCTTTAGGTAATAAAACATTAGAAGAAGTGCAAATAATTCATGATAAGTTGAAGATTGAATACGATCGCGAACAACGTATAGCGCAAGAAATTAAAGATAATTATGTAGATACTCCTACTGAGCAATATTTATTTGATGATTGGGATTTATTTGAAGATGAAGACATGTTAAAACATCCAGAACAAATTGAAGAATACTTTAAAGATGTTGGTTATGATTACTTTGAATGCGGTCAAGGATTTGCCCAGGAAGAAGCTAGTGTTTATGTGAAGATTGGTAATAAATATTATGATGTTACTATAAATGCTGAAATAGATAGTTCTAAGCAAGATCGTGGAGATCGATTATATTGGGTAGAAAGTATTGAATCAGTTACTTATGAAGAGTCAGAGAAGATGGATCCTAAACCAAGAGTATTTACAGATACTGAAATATTGAATGAGATACTAAGTGAATGGTGTGAGAATAAATGGGAATCTAAAGAACAATGGATGGAACATATTCAAAAACAAATAATAAAGAATGAAAAATGAGCACATATACAATTGTAGCCGATGGACCTCAATTAGAGAGATTCATTGAATGGTTACCTGAATTAGAAGATAATGAAAAGTTTTATTGCTCCTTGTTCGCCAGGAAGAAATATTGTCCGGAACTTGTAAAAAGTAATGATAAAACACAATTAAAACGGTTTACTAGTAATAAAGAGAGATTGTTACAGAAGTTATATGCATTAGAAGTTAAAGAAGGAAATTACTTCCTCAAAGGAAGACAACAAGTTCCTCAGCAAGCTTTAGTTACATATATTAATCCTAATCCACGTGATATACGTTCAGCTACATTTGATAGTATTGGAAAGTTAGCACACATGTTGAAAACGAATAATAAAGGATTCAATCCACATGCAGAAGTATTATCTTGTATTCAAAGGAGTAAAAGTCGTACAGTTTATGTAGATTTTGATTTTGATTTCAAGAATGATGAACTTATTGGACAATGTGTAGATGTTGTCGGGAAGGAGGCATTAACAGTAATTGAAACTAGAGGTGGATATCATGTGATGGTTGAACCTAGTTTAGCTAATAATCGTAAAACATGGTATCAATCTTTAATGAGTCTTGGTGCAGATCAAGCAGGAGATCAAATGGTACCTATCGTAGGATGTATTCAAGGTGGATTCATTCCTAGGTTTATTGATCTTTAAAACTAATTATTAATATTTAAAAATATACAATGAGTAAAATACTAGAATTTATTGGGAAGCAGTTGAAAGCTCAAGCACCTGTATTAACATTATGGGCTGGCAAAGCTTTGTTTAATGCTTCAAAGAATAAAGCAATTTATGAAGTTACATTGAAAGATAATAAATTAATTTATAATCAATTTAATGAATGGTTGCTTAATAATCATCATGATAAGTTTCAAAATGTAGGAGTATCGTATGCACATTATGATGACGATGAACCTAAATATGAACCACGAAATGATTCATTTTTTATTTGGTTTGAAAGCCATCCAATACATATAAGTAAGAGTGTAGAAGCATCAGATGATAATTATAGCACAAGAGAACAAGGTACTTATACATTAAAAACAGTAGTTAATAAGACTATTATTAATGATTTACTTAGAACTGTAGGAGAATCATATGTATCAGATAAGTCCGAAGAAGATAAGTTAATTATTCATACTTGGACTCATTATTGGAAAGAACATAAAAAGTATTATCCAAAAAATATTGAGGATATTGTATTGAATAAAGACATTAAAGAAAGTATTTTAAACTCAATTGATACCTGGAAAGATGATAATGCGTTATTAAAAGATAAGAAAATATCTACAAGTTTAACTCATTTATATTATGGTCTTCCAGGTACAGGTAAATCATCAATATCAGCATCTATTGCGTATAAATATGGAATGAATATTTATTATTTAGATTTAAGTGATATTTCAGATCTTGATGATTTAAAGAATGCATTTGATTGTGTAGAACCAAATTCAATGATATTAATTGAAGATATTGATTTGGTATTTAAAGGACGTAAGAGAATTAACAAGTCAGGTGTTAAATTTGATGCATTTATTAACTTCTTAAGTGGTGTATTAGCTAAGAATGATGTTATGATTATATTAACTACTAATCACATAGAAAGCTTAGATCCAGCACTTATTCGTGCAGGTAGAGTTGACTTGAAATGTGAATTTAAAGCACCAACAAGAGATATGGTAATTACATTCTTAACTAGATTTTATGATATTAAAATTGTACTTCCTGAAATTAAATGTATGCCTAAATCCATGGCTCAATTAGAACAATGGTGTATTAAACACCTTCGTGATGTTAATGGTGTACTTAACATATTAAAAACTGAACCATGTATCCTGGAAGAAAACGATTTAAGCGAAAGAATAAACAATTCGACAAACTCTGGAAAATCTGGAAAGACGAAGAAAAAGAAGAAATCCAAACCAAAGAAGGATTCAAACAAGAAGTTATCAGTCTCTTCAAAGGACTTCCAGCATATAATACAGACAGAATTAAAAAAGTAACAGCAGTTAAACTTGGTCCTATGACGCCACAAGGCATGAAAATACATTGGTCTAATGGAAGTATCACTTATGAAAAGAAGATCCTTTAAAACAATAAAATAATGACAAAATGAAAATAGAATTTTATAATGAAAATGATCAAACACAAACGTATTGGGTTTGTTGTACTGATTGGAATAAACGAGTAATGTATCCTACTGAAGGTGTATTTCAAAAGATTAAAGGTAGATATAGTAGCCAGCAATTTTACAAATTAAAAAAGGATGGTACTCCTTATGCTACAGGAATTTCTATGAGGCCTTATGATAGTTGGCAATGGGAATCTCTAGAAGTATTTGATACAGAAGTAGAATGTATTGTGCATTTCCTAAGTGAATGCAATAAGAAGATAAAATATTTTCAAAACGAAAAAAGAAAAATTACACATGCAGATTAAATTTGAATTATTAGACTTTCAAACTTATTTAAATATTGAGGAAGAAATTGAAAAGATTATGAAAATGGCTTCTAATGGTCAGTTAGTCAATGAAAGAATTGAACAGTTAATTGATCTCAAAGAAGAGTATGAGAATAACTTCTTAAGATTCTTTGATACTCTAAGTGTAGATCCAGCATTTGCTTTAACTACTCATAATAAATTAGTTGAATTAGCTATGGTACCAGATCACAAAACTGATGAAGAAATTTATCTAGCTACTTATGATAGTAAAGATTCACATCAATTACATTCTGATGATATACCAGGACAATGTTGGAGATATGAATTAGGAAATATAGTTACTGTAGGTGGTTGGGATCTTGGTGTAAGTCATCCTTTTAATGAAGGTGATAGAATTGAAATTATTTCCTTTGAAGGAGGAGAACACGAATATCAATACTTAGCTGGGCGCGTAGGTGACACAGCAAATGTATATTTAATTAACGATGAAGAATTAGAATAAGATGAATGATAGAGACAATAAAGACATTAAATAAAGAGTATTTTGATTCCATTGAAATTGATGTTACAGTCGATGATTTGGAAATTGTTGAAAATAATTCTGCAGATCTTGTAGTAAAGATATTAGCAACTAACAGTGCTGATAATCAAGTAACTGATCATTTTATTAAATGTAATAAATACGATGTTTTCTTCGAAATTAAAAATAGAGTACTACTCATTTATTATTTTAAAAATACTATGATATTGCTTGATGATATTGACTATGTTGAAATGATTGGTTGTCATATAGAAATACCTAAAGGAATACCTTATAAAATTATAGAAAATGAAGAAGATTAAAATAAGCGAAGTGGATTTAAATGATGGGATACCACTTCATAATGATATTGAAATAGATTTAAGTATCCCATTTCATGAATTGTTTGATTTAGAAGCTGAGAATCTTAAGTTTATAATGTTTAAAGAACACTATTTAAGTATTCCAACAACAAGATTTCTAGAGAAAATAGCATATACACAATGTTTAGCTTCTTTATTGAACTTAGAAATATGGGAAGATCAAACAATCATGGATGAAGTACGTGAAGAATTCTTTATTACATTGACTGAAAGTATTGTAAAATTATTTGGATTTAATACAATTAAACGTAATCCATATGCAATGAGTTATAATAGATATCAAAAGTTAAAACAGGAAGAAGATAGTTCGTATACATTAGATAATATTACATGCATTGAGCCAAATGGTAGAACTACACATTACTTTCGTGACTTTTTGATATTAAATGATACTCAAACCAGGGATGGAAATGTATTGATGTTGAATACATGGGAAGGATTGAAAGATAAATTCCTACAACATAAGTTTATATCTAAAGTGTTTAATTCAGATGCTATGCCATTAATGGATAATATTGCAAAATTAATACCTGAATATGTAAACTATGATGCAATATATAATTTATTTTTAAGTAGGTTATTGTCAGATGATACACAACATCATAAAGTAGCACAAGTTAATATGTATGAAGCGGGTTTTGAAGATGCTATTCATATGCCTAACTATAATAATATTTATTATGATGTTGTTGAATGTCAGGCAATTAAATTAAAAAAACCAGAATTGTTGTTTTCTGAATTAATGAAGACTGAAAATGATGAAGATTTAACTCGAGGATTGTTGAAATTAGGATTTAAAATTATAAGATGATAAAAATAGAAGAAACGGATGTTACATATTTACTTGGTATTTATAGTGATAGACTACAAGATAAGAACCCAAAACATAAAGGTAAATCTATTGTAGATATTTCTAATATAAATGCTAGTAGTAAAATTTATGTATTTCCAAATTGTAGAATTAAGAAACTTCCATTAAGAAAATGGATTAAAGATGTAGGAGCAACACAAGTATTTAAAGCAGAAGAAGCTAATTGTTTAATAATTAAACAAGGAATAACTACAAATCGTTATGATAATGCACGTAGTCCATTTGAAATAATTAAATGGTGGACGGTACCTGCAGGAGAATACTTTAGTGAACGAAAAAATGAAGTTGCATATACATTTGTTCAAGATCAAATGTATCGTGATCCCCAGATGGTATCATTTATGTTTCAAACATATTATGCTAGAGATGAGTATGATCATATGATGTCGCATGAAGAAAAAGCAATAAAAAAACGACTAACGAATCATTGGGAAGCTGATTATCAAGTTAAATGTAATCATTCTCAAATAGAAGAAAATGAATTAAATGCATTGAAGGATAGAAGTATGACCTTAATCAATGAAATTGATTTACAACAAGTTGTATATGATTGGGAAGTTAAAGAAGATGTACGTGATGATTTAGCTGTATATGATTGGGATAATTTATATCGATTGTTATGCGGAGAAACTACTTGGAATCTTGGAATTATGATGATTAAAAAAGGTAATGTAGAATCTATGTTATCTAAATTAGTAGCATGTTTTTATGATACTTCCATAGCTGCAGAGACTAGAATAGCTATGTATGATAAAATATTTGTACGCAAACCAGATTTAAGAGCTTGTATTGATAGAAGAGATGCATACAATAGTAGATCGTGGCATTTACGAGATAATGTAGAGTATTTATTTAAAAATATTAAAAAAAGTGGTCAAGAACTTGATTTACAACCATTCGAAGACATACTCAATATTAGAGTTGCGGATAAAGGTGATAAATATTATGTTGAACAATTACCTTCATAGATACGTCGTATAAAATATTTAGTTGGATCTTTATGGTTTCAACCAAATAATATTGTTAACGAAAACAGCAAAAATGAGAAACTTCTTTTTATTATTTGTCATGTCGTTTACATCGCTTCCTCAAGGTGGAACACTTTCATCAGAACCGATAACGCGTGAATTAATAGGAACAATTGAAGTAATGTTACCAATCGCAGTAGGTGTCGAAATACCTACATTAGATTATGGATTAGGTAACATGAGGAACATGATTAGTTTTATAAAATATATTAAAACACAATCATCTACTTTAACAAGTGAAAATTCTAAGGCGGATGTTTACTTTGTAATTCAAACAATGTACAATAGATTCAGACATAAAAAGTGTAGTTGGCGGAAGTATTATAACACCCCTTCACTTAATAACTCACGATCTATAAAATTATTAAAATCAGGCAAATTAAAGCAGTATTTCAATTGGGATGACCCAAAAGATCGAGAGCTATATGATATTGCCTATGCATGTAATGTAGGATACATTGATGATAAATATAAACTTCCTAATGATGTTTTATATTTTGAATCATTTAAAAACCCTCCTGACAGAGGATGTCATTCAATGTGTAATTTTTATACAAAACGTAGACATCGATTCTACCGACATGAAAAATTGAAAAATGTATAAATTAAAGGTGTGCCATTGCGGTACACCTTTTTTAATATAATTAATTAAACAAAAGAAGTAAATGACAAATTATGAAGTATTAGAGGATATTCAAAAGACGGCTATACAATTGATTATTAAAGAATCATTTTATGGGCATTTCTTTAATCATTTAAATAGAGAAGTTACTGATGGAGAACATGCTGTACAAACTGCAGCTATTTGTATGAATCCAACTACTAATCTGCTGAGTTTAGCAGTAAATAATAAATTCTGGACTGAAACGATTAGAGGAGATAAAGGTTTAAAATCAGAGGATTATTTAAATGCAAAATATTGGGTAATAAAACATGAGATATTACATATTCTATTTAAGCACATTTTTAATTGGGGTAAATATGGTAATAAAACTCTTGCAAATGCAGCAGTAGATTTTGTTGTACATCAATGTATTCTATTGAATAAGATACCTGAGAAGATGCGCCCAACATTAGCCTTATTAGAGAATTATCCACATTTCTTTCCTAACATTACTCCTGAATGGACAGGATCTGATAATCATCAAACAACTGATTATTACTATTCAGTATTGATTAAGGAATCAGAAAAGATTAGACAAACACTTAATCCCAAAGGTGGAAAAAGTGATAAATCAAAAAGTGGTTCTGGTAATCAAAATCAGCAAGGTAATCAACAAAGCGATCAACAAGATGGTCAGCAAGGTAATCAACAAGGTGGCAATGAAGGAAATGGATTAGAAAATAATCCAAATTGGGGTAAGTTGAATAGTTCACAGAAGAACTTAGCTAAGTTTATGTCTCAAGAAAATAATCGAACAATGCATTCAACATGGGGAGATATTTCTAAATTGAATAAAGGTCAAAAGGAATTTGCTAATTCATGGGTAGATAGTACTGTTAGTGAGGTTGTTAAGAAATTAGATCGATCACAAACTAAAAGTAATAGTAACTGGAGAGGTAAAATGCCTGCTGGATTATTACAATATCTTGATGATTTAATTGCAAGTTTAAGACCAAGTGTTAATTGGAAAAGACAATTGAGACAGTTTGCTGCCAATGGTGAGAAATCATTTATTGAAACTACATTGAAGAGAAGAAGTAAACGATTCGGTACATTTCCTGGTACAAAGATTAAGACAGAATGTAAGGTTCTAGTTGCAATTGATACATCAGGTTCTGTGGATAATGAATCATTAGCTGAATTCTTTAGTGAGATCCACTGGATACATAAATCAGAAGCAGAGGTGCAAATTATAGAATGTGATTATGATGTTGGTAAAATATGGGATTATAAAGGTAAGTTTCCAGGAGAAGTAACAGGAAGAGGAGGAACATCATTTGATCCACCTATTAATTATGCTAATGAAATATATAAACCTGATTGCTTAATATATTTTACTGATGGTGAAGCACCTCAACCACCTAAATGTAATTGTCCAATTATGTGGTTAATTAGTAAGAATCAAGGACGTTCTGCAGAGGACATGGAAGATTTTCAAGGAATTAAAATTAAAATGGATTTTTAATTATTATAAGAATTAATATAAATAAATAAATAAAATGGCTGATACAGCAAAAAAAGGAAAGCAGATTAATTATGATTATCATGGTATGATGTTACCAGCAGATATGATTAAAGATGTAATGGAGCATGTTCATACTTCTAATTTAGTAACAGAGACTTCCAAGAGTGGAAAGAAAGTATCAATATGTATTTGGGGAAAACACGGTATTGGTAAGACAAGTATCCCAGAACAAATTGCAAAGGAAAAAGGAATTGGATTTAAGTCAATTGCTCCAGCACAATTTGAAGAAATGGGTGACTTACTTGGAATGCCAGGTACAGGTGCTTGGGTTAATTTGAAGAATGAATCAGGTGAAGTTATCAAGAGTAAGTTAGTTGATAAGGATCTTGTAGGATCTTATCTCAATAATGGTTGGGAAAGAGATATGCATAAAGCTAATCAAATGATTGTATCTCCACCACAATTTGTACCTAATGTAGATTTAGGTGATCCCGAAGAAGGGTTCTTTGTAATTGATGATTTTAATCGTGCGGGTAAACGTATTATTAATGGTATTATGCAATTACTTCAAGATGGTGGATTAGATTCATGGACATTGCCACCAAAATGGAGTATTATTTTAACAGCGAATCCTGGTGGAGGAAATTATTCTATCACTGAATTAGATGATGCACAATTAACTCGCATGTTTCATATGTCTATGGAGTTTGAAGCTAAATTATGGGCTAAATGGGCATTAAATCATGATATCGATGAACGTGTGGTTAATTTTGTATTAGCTAACCCAGAGACGATTAAAACAGGCGAACTTACTACTCCTAGATCAATTGAATATTTTGCAAATACAATTCGTATATTTTCTGATTTAAAAGAGAATTTAGGTATGGTTAATATTATGGGTGAAGGAGTGTTGGATAAAATTACAGCAACTCAATTTGCCACATTTATTAATAATGACTTAGTTAAATTAGTAACACCAGAAGAGTTATTGAATGCTGAAGATTTTCCTGCATTTATTAAAAGGAAAGTGATAACTCCTTTTGCAACAGGTAGTAATCTTAGAGTTGATATTTTAAATGTTATTACCACTCGTTTATTATATTACTGTACAGATGAATTGAATGGTAAATTGTCTAAGAAACAAATGAATAACATGAAAGCTTTCTTGAAAACTTCTGGTATTCCTAATGATCTTCGTTTAGATATGGGACTAGAAATAATGGCAACAGATAAAATTCAATTACATGGTATTATGGCTGATATAGAAATTGGTAAATTACTTTTAAATAGAATGTAATTAAATGGATGAATTAGAAATATTAGAAGGTGTACTGGATAAGTACACCTTCTTTAGTTATCATGGAGTAAAGAAGCCATTAATGTATTATCATATATATGATAATAGACATTATAGTTTTCAAAAAGCACAACGTACGTTAATTAGTTTATTTGAATATAATCGAATATTTGCATTACCAAAAGAAACATGTACTGCAGATGCAATTAATAACTTAATGCAAATTAAAAAATCATATCCTGAATTGGGTAGACAAATGTTTAGAGGTTTGGAATTAGAATGTGTAATGGATGATGTACTTAAAAAATTAAAAGAATTATGACAGAGAAAGAAAGAAGAAGTCGGTTAGATCAGTTATTTGGTAGTCATTGGTTATATAGATTTAGAGATGGTGGAAGTACACGATGCATGCTTTGGGGAGAAAACGTACCATCAAAACGTATTAATATGTGGTTACCTATAATCAAATCAGGTGATTATTTTTTTGCTAAACAAGATGAACAATCTGACATAGAATTTTATAATTTACGTAAGATTAAAAGTAGTTATCTTGATTTATCTCTTAAAATAGCCGAAGGATTGAAGGAGAAGCATGTTGAGGATACAAATAATTTTTATAACGAACTAGAGGAGATATATGAAGATTTACAAAAAGATAGTACTAATAAATAGTGCTAATATGTTTAGTGATGGTATTTATAATAAGAAAACAATATCTAAGAATCAATTTATTAAACTTGTACAAAGTGCAGAAAATATTAATTCGAGTATTGGATATCAAAGTGTAGCTGATTTAGTTAATTCCTTAACTGATGTTAAAGTTGATGTTTGTCGAGAACGTACAATAATTGGTAATGATGAACTCATTGTAGGTTTAACAATTCCATTTAGATTAAGTGAAAAAAGCAAAAGCCATCGTAGACCAGATGCAGATGATTATATTTATTTCATTGCAGATTATAAAGTTAGTTAAATTAAAATTGAAGAAGGTGATATTCACCGATTTTTAACTAAAAATTTATAATATGAGACCTAAGATTTATAGGTATGAGTACAATGGAAAAGTTTATTACGCAGAAGGTTATGATGAAGTTATTATTAGAGCTACATTAGAAACCTATTTACAAATTATAAAGGATACACTGAAGGTTGGTCGTGCTCCAGATTTCAATACTGAATTGAAATTAATATGGGATAGACGGAATACAACTCATGTACTTACTTTAACTAAAGAACAGACTACAAGTCGTGAACAGTTACAGTTGTTTAAAAGAAAACAACATTGTTTATATGAATTACGTTTGTTATTAAGGGAAGATGTTAACTTTCTAGAAAATGGCCATCAAGGACATGTAATTGCAAATGAAGAAAATGAAGTTAAGTTTTGGAATTGCAAGTATATTAAAGATGATGGCAAGGAAATAGGACATTCAATATGTTACAGTTTTCAAGGTAGTACTGATCCTGATATGACTAATAGAATTTATCGATTTAAAAATTTAGGTACAGCATATAAATATGTACGTAATAATTTAATTAGATTAAAACTTGGAGAAGAGTCATATAATCGCAATATTACTAATTTAGAAGCTTGTGATAGTTTTATTGCAGGATTTGGTTCAGCCGAACTACAAATTGTTCGTGATGAAAATGATGGATATGTTGCAGAGAAAACTCCACCAAAAAAACATAATTTAAAGGATTTTGAAATACCTAAAACATATAAAATATGAAAAAAGAAAACATAACGTATTTCGATTTAGAAACAACTGGATTAAAAATAGATACTATTGGTATTGTATCTATTTATGCAGTTAACTATAAGAAAAAGCGTACAATTGATAGTTTGATTAATCCTCAAATGGTCATCCCAGAAGCAGCAAGTAATGTACATGGTATATCAAAAGAAGATGTAGAAGATAAACCAATCTTTCTCAATCTTGTTAAACCTGTAACTAACTTATTCGAACAAAGTGAATATTTATGTGGATATAATATTTGCAAATATGATGTACCGTTGATGCTTAGTTTATTTACACGAAATAATGTCAATTTGAATTTAAAGAATACAAAGTTTATTGACTTATTTTACATTATTAAAAATGTAATACCAAGTGAAATACTTAAATCATTAGATCGACTTACATTAGAATGTGTACATAAATATTTAATTGGAAAGGATTTAAATGCACATGATGCAAAGAATGATGTTATAGCATGTGTTGATATACTTAAATTATTAAATAAGCAAAGATATCCGTGGCAAGATTATATTTTGTCATATGATGATCTATCTGGAGCAACAATAAGTAATCCAGAATACACAATGAAATTTGGAAAGCACATGGGTCGTACCATTACTGATTTAATTATTAATGAAAGTAGATATATTAAATGGATGAGAAATAACGATCATATTAAGCTTAGTCCAGGATTAATTAACTTAATATCAGAAAATAATGAATAATTTTGAATTATCGGATATGCAGCAAGCATGCTTGTTAATTGTTCGAGCCGGGAAAGACTATGAATTGACCGACAATTGGAAAAAAGTAGTTGACAGTTTGTTATCCCTCGAGTTAATACAATTTAAACCAAATATCAAAGGTGAATTAATGCTAACGATTACAGGGGAAGAGTGTTTAATGAAAGGGGTAATGATTAAATATCCATTACATATAGGAAATGTAGGTAGTTATAATGATGTTGTAAGGAGTATGGAAGAAAGTGCTACTGACGCATTGATTTGTGCTATGATGAATGAACGTTCATTTGACAAGATTCCTAAGAAAACAGCTCGAACATTAGGACAACACCTATTAGATATTAATTTCTACAAGTTGTGGGGAAGTATACTAATTGGCAAGTATCAACAACAATGCAATGAGTCAATGCAGCATTTTCACGGACTTGACAAGAAGTATGAGAAGAAAAGTAAAAATAAACACAACTCTAACAAAGAATAATCATGTTGATATTTATACTGATTATCAGGAAGAAGTAGACTATGAAGGAGAAGCTATTCTACTTGAAAAGATTAGAAGTGGCGATTCGTATTATCTTTATGATGAGAAACTTAAACCAGAAGATGAGAAGGAATATAATGAAGAATCTAAACAACGTATAATTAAATATAATAGATTAATTAATTTCTTTAAAGGTACAAAAACCAAGAAGCCAAGTATTTATTGTAGAAGATTATATCGAGATCTTATTAAATTAAGAAAAGATGAATTGAATGAATTTGGAAAAATGGTAAAAGTCCTCGCTAAATATCGTAAGAAGCATCAAAATTCTATAAAGAGAATTGGTACTGTATTAAATGAATATGATGATTATTATATTATTAGATTTGTACAACAGGACAGAGGAATCTGGCGACCAAGTATATTCTCTTATGAACGATGGAAAGTTAGATTCATAACAGATGGTTTTGGGTGGGAAACAAATTGGACTACAATGCGAAATATTAGAGTCCTTAAATGTTTAAATCCTTCGGAAAGTATGCGTAGATCTCAATTAGTTGAGTTTACTACATATGATAGTATGTCGTCAAGACAGTATGATAGGATTACTCATAAAAGAAAGTATAGAGAAAAACAAGAAAGAAAACAAAATGAGTCCGTTTTCATTAATGATAAAGAAATGGATGAACTTATATTAACTAGATTAAATAAGAAAGAAGATGAATAAAATTAAGCAAGTATTAGATAATCATCATACTACTGAGTATGGTACAACGCATAAAAATTTGTTTGACATTGTCGAGCAATTGAACATTGGAGAATTTGTCAAGATTGAATATAACAAATTACCCAATCGAGAAACTGAATTAGCTCAACTACAAACTGCTATGGATGAAATCGCTGATTTAAAATTAAGTGAGATTAATGGTCCAGGTCATTCTCAAGTAATTGCAAGAGTAATAAAACAACACCAAGGAGAAAATAAAACTGAATACTACAAGCGTGGTAATGATTTCAGAAATGAAAGCGGTTACTTATTATTTCAAGATCAAAATGATCAATGGAAAAGTGTAGATATTAGAAATACCATTAGCATAACAAATATGAAAGGTATTAAATTAACACGTCTTGGTCAATAGAAAAGTTTGGGTATATGATATCGAGACTTTTGGTAACTTTTTTAGTTGTATTTATTATAATATAGATACACATGAAAGACGTGATTTTGTTGTATGTGAATGGCAAGATGATTTAAGTGAGTTTGTTAAATTCACATTAAGCGATGAGATGAAAGGGATGATTGGATTCAATAATATTGGATTCGATTACCCCGTCATCCATAAAATTTTAACTAAACCATATCAGTTTAAAAATAAAACTGGAGATGAGAAAGCTAAAATAATTAAGACAATTGCAAACAAGATTATCGGAAGTGAATTCTGTAGTATTTCTCCAAAGAATACTAGAGTTCCACAGTTAGATTTATTTCTAATTAATCATTTTAATAATCGTGCTAAGATGGTTGGTTTGAAATGGTGTGAGTTTGCAATAAGATGGAAGAATATTCAAGACTTACCATTTGCACATGACCACATGCTTACTGAAGGTCAGATTAAACCTACAATGGAGTATAACTTTAATGATGTACTAGCTACTCACCAGTTATATTTAGAATGTATAGGTAAAATTGAATTAAGAAAGAAAATATCAAAACAATATGGACTATCACTACTTAACGCAAATGATCCTAAGATAGGATCAGAAATATTTGCTAAGATTATATGTGAGAAACAAAATTTAACTTGGGCTCAATTGAGAGATCAACGTACTTACCGTCCAGAAATTGACTTAGGTGAATGTATATTTGACTATGTTGAATTTGAATCTAAGGAGTTCAATGATTTGTTATCATTTTTGAAGAATAAAACAATCACAGAAACTAAAGGTGTATTTAAAGACCTTAAAGTGATACATAAAGGACTTGAGTATGTATATGGTCTTGGTGGTATTCATGGTAATTGTGCACCTGGAGTTTACGAAGCTGATGAAGAATATCATTTAATTGATTGGGATGTTGCTTCTTATTACCCTAATTTGAGTATTAAAAATAATTTATATCCTGAACATTTGGGAGAAGTATTCTGTGAAATTTATGAAGAGATTTATAATACAAGGAGAGCGGCTAAGAAGAGTGGAGATAAGGTTATTGATGCTGGTTTAAAATTGGCATTAAATGGTACATACGGCAAAAGTAATGACCAATATAGTTATTTATATGATCCTAAATTTACTATGTCAATTACTATCAATGGACAATTATTATTGACGATGTTAGCAGAGAAATTTGCAAACATAGCTACTGTGTTACAAGCTAATACAGATGGTATTGTAATAAAAATTCATAAAGATAAATTAGATGAAATGCACGCTATTGTAAAGTGGTGGGAGGATTTGACAAAGTTAGAACTAGAGGATTCGCATTATAGTAAGTTAATTACTAGAGATGTAAATAACTATGCAGCTGTCTATACAAATGGTAAGATTAAGTATAAAGGTACTTTTGAGATAGATAAAGAGATGAAAGGAGAATTACAATATCATAAAGATCATTCTAAAAGAGTAGTATCAATTGCTGTATCTAGATATTTCACTGATGGAATTCCTATTAGAGAAACGATTGAAAATCATTTAACTACAGGAGATTATGGTAAGATAAAAAACCATGGAATATTTGATTTTTGTTTAGCAAAAAAGACTAAGAAAACAGTTAAAGGAATGCCTAAAATGCTTCTTAAAGAAGTAAAAGATGGAGTGATTACTGAAACAGTTTTACAAAAAACTAATCGATATTATATTAGTAATAAGATTGGTGGTCATTTTGTTAAGCGATATGATTGTGGTAGTGAATCTCAAATGGAAGCTAATCCTCAAAAAGGAAGAGCATACAAAGTGAGTATTTTAAATAAATTTGTAGAGCAAGAAGAATGGGATATTAACTATAACTATTATACACGTGAGGCAAATAAGATAATTAATTCTATTGTAGATTTTAACTATAGTTTATTTTAATATGAATAAAACAACAACATCACTGATGGAGTTGGTTAAGTCTGATGATTTAATCTTTACTAAGTTAGCAATTAACTTGGTATCTGAAATGGATATAAAGTATAAATATCAACTCTTATACATGTTAAAAAAGAAACATCCTCCTTTATGTTGGAAGTGTACATTGCATAATAATTGGCCAGATTTACAAAAATTAATTGTAGAACTTGTAGAAAGTAATGAGCTTGATGAATTACCACATACACCCAGTTATTGGGGAGTTTGTTATTTTAACGAAGGAGATGGCGGATGGATTGAAAAATACGTAAGCAATACAGAAGCTACAGAGTTTCCTACGGCACCTTGTTGTGATGATCCATAAATTAATTAAAAATGAAACAAGGATTCGATTTTAGTCCAATAACTAAAGATGTAGAACAAAAGTTATTGACATTCATAAATACTAATGATCCAGTTAATTGGCATATTGCTTTTAAACTGTTAAGAAGTATACATGGTGTTGGTCGAACTACTGCTGAAGAATGGATGTATGTTCAGTTTAAGAAGTATAAGAGTAGTTGGTTTGATTGCGATGAACCTCAGTATTTTTGTGAGAAATATTTTAAAGGTAAACGTAAATTTAGTAATTTTTATTCGTTTATTAATAGTTTTACTATAACAAAAGCTAGACGTAAAGGTATGACTTATGCATATGAACAAACATATAAATGGATATTGGACGGGAAATAAAAACAAAAGATTATGATATATCCACAATTAAAGAAGTTCACACTAAGTGAACGAGAAAACTTGAAGCATCTCATTGATAACAAACACTATAAATTAGGGTTTCAATTAATGAGAGCTAAGTATAGTTTACTTGATGTTAAATTTTATATGTATATGGAATTGAGATGGCCTTTTTGTAAGGAATATAAGACATCTGACAATGCAGGAAATGAAGCTATATTTGCGTTAAGTGAATTTGAAGAATGGGGTATGCTTAGAATCATAAGAAATCATAAAGATTTTGAGCAGCTTTGGAAAAAATATTCATAATCAATGAGTTATGATTACAAGATTAACTATCTTAGTAGGCCAAACTCAATAAAATTGCGTATATTAAGTTACTGAAACGCAATCAAACAAACTAATAATATAAACAATAAATTTAATAAATTGAGTAAATTAGTATGTACTGAAGAGTTTCTGAATGAATTGGTAAAACAATCTATAATAGAACCTCAAGGTGATAATAAATTCATATTGTATACAAAAGCAAACTTGATAGGTGAGTGTTATCCAATTACAATTAATTGTGATTTAAATACTACAGCTGAATCAATATCAATTACAGAGAACAAGAGTAAAAGTCTTGAGGAATGGTACGATCTTATTCGAGTTGAATTTCCTACTAATGCAGGAGCACATCTAAGTATAGATGGACGTAATCTTAGAAGTGGTAATAAGACAAGAATAAAGAAACGTATCCAAACATTGATAGAGGAATCGTACAATATGGAAGCTGTACAAAACGCAGTAAGATACGAAGTCTGGTTTAGAGTTAAAGCTTCACAAGTAAGTGACAATAAATTAGAATTCATGCAGGGTTTAGAAGCCTGGTTAAATAATACTTCTAACGTTGATGCAATGATTGAAAGAAGTATGGAATCAAACGAATATAAGATAGCAATGAATATTCATAATAATGGGGACACACAAGGAACTAAAAGAAAAATTAAACTCTCTTAAGAATAAACCTTTAGGGTTACCACGTATAATGACTCAAGCTCAAGCAGTAATGCAGAATAAAGAGTATATACGTAAGAGAGCTAATGGTGAAATAGTCTTCCTTAATACATGTTATGAACGATTGAATAAAGCTTTAATGTTAGAACCTAACACCATACTGACCCTAAGTGGTTTATCTGGTGCGGGTAATGGTACAATTAATAAATGATTGTAACGTTCTGTTTAAATATTATACCTATATTAAATTATGGGAAAAATAAATGAATTAAAAATTGGAAAAGCTATAATTAAAGGATATGAAGACGGTGAGAGTTGCTCCTCACTTAGTAAGCAATATCCTGTTAGCCGCGCAACTATATCAAAATACTTAAAAAAGAATGGTATAGTTGTTATAAATAAACAAAATCAACAATTAGGATTAAAAAAGAATATCTTTTCAAAAATTGATACTGAAGAAAAAGCTTATTGGTTAGGATTTTTATATGCTGATGGTTACGTAAGTCCAACAGGGAATAAAATTAATCTAACCTTAAAAGAATCTGATAAAACACATATTGAAAATTTTAAAAAATTCTTAGGTAGTGATTGTAAGATTACATATAGATCTAAATTAAATGCTTACAGACTTAGTATAAGATGTAAGCAGATAAGTCAAGATTTAATTTCTTTGGGTTGTGTCCCTAATAAGACATGGTCAATTAATTCTATTCCGAACATACCTAAGAATCTTAAAATAGATTTTATTAGAGGTTATTTTGATGGGGATGGTTGTATCACTTTTGGTAATACAAATAAAGAAGGGAAACGATCTCTTGTAATTAATATAGTTTCTAATAAGTATATGTTAGACGCAATATGTAATTTTCTTAATGAAAAAAGAAATTATTCAAAAAAGAAAGGAACTGATGTAGAAATGGTTCGTTGGTCTGGTATTAAAGCTGCAAAGCTACTAGGATTAATGTATGATCATTCTACTGTTTATTTAGAAAGAAAATTAATAAGGTATAAAATATTTAAACAAAATGGATTTGCCGCTTGGAAAAGCGATTTTCCAAATTATTAGTGGGTAAATACGGTGAAGGGTTTAGCATCCTAATACCGTGGTAACTTAATAGATTAACAACTATTAAGTACCGTAACGCGTAGGTCTTGAAACTGGAAACAGAATATAATAGATCCAAGAGTATCCACCATCTCTAGTAGATGAAAATGTACGCTAAACTGAGTTGGAATTGACCAACTGATGAAAATGAGGGAAACTTCCAGAGTATGAGATAAAAAGCTCATAGATAATAACAATTTGAAATCAACATTGAGTAAAAGAATATCAAATAGTATTCATAAGAATTTAATAGATGCTGGTCAAAAGAGCATAGGATTAAGTTTTAACTTTGAAATGTTAGCGCAAAAAACAATTGGTAGAGAGATTGCTAATATGAGTAAAATCACATTACAAGAACTGTATTCAAGTGAACATCCGTTAGCGGCAAGTAGGATGGAATATGTATTCAATAAGTTTCATAGTCAATTATTTGATTATCCTTTATTATATGTAGAAGAACCACAAACTCACAAAGTTATTGGTGAAACTGTATATTATTATTGGAAAGAATTATGTAAGGACGGTGAGTACTTAGTTGTAGAAATTGATCATGCTGTTATTATTAAAGGTGATAATCAAAAAGATAAGATTGATCAATTAATGGCAACATTAAATGGTGTGAAGAAGAAGATTTCATATGAAGGAGGAAGTGTATTTTTCATTTTACTTTCTCAAATGAATAGAGAGATTAAAAAACCAGAAAGAATACAAATTCCAAGTATGCAATATCCTAATTCAAGTGATTTATTTGGTGCTTCAAGTATGGAGCAGTATTCAGATTATATAATGTTCACTCACATGCCCAGCAAATTGAATTTAAAGTCCTATACAGACCACAACTTTCCAATTAGATTGGAACACAAGGGTGAAGATATTGACTTCATATACTGGCATATAGTGAAGAATAGAGAAGGAATACCAGATCAAATTATACCGATGTTAAATAACTTAAAGTATTTTGACTTTGTCGAAATTGATTTAGTTGAATTTGAAGATTATTGCGATCAGTTTAAGAATACAGGAAGATGTATTAAAAAATAACGAATATTTATCACTATGATAAATTAAATTAAGTGAATAAAGACAAGCAATTAATTGTAATCGATACGGACGACATGTTCCAACGCGCACAAATAATGATTGACAAGAATTTAATACCAGCTGGTATTAAAAAAGCAGAAGACGTAGTAGTAATTGTAAATAAAGGTGCCCAGTTAGGTATGGATCCTTTAACAGCAGTTAACTCTATGCATTTAATTCAAGGCAATGTAGCTTTAAAATCATCAGTTATTCCAGGACTTCTTGCAAAAGCAGGAATTGGAGTTGAATTGATTAAAGATATGGAACCTGTAATGAAGAGAACTCCTGCTTATTTACGAGGAGAAGATGGTAAAATCTTACCAGCGGATGAAGAAGGTGTTTTCAAATACTATAAAGATCCAGAAGGTAATGTTGCGTATAAAGATGAACAAGTTAAAGTTAACGATCATCCTGAATTTGTAACAACTATAAGATTTTCTAGATACTTTAAAGATATGCAGAAGACTATATCTTCAGATTATTCTTTCTATTGGTCAGATGCTGTTAAAGCAAAATGGACAGGTAAGGATAATTGGAAGAAATTACCTCGTTTCATGATGTATGCACGATGTGTAGTACGTGGAGCGAGAGGAGTTGCATCAGATGTAATTGGTGGATTATATGATACCCATGAAGTAGTAGAGTTTACTAGAGCTGAGTATGATATTGACGCAAATAACGATGCTATTCCAATTAATTAAAAAAATAACAAACAACTATAAATTATTTAAATAAAACATTAATGTTAGATTTAACTAGAGTAAAATCAGAAACAATAACTATCGTTCAACAAGACAAGTATCCGAACGAACCTGTATTAACTACACTTCCAGTTGTAGACGGCAAACGTCCAACAATTAAACTTAATCGTAAAGCTATGGAAGTTTTAGGTGTAAGCGATGCTGCTAATCGTTTAATTATGTTTCCTGAATACAACATTTCACAAACTGAAGATGTTGAATATGATTCAGTTATTGGTATTGTAAAAGATATTACAGTAAAAGGACCTAAAAAACAACACAAAAGTTATCAAATCCACACAGCAACACGTTGTGTGAAAAGTACTGATATTCATAATACAATTTGTAACTTATTTGAAGTATCAAATACAGAATCAAATGAATTTAATATCACAGGTATTGATGGATTAACTGGAGCATATGTATTGAATCATATGCCTAACGTATCAACTGATGATACAATTGACGTTGAAGTAGAATTCAACAAAGGAGAGACTGTTGACATTGTACAACAGTAGAGATAAAATTAAAAATAACGAAGATTATTGATATATAATAATTATATTAATGAGATCAACTAACAGAACTAAAGAAAGTTCAGAAAGAGCACAAATCAATTATAAAGCAACATTTACAGGTGGAGTATATGCAACTCCAATCATGTTTAATCCTAACGCAGATGACTTGCGTAGAATTAAAGAGATCCCTGCACAATACGATGTTAAAGAACCTAATTACCTTCGTGTAATTAAAGAGAATGACTATCGCGTTGTTTCATTGCTTTGTAAATTTAACCCAAATACTACATTGAAACTTAAACAACCAGTTTATAGTGATGAAGTATTCGTAGATTATAAAATCTACATTTCTAACCGTCCAGTGGTTGGAAAGACATCTGGTAAAACACAAATTATCGATGCGCATAATCAAAATGGATGGATCCTTTTATCAGGTAAAGCATCAATGGAGAAGCAAGTATTGAAGGCTCAGGCTGAAGATTCTGCTTATTCAGAAAAAGATCCTCTACGTCGTATTAATGCTGCTACAGCACGTGTTGCTCGTCAAGGAGAAGTAGCTTTATATGATTTGGTATTTAGAATGTCTACTTTGGACAGACACCGCATTGATGAAGATGATGCTAAATCAACTCGTCTTGATGATTTTGTATTGGGCGAAGATCCAACTGAAGTAATCGATAATATTTTCAACGGTGAGTATACTGCATTAAACATGTTAATGGCTGATAGCGGTCAAGACTTTGAAGGTAAAGAGTATTTTACTAAAGATGGAGCCAACAACCCATTAGGATTATTCTTAGGAGTACGTCCTAACCAAGATGGTGATAAAATCTATCACGATGTTTTAGCTCCATTTACAGTATTTCCTGTTGGATTTGAAGCAACATTCCGTATAACTGATCGTACTAATAACTATGATGATGTTATAGTAGCAGGAAGTAAATTGGGAGAATCTAAATTGAGCAAGAAAGCTGTAGAGCACTTGACTCATGAAGAGTATCCATGGAAATCTTTCTGGGGTAATTCATTAAGTTTCCAAGAAGTAACAATAGATGATCTTCCAAGTGAAGGTGAAACTAAAGTTGAGGAGCCAACAAATGATGACGTACCATTTTAGATGATAAGAAACAATGGGACTACGTAAAGGAATCCCATTGTTTTGTATAAAGACGCAAAGAAATTATATTACACTGTAGTATAATTTCTTTTGTATCTTGAGAAACTATTCAGTAGAGAATTAAGATAATCAAAAGTGTGGACATAATAGAACGGAATGAATGATTTTAAAACAAGATATTCTGTCAGTAACGACAGAAAAGCAGATAATGGAACACTATTGGGGTGAACATCTAACTGATAATAAAGCAATGTATAAAAATCCTATGCGCCAAGATGGAAATGGAACATGTTTCTTTAAATGGTATGGACAAAAATACATCTTTGTAGATAGAGCCCGAGGAATAGACGCCAACTTTGATTGTTTCAAATATGTCATGTGGATTCATGATTGTAATTTCTATGAAGCAATGATTAGAATTAATAATGATATGGTATTAAATGCTGTTTCGAAAGTATTGAAACCTCAAAGAGATGTTTCAGTAAAAAAGAAATACAAGAAGCCAAGTGTTAATTTTAAAATTAAACTAAGGAATTGGAATCAAGATGATATTGACTATTGGAAACAATATCATATTACAATTGAAAATGTAAGTAAAGTAGCTAGACCAGTAAATTCATATATGTCTAATGCTGGATCAGTTAGTTTTAAATTGAAATATAGATATAAATCTACAGATCCATGTTATATGTATTCGTTTAATAAATCTAATAAGGTTAAATTATATCAACCATATTCTGATTATAATAAATGGAAATCTAATACTTGCATTAATAACATCTTTGGTTATAAGCAACTTCCTCATTTTGGTGATGATTTGTATATAGTTAGTGGTGGTAAAGATATGCTATGTATGTGGGAAATGGGTTATAATGCAGTAGCTCCTCAGAGTGAAAGTATTCGTATTCCATCGCATATAATGAAGGATTTAAAATCAAGATTTAGAAACATCTATTATTTATATGATAATGATCCAACAGGAATTGAAATGTCAACTAAATTTGCTGAAGAAGACCAAATAAACAATATAATACTTCCTACAGAAAACATCTGGATCTATAAAGATGTAGCTGAATTCTGTCAAGGAATGGGACTAATTAATACCAAAACAATAATTGAAAATGTCAGACGACAAAATCAAAGAGATGCCGTTAACTACAGCACAACCTCAACCTGAAGTAGAAGGACCTGTACAAGGGGAAACAAAAGAACAGCTTCCAACAATGCAAGAATTAGCTGAAAGAATGAATCATGAATTTAGTTTAATTCGTGTTCGTGCTGCAGCCATAGGATTGAAGAAAGAAAAATTAGACATTCTTACCGATATTCTAAAATCAGAGATTAATTTAACTGATGAAAAGAAAGAAGAAATGCGTGTTGAACTTATTAGCCTTGCGGAATCTATTTTAGCAATCGTAACGTAATGAATAAGATAGAACTTAATGATAACTATATTAATAAAATAATTACTGGAGAATCAGATGTGCTTAAATTAGCATATCAAGAAGATTTAGGTGATTCACGTTGGTTAATAGTTATAGAAGATCAAAGTGGAGAATACTTTCAAGGTATTGTTCTACAAAAATCCGAGTATAAATATGTAATTGAAGGAGATACAGAATTCGAAAGAGTTTATCCTATTAAGGACGTAAGTACTGGGAAAATCGTAAAGATTAAAGAGAGTGAAAATCATCCACCGGGTGAATAATATAACTCAATTGAAACATAGCCGATACATTAATTTGTATCGGCTTTTTTATTATTAAAAACAATATAATATGAAGTTAAAAAAATTATATAGAAAGGCTAAACCTGGAAAGGAAGTCTATGTGCAAATGTATACTCGTAAGACAAAGGGTATAAATGAATACACTATGTTCACTGAAACAGGAACAGTGGGCAATGAAGTTAATTCTAAGACTAGTAAAGTCGTAGTTAGAGAAGGAAAGAATTTAGGTAGGAAGAATGCTACAACAGCAAAGCAACAAGCTGAGAAAGAGCTTGTTAGTCGTCATACCAAATTGTTTGCTAAAGGATATAAGTTGAATTTAGCTTATGTTAAATCTACTACGTACAATACATTTAAGGATTTGAGTGACATGCCGATGTTATTGAATCCTTATAAAGAAGCTAGTGGTCCATTTAAACCTGGATTTGCACAGAGAAAGTATGATGGTTGTAGAAACTTTGCTGAACGTTATAATGGCCTCGTGAGAAACAAATCTCGTGAAGGTAAAATATTTAATCTACAACATATTCTTGATTCTGTTACAGAAATGCATGATAAACAATTGGATGAAACATTCGATGGTGAATTGTATTTGCATGGAGTAGCATTACAAGACATTGGTAGTATGGTTAAGAGTAATGATCCAAATGAAAAATTGGAGTATCATATTTATGATATAGCAATCCCCGGATTAACATTCACTCAACGTCGTAGTTTATTACTTGCATTAGATGTAAGTAATTTACCTAACATTAAAGTTGATGTTGGAACACCTATTAATACTCATGCAGAGTTGATAGCATTCCATAAAGAATCACTTGAGTTAGGTTTTGAAGGGACTATCTTTTGTGACCCTAATTCTATGTATGATTTTGGCTTCAGAACATCTGGTAAAAAGAAAATAAAACCACGTGTAACTGATGAATTCAAGTGTATTGATCATTACTGGAATAAAGGTAAGATGGCTCTACAGTCTACATTAATTTGTGAGACTAAAGACGGCGAAAAATTCCATGTAAAATTGAAAGGTACAAGTGCTCAACGTGAAAAATGGGCAGCCGAGTTCGATGACAAAGTCAAAGGACAAATGATTACGGTTGAGTATCGTAAACTTTCAAATAAGAAAGTACCACTTGAAGCTGTTGGTATCGCGGTAAGAGATTATGAATAATAAATTACAGAGTAAAATAAACTTTAATTTCGATTCTGATGAAGAAAGATACTTCTATGATTGGTTGGTTGAATTATATGACCAAGGTTATATAGATTGGATATGGTCTGAAAAGAAAACATATTTGATTACTAATGAAGTGCGCTCCGCGCGTGTAGCACAATTGAAAACCAAACAAAAGAAAGAAAGATTTATACTTACCAAGAAACGAAATTATACACCAGACTTTATATTTAAGTTTAACAAGAAAGCATATAAGAAACTCTATCATGATAAGAAGGGCGGCTATGAAGGTCGCCCTTTCTTTTATTGTAATAACAATAGAGGTGTTATATACATTGATGTCAAGGGAGCGTTTGGGCGCGGACTTACTAGTTCAGCTACATTCCCTGATCGTCAGTCATTAATGTGTCAACGATTCAATATTTATGTGCAAAAGGTTATACCTTATGCAACTAAACCGAAGAAAGAGACACTGTTTTTGAAGACATTCACACCAAGGTCTATGATCGTGGAAAGTGTGTACAAGAAGACAACATTGGACCGCAAAACCGGAAAGGTTAAGTGGACCAAAGGTGATTCTAAATTAAAATATAAAGTAACAACAGTAAAACAATTTTTATGTTAGAGACAACAAGATTAGCTATAGATAGTAGTTCAATGGCTTTTATACATGGAAACAAGAAGAATTGCCGAGAGACTATTTATGAACATCTTGGTAGTCTATGCAAGCAGTTTCAAACAGATGAATTTAATTTCATCTCAGAGGATAGTAATAGTAACTTTAGAAATGATATAGCGGTAAGTCATGAGTATAAAGGGCAACGTCGTACACCTGAAAAGAAAGCATTAATAGCTAGTTATTTACCTTACCTAAGCGATTGCTTTCGTGAGATAAATTCTACATTTAAAGCAACAACTTATTTGGGTGTGGAAAATGATGACGTTATTTCTATATTAGCTACAAGATTAAATAATGTTATAATGTGTGCAAATGATAGAGACTATCTTGCTACACCAGGAATATATTATAACATAAAGACGAATAAAACAACAGTTATTAGATATCCTGGAAAAATATCATTAACTAGTAAGAATAAAATACATGCAACTGGATATTTCCAAACGTATGCACAATTGTTAAAAGGTAGTCCGAAAGAGAACTACAAAGGAGTGGAAGGAATGGGAGATGTGAGTACTTATGATGTACTTAAAAACTTGACAACAGAAGAGGAAATGAAACAAGTCTGTACTCAATTATTTGTTGATCGTTATGGTATTGAAGAAGGTATTAAAAAGCTCGAAGAAGGATTCAGATTGAGTTGGATTCTGACACATAATGAGAGCTTGGTAACACCGAAACCAATAAAGTTTTCAGAATTAAATTTCTAAGAATTAATGACAATAAATACAGATATTAAAAATGTAGACTTAACTAAGTTTGCAAAGTACATTTTCTTTATTGAACAGTCTTTATATTTTCCATTAGCTATTCAGGAAGCAGTTCAGAAGTTAGAGCCTAATTTGGCTGAAACTTTTAAACCGTTGAATGTTTATGTTGATGATGAAAACATTAAAGATTATAGTATCAATGCAGAAGTTGAACAAGAAGAACCTAATTTTATATTCTTTATCACTTGTGATACAAGAAATCCACGATTTAAATATCAATTAGACGTATTGAGAGATCATAAACGATTTATCGATTGTTATCAATACCAAGATATTAATTCAAATATAGCAGTAATTAGATTTAAAGTAACCATTAAACAACGGGTTATAAAAATGATTGAATCTAATTATAGTGAAATGTATCAAGAGCAAGAACGTAAGTCAATTGTTAATAACTCTACAGTTCAAGCTATTTATACTGCGTGGAATCCTGAAACAAAATTAGATGAGTTTGATGATTCTATTCATATTCTTCTCAGAAGTGATGAGATGTTGAATAGACTTATAGATAAATTTAATATAACAGACAGTAGTACTATTGATGTCATGGCAAGACAAGAATTTGATAGTAAGTATTACGTCGAACAAGAAACATTAAGATTTACTGATGAATTAATATCAGCATGAAAATAAGATTAGATGGTGAGGAATTCACTATTAAAAAAGGAGAATGGGTACAAACCGTTTACGGGAATGGAGAAGTAATAAATACTGATGAAGTGTATGGAACTTTAACTTTCGATCGTTTGGGAGATGAAGTAAAAGTAACCGTAGAGCAAATACTTAAGGTTGGTGCGAATACGCATGATTTTACAACTACTATTACAACTGACTCTTTAAGTAAATTCCTAGATGAGAATCCTCCTGAAGAAAAAGCAATGAAAGAATATAGTAAAGATGGGGTTGAAAAACCTCGTCTTTCTCTAATTCCACAGAATGCAATTGTAGAAGTAGCAAACGTATTTAGTTACGGAGCTAAGAAATACAATGCATATAACTTCTCAAAAGGAGCAAATAAAACAACGTATACCGATGCTGCACAACGTCATATCAATCGATATTTATTGAATGAAGACATTGATGTAGAATCAAATTTAAATCACCTAGCACATGCTATATCGTGTTTACTGATGTTATTAGATAATGACATTATTGGATGTAGTATTGATGATAGGAATAAACATTATGGATAATGAAAACATTTATAGTACATTATTACGTAGGAGAGGATAGATATTGGATTGAAATAGAAGCGGATAATAAAGATGAAGCAACACACATATTTTTTGATAGTATTGGAATAGTAAAAATAACAAAAGAAAATGAATAAAGATGCAATAGGACAAGAAGTAGTAATAGGTGATACTGTTACTTTTATTGCCCCAAGAATTAGAAGTTTACAAAAAGGAATAGTCAAGGCATTCACACCTCGTGGATTTAGAATAGAACATACGGCTAATCGTACAATATTAGCTAGACCAACCGAATATGTAGTTAAATTAAAATAAATATATGTATATATGTGTAGATATGGATGGAACGTGTGTAAAGCATACCAAGCCATTATCAGTAAGTATAACTATTCCTAATTCTGTTGAAGTACTCCAAGAATTAGTAGAAGCAGGACATCATTTACTTTTGTTTACAATGCGATCTAATAAGGATGGTATTATGTATTTACAAGATGCAGTACAATGGTTTAAAGATAATGATATTAAATTAAGTGGAGTACAACGAAACCCAATGCAATGGAAGTGGACAGAGAGTCCAAAATGTTATGGTAGTCTTTATATTGATGATGCGGCATTAGGATGTCCATTATTACAAGGAGATGATGATCATAGACCTTATGTTGATTGGATAAAAATACGAGAATTATTAGTTGAGCAAAATGTACTATGATAAATAAACAGAAACAAAAGTTAACTGAAGATTGGTTTGAAGATGATCAATTAATTTGGTTACATGGTGCTTTTACAGGAGCATATAATAAGACTACTGTTAAAAAGATGTTAGATGATTTGAAAATGAAATGGACTATTAAATATAGTCCTGATGTAACTAGAATCATTACAAAGACATGGAGGGGTGGGATATTTAATTATCCTAAATCTTATACATCAGTAGAAGATAATCAATATCGTAAAATAGGTCAATCTAATATATATAATCCAAATGAATTTGCTTTATTACTTAAGAATGTAAATAGTAGAGATATGAGTGAATACTCACGTCAAATTATAGACTTATTGAAGACTATGGATAAAGTAAAAGTTAAGTTAGCTATTACATTAATTGGCGATGCAATGTTAGAAGATAAATGGATTCCATGGTTGTTAATCAATAAAAATAATGGTACAAGACTACTATTATCTAATAATAACATAGGTCCTGGTAATTGGCATGTTAGTAATACTAAATATAATTTTAGAGTTGCTTGTAACGATCTAAAATATAGATTGAAAATACCAAGTACTTATATGGATGAATTTTTAGTTGAATTTTATAATAATACAAAATAATGAAAATTGAATTTAAAAGATTACACCCTCTATTTAAAATACCAACAAAAGCAACTAAGTTAGCTTGTGGTTTTGATGTGGTTGTGACTGAAATAGAATATAAATCACCAAGTAAAGTATATTGCAAATTAGGTTTTGCAGCTAAGTTACCTGATGATTATAAACTAGAATTAGTACCAAGAAGTAGTTTAACTAAAACTAATTGGGTTATGAACAATAGTCCAGGCCAAGGTGATGCAGATTATCCTGGTGAATATCAAATGAGATTTACATGTATTCCTAGTGGAATTATTAAAGCTTTCCATGAAAAAAGAAATGACGAATACAAATTGACATATCATGATTTCCCTTATGAAATAGGAGATAGAGTAGGTCAAGTGTTTGCAACTAAAGTTGAACAAACTGATTGGATAGAAGTAGAAGAATTAAAATATAATTCAGATCGTGAAGGTGGATTCGGAAGTACAGGAAAATAAAATAACGAATATTGTCTAACTCATAAATATAATATGAGATATTGTAAAAAGACAAAAGAAATCATAAAGAGTGCATACATATCAGCAACAATCGTAGAGATACAGCAAATTATTAACTTTGCAGGTCTTAGGAGACGATCTAAAGCTAGTATTAAGCGTTATGTAGATGATTTAATAGTACAAGATCAAAAGAGAGAAAAACGACGTAAGAAGATGGAAATATGGGCTCTAGCAAATCCAATTAAGTATAGAGCTAGAACATTAATTGCAGGAGCTAAAGCACGAGCTAAAGCACGAGGAAATGATTTTGACTTAACAGAAGAATGGGTAATTAATAAATTAAAGAATGGAATGTGTGAAATCACAACAACATCTTTCTTTATTAAACCTTATTCACGGAGATCAGAATATAAACGAGTACATCCACATAGTCCATCATTGGATCAAATAGCTCCAAGTGGTGGATACACAATGGACAACGTACAAGTTGTATGTGATCAAGTAAATAAATTTAAAGGAGATAGGCATACTTCATCAATGGTGGAGATTGCACAAAACTTTCTTAGCGAATATACAAGGCGAAACACACCTATTATTAAGTCAACTTAGGCTAAGTAAAGGATTCGTACGTTTTTAAGCTATTGTTTCGATAATTATAAGGTAAAGTATTATATTTGTAAAGTTACAAATAGTAACTAAGCAAAAATAATACTTTATTTTTTATATAATATACAATAATGGCAATAATTAAAGGTGTAACATCAGCTAAAGTAAGTGAAGTAACTCCATATGTCGAAGACATAACAAGTATGAAAGAGGGCATTGTCGCGAGGGATACTCGCGCTAATGAACTAAGAGACATGATAGCTAAAAGTAAAGCAGCCATGTTAAAACAAACTCGTGATCATAATGATGATTTTGAGTTAGCACAACAATTAGAAAAAGGTTTTAGTACAGATGTATCATCAATGGTTGATGCAGCTGATAGAGATTATTCTAGCATAAATAGAGATCAATTTCAAACATTAGCAACTGAATGGGCAGGAAAAACAGATTTTAGAATATTATCTGAAGCTAAAAGAAATGCAGATGAAGCTATTATGATTAAACAAAAAATAGAATCAGCAAATGGTACAGTATCTTATTTTGGCGATCCAACTTATAATCCTTTAAGTGGTTCATTACGTTTAGATGATGGTTCTGCTCGTAAATTTACTGGTAATTGGGGAATGGAAAAAACTTTGGATCATTCCCAAGCAGCTAAAAGATTATTCGATGAAATAGGTAAAACAATAAGTGGTAAGTCATGGTATGCAAAAGATCCTAACTTTACAAAACTACCTGATAAGAAATTAGCAGATGGAACTTCTGTCCCTGATTGGGTTGCATATTGGCAAAAACATTCTAAAAAAGATTCAGATAATTGGACTCAAGTAGATCATATTATTAAAGGTGCATTAGATGGATTTATTAAAGATAGTGAAGGAAGTCAATATTATAGACTTCAAAAAGATCATGCATTGTATAAATTAGGTAAAAGTGAACAAGAAGCAATAGATTATGCTCGTCAGAAAACTCAAGATCTTATATTTACATATGGTCAATCTGAAAAAACTGATTTACACACTACAGATGTTACTAGACAAAAAATGGCTCAAAATTCTGATCAAGCAGAAAGACCTGCTAAAAGTGGAAATAACGGAGCAGGAACAGACACAGAATCAAGACCACCTGTTGTTAGGACATATACTAGTTCTATTTCTAGTCATGGAGTTGATGGTACAAAATCACAAGAAAGTGATATGATAGATAAATATAGAAATATTCATGCAGAAGCTGATTTAGTGGGAGTTACTGCAGACTTACAAACTGATGGATTTTCTTATACAACTATAGATAATAATCATGCATTGGTAAATTCTGTTATGAGTACTACTAATCGTGGCGAAGGGGGTGGTACAGCTGACATTCCTGAAGGTGAAGGTGAATTACAAAGTTTAGGTGCAGTAGGAGAAGATTATAAATCTAATTCAGCTGTTATATTCTTTAAGAAAAATGATAAAACTAAAGGTTGGGAGAATACAACAACGGCTAATTATGAAAATTTTGATGCTAAAGATGGTATGATTAAACTTCCTGGTGAGCCTGATGAAAATGGCAATCCTACATTTGAAACGAAAAGTGCTGAAACTTTAGTAGAGCAATTAGGAGATGATTTATTTTTAAGAAGTGAACTTGTAACAGCATCAGAAGGATTAGAAGATGTAATGAAAAATGATTTAGCGTGGTCAGCTACTGTGGCTGGAGATGGAAGTAAGGGCGATAAGAGTTTATCTACATTTAGTGTAAATAGATATGATGGTGAGATTACTATTAATCCATTATTATACAATTTAGAAGAATTGTATACTAAAAAATTAGCTGACGTCAATCCAGGTGGAGCAACTAAAATATTATATGAAGCTAAGCTATTAAAGATTCAATCTAAAATAGAAAATGCTAAAAAATTACAAGCACGCAAAGCAGCCAAATTTGATGGTATTACTAAAAAAGTACTTCTTAATAATGAACATGCTAAAATATTAAAAGAGAATTTTGTAGCGATAGGTCAACAATTTGGATTTGGTATTGAAACTGTTGAAGAAATAATTGAAGGAACAGAAGGGGAAGAATCAAGTAAATTTAAAACTAACGTAATTGAATCTACTAAAAAAGCATCTGAAGTAATCGGTTTAACTTCTCTTATTGATAATATGATTGCCGAAAATGATGCTAATTTAACAAAAGATGGTAATGGTGATTTATTATTTACTGAAGAGGAAAGTAAAAATCACATACTTAAATTAAAAACTATATGGGCTAATCATCGAGAAAAAATAGTAAAAGGCGAATATAAAAGTTCAGATTTAGGTCCTCATGAGGTTGGGGTAGATCGAAAACATCAAGGATTGAGATATGGTTTAAGCGCACCATTAAAAGATGAAATTGATAAAGATCCGGAGTTAACTAAATTCTTACAAACATATACAGGCAATAACCCTTTATTTAATTCTAAAAATCATGCTAAATTATATCATAGTATTTTAGTTGAATCAAAAGCTTTCGATCCTCCTTATGAGCGAGGTACCGCCGGAGATGCAACACCTCATAGTTATTCAATAAAAAATGGATATGCTATATTGAATGAAGATGTTATTAAAAATTATAAAACAACTTATAAAACTGAATTAAGTAATAGATTTAATACTCAAGTTGGAGATATTGAAGGTTTTGTGGATGCAGTAGAATCAATGAATGATATAATTGAAAATACTTCAGTTACGCTATATAGAACTTCGACAGCGAATACTAAAGATGCAGAATATGCAGAGAAAACTAAAGAAGAAAAGCAAATAATGGGCTCTCGAGGAATGTTGGGTGATGAGCGTACAACTAGACGTGCAGCAAATTTTAGAAATAGTAAAGATGAAAACTTCCAAGAGCAACATTTAAAAAATCAGATAGAGAAACAATGGGAAACGTTAAAAGAAGACGGTAAAACCATGTCGTATCAAGATTACGAAAAGACAGAATTAGATAAAGCGTATAAAGGAATTAGATATGAAGCAGATGAATTAGGTGGCTTAATGGTTGCTCATTATGAATATATTGATGAGAACAATAAGAAATGGTTCTTTGAACATGATGCTCCATTAGATAAATATAGTGCTGTTAAATTCTTTGGAGTACCAATGCAATATTATACAACAGGTAAACAATTAAAAGATGGTTTGAAAAAGAATAGACGATTGTATGCTGATATAGATAATTATGGAAATCATCCTCAAACTAGAGTACATAAAGCTAATGCAAACATAGGCAAAGGTGAAAGTCAAGTTAAAAATGGACAATATTATGTATTATATAAAGGTAATTCATTGGGTGAAGATCCTAATGCAGGATCTGTAGATTATGGTATTAATGAAGAAGGAATTAGTAGACATGCTTTTGAAACTGTTGATGATTTCTTTGCATATCAAGATAAGAAATACCCTAGAGAAAGACAAGTATCAGAATCTTTAGTTAATCAAATAACTCAATTAGATAATGGTGCAGATGTAGAATATGTATTTCCAAAAGGAAGTATATTCCGAGATAAAACTAAATATCCTACTCCACAATCTGTTAGGAATGCATTAAATTCAATGTTAGAAAAAACATTAACAGGTGGAACTACAGTAACTGGGGGAAAGATTAATGCCAGTTCTACAATTGAAGATTTAACTACTACTGGCGTGGTTTCAAAAAATAATGAAACAGGTTTTTATCAAATAGATGCGACGACATTTGATAATATGAATATTGAAGATCAAGCAAATTTAGGATTAAAATTTAATGAGGAGTTAGTTAATGAAACTTGGTATACTGATACTGATGGTCATAAATATTTAACAGATCCAAAGAATTTAGTAGATATAACAAACTTAAATAATATCCGATCACAAAGTAAAATGAAAGCTACACCTGCAATTCAAACTTTTATTAAAAACACTGATGATTTATTAAGTAGTATTATTAATGGCAATATTCCACAAAATATGAAACCTACTGATTTTAAAATGTTCCAAGGTTTATCATCTAATGATAAGATGATATTAACAAGTGTATTAAGATCATTACAAGATAATACAAGAGCTTATAGAAATAGACTAGATGAATTAACTAGAAGTCCTCATATGAGAGGTAATTCAGTTGATATAAAAACCAGTGGTGAAGCAGGTAGAGTAGGGAAAGCATTATGGGGATTTTTTAATACGTATTCGGGGAATATGTTTTTAAAAGAAAATGGAATGAATGCATTATATCACGATGCGGGAACAGGATTGCATATAGATGTATCTGTGGCAACTGAGTCAAGACCTGCAGGAGAAACAATAGATCATTCACAAAAAGACAAATCGTAATTTAATTAAAATATAATTTATTAATTAATGAATCCAGAAGAAGAAGCATATTTAGAAAATTTATATAATTCTAGTGCTCAACAACAATATCAAAACACCTTAGTAAAGGATGTTAAAAAAAGACAAAAAGCAACAAATGATTTTGATTACTATCGTGACCAATATGATCAAGATAAGAATCTATATGATCAATCTGCACAAACAACTTATGATTGGGATGCTAAAGAAGAAGCTGATCGACTAGGGGCTGTATATACTCCAGGTGGAATATATAATGAAGACAACTTGTGGGAGAAACAAGGTGGATGGGAACAAACTAAAAATGCAGGAAATAGAATTTTTTGGAATACTATTTTTGACACTATTGGTGGTGCAGCTGCTATTGTTGATTTACCAGGTTATTATGATCCTAATAGTGGAGTATTAACTGATGTAGTTAAGTGGGCAGCTGAGAAGAAAGCAGAAACTAATGATCAATATAAGATACATCAGAAAGCAGGAGCAGGCATGTTAGGTCCTGGAATGGCTTCATGGTGGATGGAAAATGGTTCATCATTAATATCTAGTGCATTATCTTTTGTTGCACAAGGAGGTGGAGTTGCAAGTACAATTGGAAAAGGAATGCAAGGTATTAAATGGCTGAAGAGTTTACGTAAAATTGATAAACTTGACGATTTAACACGTAGAGGTGTTGAAACTGCAACTGGATTAACTAAGAGTGGTATGGGTCGAACAGGTACACAAGTTGGAATGGAAATGAAAGCAGCTGACTTTGGCCGTAATTTAGTATCATCAACAGCATTAACTCAATCTGCTGCAATTATGAGTGCCACCGAAGTATATGGTAGTACTTATGATAAAGCTAAAGGAATGGGTTATGGAGAAGAATATGCTAAGCAAGTGGCTGCACAAGCAGCATCAACAACTGTAAATGCAAGTAGAGCTAATATTATATTGAATATGACATCTGCTAATAGATTTCTTGCTGGCACTAAGAATTTAAAAGGATTTAAACCTGAAAAATTCTTACCATCATTAAAAGATAAGACACTTGGTTCAGGATTAAAAGAAGGATTACAAGAAGTTGCTGAAGAAAATGTAGAATTAATTGCACAAAAGCAAGCTGAAGGAGAAGCTGCATTAGCATTAGAAAGCGGTAGAAAATCTAGAGGAATAATAGAAGGTGGATTACCTTTATTAACAGGTAATGTATATGGTGATGCAACATGGAAAGATATAAGAGAAGCATCTGTACTAGGATTAGCAGGTGGTATGGCTCAAACTGGAGCAACTGATCTATTTCATAGATTGGGTTCGGAAAAATCATTTGGTGGTAAAACTAAACGTTTTGGAAAGGCTGTACAAGAGAAACAAAAAAGTACGGAGTATTATCCTGATGGAACTGTTAAACATTATGCAGGAGATGGTGTATATGAATTAGAAGATGTAATGGTTGAGAATGAAGATGGTGAAATGGTTCAAGATATGATTGAATCTAATATTACAACTTTAGATGAGAAAGGAGAAAAAGTAAAACAACCTGCAGAAGCACGTCAGAAAGTTAAACTTGATAGTAAAGGAAATCCTGTTCCTGTAATGACAAAAAGTGTTTATTCTAAAAAGGAAATTGAAGCAAATGAATTTAAAGAAGTAGACGATAGATTAAAAGCATTCAAGTCTAATATAGAAAAGAATGCACGTGTATTAGGTACAGCAAAATATCAAGCCCAAATAGGTAGAACTATATCTGATATTAATGATGTTATTGACAATGGTAAAGAAACTCTTAATAAAGAACAAAAAGAAAGTATTGTTGCAGGCTGGGCTGCATTAGAAGTGGTTAATTCAGGAGGAATTGATCTTGATACTGAAGCAGGTAAAAAAGCTTTAGATACAAAAAAGAAAGAACTTTCTGAGCAGTTCGATAATATGAACGAACAAGAACTTCGTAAAAAGCAGGATGAATTATTAGAATTCTCATTAGCTCGTACTGCAATGGAATCATTCGAAAGTAATACTAAAGATCATTTAATGGCTCAATTAAATGAAATGAAAAATCTTACTCCTGAACAAGCTATGGAAGCAGGATATGATGAAAATTATAAAGAACGTGCTGATGAAGCCATGACTAAAGTAGATGAATACTACGATCGTTGGATGGAATACAATAGTAAACGTTCTGGTAATGTTGCTCGTGCTTTATTTAAAAATAGAATGAGTTATGATATTTTGACTGAAGATATTAAAAACTTAGAAGAAAAATCTAAGAAAGTACATGATGCAGAAATAGCTACACAAGCTCAATCAGAAGATATAGATTTAACTGAAATAGATGAAGATGGAGTATCTACTAAAGCTAAGTATGATGAAGCATTTAAGATTGAAAAAGAAAAGAATAAAATACTTCTTTATGATCGAAGACTTAAGGCATTAAAAGAAGATCATGCTCGTTTACAAGCAGAAATGCTGGAACTTACTAAATCTAGTAAAGCAAATACGGCTACTACTGAAGGAGCAAAAAAACACCATGATGAAGTAGAAAGTAAGATTAAAGAAATTGATAAGGCAGCTAAGGAAGTTAAACATCGTGAAGCTGCTCTTGCTGTACCATATGATAAACGCATTGAAGCATTAGGAATTAAACCTCTTAAATCTAAGGAGCAAACTGAAATATATAATAAGAAGCTTAAAGCAGTAGAAAAATCTAAAGAATTAGATCGTATATTTGATGAATTAGCAAGTCAAGAAGGTGAAGATAAGTTAAGACAAATTGAATATAATAAAGCACTTGAAATATTTAAACGAAGATGGTTCCAGTTTCAAATAAATAATTTACTTGAAAAACAAGAAGAAGGTGGTGGAATACATTGGGGACTCCATAATGTTCCTGGTCGTATAGTATATGATGAAGTAAATGGAGAATATAAATTTGAAGCTTTACATGAAGAAGAATTTACATCAATGGCTATTCATTCATATTATTACAAGTCTCAATTAAAGCCGGGTAGCCAAGAAGCATTCAAGCAGTATAAAAAGAATTTTACTGCTTCACAAGAAACTTTAATGAATCCTATCAATGAAGTTATAAAAAATGTTGATAAACAATTAGATGAGTTAGATAAAGATGAAACTAAATATACTAATGCGTTAGGTACTATAAAGAAAGAAGATAGAGCAACTGCTCTTAAACAGTATGAAGATGAAGATTCATTTGATAAAGGTTTAGATGTAAAAGCATTTAATAAGGCTATAGAAGAATTAAATAAAGTTAATACTATATTAGGTCTTCCTATTGATAATTCTATTAAAACACCTATTAAATTACTTAGTAAACAAGCAACACGTAGACGTGATTTAATTAAGAAATTAAATTCACTCAAGAAAGAACGTGAGAAATTAACTAAAAAGAAAGAATTAAAACAACGTGAATTAACTGTATTAACTAATTCACTTAAAAATATTGTACCACCTCAAGATATGAGCTTGTATAATATTACAACTAACAAGAAAGATAATAGTATTATAGTCAAACGTAATCTCACATATGAAATTGATAAGGGCGATGATGGTATAATTGAACGAATGGCAATTGGTTCTTATTATCAGAAGATACCAGGAGGTAGAATGGTACCTATTACTCATAAATGGGAATTACAAAAAGGTACAAATATATATACTAGGAAAGAAAAAGGTAAAGGTTATGTTCTTGTAGGTAAAGCAGCTAAATATAAAGGTAAATTTGTAGCTAAAATTGAAGGTAAAGATAATGCAAAATTAGCTAATTTTAGAGAAGCTAGTTGGAAAATATCAATTGATACAGGTAATCAAATTGAACCAACTAAAACACCTATTCAACCTTCTGTTGTATTAAGTTATGATAATTTACAGAAGAATATTAAGACTAGTACACCACAAGATAATGAAGTATCTAAAGCTAGAGATACTTACATGAAAGCATATATTGCTAAAATGATTAGACTTAAGAGTCTAAATAAAGAGAAAACTAAACTACTTAATGGTAGTATAGAAGAACGTAATGCTGCAATTGAAGGTAATAAAGATATCATTGATACATTTAATGATTTAGTAGAATTACGTACATATTTACAGGCACAAGCTGAAGCACTTAAAAATGGTGAAGAGTTGACTAATGCATCTACAGATTTTGCAGATCCATTAGTTGTACAAATGGAATCTATTATAGCTCAATTTTCATCTGATCAAAAAGAAATTGTTGATAGTGAAACTAAAGCATTACAAGATAAACTTTATAAATTAGGTGATCAAGTAGAAGAACAAGCTTGGAAAAGTCATAAATTAGATGTAAGACTTGAAGAGATTAAAGATGAGATAATTAAGCATGAAGCTATAGTTAATAAAGGTGAAGGTAGTAAAAGATCATTAGGTTATCACAAAGGTCAAATAACTAAACTTAATAAAGAGTATAACAAAGCCAGAAAATTAAGAAGTAGTATTAATAGAAGTATTAATAGTTGGGAGAATCAAATAGTAAAGTATGAAGCTTATGCACAATTACTTGATAATGTAACTGAAGATATTGGTTTTGTAGATACTAAGTTGAATGAACTTAGATTACCTATTCAACAGTTATATAATGATATAGAAAAGTGGGAAGATGTTATTGCTACCCAACAAGAGAATTTAAATAGAGTTGACACTAATATTAAGGAGAATAAGAAGTTACAGAAACAACTTCTTGGATTATTAAATAGTAAGCAATATCAGAGGAATATAAGTAATATGTCTGAACTGCGTGATGCCATTATGGATAAACTTGAACAAATAGGAAAATATAAATTCAAGAATGATAACGACGCACTTCAAGAATACCTCGATAAAATAGCTGACATCCTGTATGTAGACGGTAAAATTGATGCCGATGCAATACTTGATATAATCGAGAACATGGCCGAAAGTGGTGCAATATCACAAGATATGGGTATTAATTTATCTATAATGATTGATGAGTTGGCCGCATTCAATAAGTTACATGACCAAAATGATAAGGTCTTAACTAAGATGGATTATGCTAGTGATATGACTCTTGAACAAATCAATAGTGCAATTCAATTTACTAAGGATTCTATTATAAAAGATAAAGCTGATAAGGAAGTAATTAAAGCATTCCTAGGCGATGCTGAGCAAAAAATGCAAAGTGTTAAATTCAAAGTTAAAGAATTAAAAGATACACATAATGGTACTATTCGTTTACTTAGTAGAATAGATAAGAAGCTTAAAGGTAATCAAGTAGATCATTATAATAATTTAACTACTTTATCTGATAATGCTGATAAAATTATGTCAGATCACCAGAATACTCATCATAACTTATTTACCAAGTTAAATGATTTAGCTGAAGAGATAACTAAATTAGAAACTGAAAGACATGAGTTGAATGAGTATAAACATGCACTAGCTGAAAATTCTAATGAGTTCCAGCAAGAATCAGAGTTAAGTACTATGAATGATATGATCAGTTATATTAGTGATAGTATTGATAATAATAGTAATAATAAATTACTTAAAGATATAGAAGCTGAAATAGCAAAATTCACTAATCATTATGAAACCAATGTATTAGAGTTAGCTAAATTAGATAAGTCTATTAAATTACAGAAGGAATTAATAGCTGCATTAAAAACTGAAGATCCAGGAATGTCTCCTGAAACTTTTGAAAAACGTAAAAAAATAATTGAGCAATTTACTGGTTATGAACAATATTCAGATTTAGTTGCTAAGATGTGGGAAAGTGATCTAAATGACTTAGATACTTTAACTGAAGTTGATATAATAGAATTAGAAGATTCACGATTAGGTGTACTTTTAGATATTCGTGAAGCACAAGAAAATGATTTACGTAGACTAGAAGATGCGCAAAAAAGTTTAGAGAATTCTAAAGAGATTGTGACTGCTATATTTAATTTTGATAATCCAGAATTAAGTACTACATTGGATGAAGCTGAAAAAACTACTGATACCAAAGAACAAACTGCATATAAGAAGTTAGATGAAGAAATGGGTCTAGATGGCAACATGATTGAAGGAGATGTTGGTAAGAAAGTTGAAGAATTATCTAGTTGGACTAGAGGTAAAATAACACCTTATTCTACAGTACCTCGCCATATTACTTATGATAAAACTAACAATGTTAGAAAATATACCGCAGATGGTTTGCCATTGATGACACAGAATCCGCATGACTTACATCATATGGAATTCATGAATAAATATATTGATAATAAGAAAGATCTTAAGAATAATTTCAAAGTTGAATATGTTCAATTAAGTAAACCTGGTGTTACAGAAAATGATCCTAGAATAGTTCGTGATGAGAATGATTCTATGAATAAGTTACCAATAGTTCAAATTGATCCAAAAACAGGAGAGAAAGAATTACATAATAAGAGTTATGTAGGTGATAAAGAAGCACTACAAGCTGATATTGATAATCCTGGTATTTATGCTGTAGTTGTTAATAATAAAGGCGAGCGTGTTTATATGAATAAAGACGGTGACTTAAAGTATGGGCTTGAAGGAGATAAAGCAGTTGATTATAATTTAGTATTTAGTACAATACCTAATATCAGAAAAGATGATTCTACTAAATCTGGATTCAGTTTAGTAATGGGTGAGAATATGATTGTAAATAAATTACAAGAAAGTAATTACGAAGGTTATACTAAATTAGGTCAATTCGGAGACACTGTTATATTTGGTGATAAAGTATATCATACAACGAATAGTACAGATAAAGCAGCTGAACCTGTTGTTGATTTAATAAAGGCTGTTAGAGAGCAAATCATGCAGGATATGCAAGATTATCGCAAACTAATAGTTGATCATATAAATTCTGGCAAGAAGGCATTTACTGAAATTGGTAATGTATCGGAAGGTGATATGCTTAAACGTAAACCTGATGATGGTAAAGAATTTAGATCAGTAGAACATCTATTTAGTGAAGATACATTTGATGGAGTAGTAAGAAGTGAAACTTCTAAAGGTACTGCTATAATTCAAGTAAATGGTTCTGATCGTACAGTTGTATCTGGTGTACCTTATATTAAGAGTAAAGATGGTAGTTTAACACCTACTCAATCTGGTAAATTGACTTATGTTGATCCTAAAAGCAGTGTAAAAAAATCAAGTGATATTGAAACTGTATTGCGTTTAATCACACATATAGTTCCAAAAGGAAAAGGTGAGTTTAATAAAACAGGTGAGTTCAATGTAGTTGGGACTACTGAGAAAATATCTATGAATTTAGTTACTCATGGTAAAGATCTATCAAATATTGGTCTGTTGAATAAAGTATTAAATTGGGGTGGACCAAGTAAAGACAATCCAGTTACACCATTTATGATATGGATCAAAAGTGGTAAGATCCATTTTGCTGATAAACAATATATAAAAGATAAAGCTGACGGAAGAGTTCCAAATGCACCTTTTTTCCCAATAAGTTCATTAGTAGAATATCTTGCTGGGCAAAAAATCTCAGATACACATGGTAATTGGGGAGTACCTAGATTGATTGAAATGTTAAAAGAAAAACGTAAACACGTTCATTTTCAATTAGTTAAAGAAGATGTTGCTAAGAATGAATATTATCATCCAGAAATTGATGCTACAACTAAAGAAATTGTAGTTAGAAAATACGATAGTTACAATGAATACATGAAACAGATCTTAAAATCTAATGTACTTAATCCAGATGAATTAAGTAAGATAGGTGTTAAAACTTCTGTAGTTGGTAAATACATGTCACTTAAACCTTCATTACAAGATGAAAATGGTGGAGTTATTACAGCTGATGTATTAAAGGTAAATGGTAAAACTCTTCAACTTGGACAGAAAGTAATGAGAGGTAATATTAAAGGTGAACTTACTGCAATAGATGGTGACTTAGCATTTAATGGAGAACTTCTTACATCTAATAATATTAGTGATTTAAAATTTGATGTTGTCAAACCTGTTATTGTTGCGTCAAAAAAACCAACTACATTAGCTAAAATAGTTAATACTGAAATTCCTGTATTAAAACCAGGTGATAAAATAGTATTTGCAAATAACTATCGTGAAGATACTGCAGTTTCAGGAGGAGAAGTAAGTAAAAAACCATTACAGTGGCATACTCAAATAACTGCTGTCGCAGCAAAAGAAGGTATGATAGTCATGCAAGAAATGACAATAGCAGACATATTATATACTGACTTTTACTTAGTTAATAAAAAAGGAGAACTTACATTAATAGAAGAAGATCAAATAGATAGTGCTAAAAAATACTTCCCTGATATTAGTACCGAAACAGAAATTATTTCAGGAAGTACATTACATAATGAAAGTAGAGGTGCTACGTTTGGTGGTACTATTAAGAGTATACAAGATTATATGACTATAGTATTTCCTCATATGCAGTCTCAAATAACTGACGATAATAGAGAAAGTATTGAAAAAACAATCAATACTTTAAAAATGAATACTGAGTTTTTAACTAAGTATTTACCATATTTAACAAGTGGAAATGCTAAAGAGTTTGGAACAACTTTAAGTGTTGGAAGAAACTCAAATAGTAAAGACGCTAATGTATTCTCATTAATATCTGATAGTGTAGGTGGTTCTCCGAATGTGAATCTTACTTTTACTCCAGCGGAGAATACTAATATAGCTAGTTTAATTCAAATTCCAGGAGAAGCTGTAAATCCAAATGCTAGTATTACAGATCCAACCCATGTAAAGTTAATTATGTCTGTATTAAAACTATCAGATATTGGATTAAAAATTAAATATACTCCGCATTTATGGCGTAATGCTAAACTTGCTAATTCTAAGACAGGAGATGATGCAGATACTGCTATTGAACTTGCTTTAGGTGCTTTAATTCGTAGTAATGTAACTGCTGATAAATTAGCCCCTATTATTGCACATGAATTAATTCATAGAATTGATGTAGATGGTAATAAAGATCTCCAAGGTCATAAAGCACGTTTAACTGATATTAGAAATAAACTAGTTACATGGTTAGCTACAACAGGTAAAGATAATGCTATATTAAATCATACATCTGAAATTAATGGTAAACCAATTAGTTCATTAGCGTATTGGATGTTTAATTCAACTTCAACTACACAAGGACAATTTACAGATGCATTGCAAACTTCGGGTGGAGATGTAGATAAGTTAATGACAACATTAGGTTTAACAGAAAAGAACTCAATGAATGAATTCTTTGCTAATACTATGAATAGTACTGATTGGCAAACATTCTTAAACAGTGTTTCTGTTAAAGAATTAGGTATGAAAACTAAACGTGGTATTAAAAATATATTCCAAGAATTTATTGATATCGTAAGTAATATACTTAAGAGTTTAAATATTGATTTGATTAAAGGTAATGTACTTGAAGAAGTACTTGAGGTTGGAGCTGCTCATTTCCGTGAGAATAAAGTTGGTATACTTCAAGATATTAAAGGAGATGTTATATATTCAAGTAAACCTACTACAGTAGTTACTAAACCTATAATAACGCCTTCTGATGAAGTTAAACCAGGAGAGGTAGCTCCTACTATCAAAGTAGAAAAGAAAGCTGTTAAAATCGATCCTAATCAACCATTAACTGATCAACTATGGGATAAATTAGAATCTCTAAGTTGGTGGCCAGAGCCAAATGAATTCACTGATAGTATTAGTGATCAATTATCTGGTGAAATAAGTGATGCTGAATACAAAGAAATGTTATCTATGAGTTCTGATGATTTGAAAGCTAAATTTGAAGAAGGATTTGATGAAGATGATCAATACAGTTTAATGGGTACTTATGTTATTACTGATAAATTAAATATTAGTAAAGATGATGCTCAAGCACATATGAATAAAGAGGAGTATTCTCAGTTATTAGCTGGAATACTTGCACCTACAGAGTATATGAAATTTATGGATGAGTTACAAAATGAACCTCTTTTTGAAACTCACATAGATGTAATGTTCAATGGCAAAGAAGTAAGTCAACTTACACCTACAGAATTAAAACAAGGACAGAATACATTTATTAAAAATTTACTTGATCAAAGTGAATCCGATATAGACTCATCATTAGATGGCTACAAAGATACATTGATCATGCTAGTTGATACGATTGAAAATAATTTTAAACCGTCTAAACAACAACAAATGTCAAAAGTTAATAAGCAGTTAACGTCAACTTACCACTTTAATGGTATTGATATCTCACAAGTTGAGTTATCATCTATCATGGGAGGTATGACACATTTTTTATTCGATTTATTCCGTAACAGTGAAGATGCAGATGCATTCTTTGCAAATAAACTCGTGACCGATGAGATATATAATAGTATAAGAACAAAGATGCATAAGTATGTAAAAGGAATGCATGATTTAATTGGTTCATGGGAACGCAAAGGTAGACCTGCAAAAGGACGCTGGCAATATGCTAATAGAACTGGAGGGAATTTAGTTGTACAAGATATGATCCGTCGTTATTTAAGGGGAACTAAAACTAAGAAAGCAGATATTGATGCACAAATAGAAGCTATTAATAATTTGTATAATAATTTCTTTCTTACTAATACAAAAGGTAATTTAGATAAAGATACAGCTCAGAGATTCAATGAACTTGTTCGTATGCATACTAATCAAATAAATAATTTAGGATTTAAATTCTCTGAAGATGCTATTGATGATGCAATGATGGATGATGAAATTCATGCAGTTAAAGATAAAGCATTCTTTGATAATTCAACAGAACGTAATCAAAAGGATTCTGTTCCGCCTGCAATTAAATTATTGATTGCTAGTTTAAGTAATCAAATCAAAAATCAACAGAAATCTAAAAATAACAAAGAAGTATATGAAAATGTAACTAGTTATTTAGGATTACCCTCACCTAATGAATTCAATGATATCTATAACTTATTAGTTAAGAAATTATCTAATACACCAGGTGATAGAGATAAAATCATGTCTGCTTTAACAGAAGTAATGCAAGCTGAAGGTCAATATACTACAGGTTCTACTTTACGTTCATTAGTTGGTAAAGATAGCATCTTACGTAAGATAATGAATGCTGACGGTAGTGCAAATACTGACATTACATTAGATGAATTAAATATATTAAATCAATTTATTCAAACATTTTCTAAATTCTCTCCTAAGTTTTTACTTGCGAGAATGGATAGAGAAGGTAAAATTAAATATATTGATGCTAATAGATATAAAACATCTGATAAAATATTAAGTGGATGGGAAGAATCTTTCAATGATGCATTAGTTGATAAGTCAGTTGTTACTGAAGAAGATAAAACAATTGATGTTAAAGCTTTGGATCCCGTTGTTGCAAAAGCATTTATTGGACTTGTAAGTGATGCAGAAAATATTTATACTGGAGCACATAATGCACCTAATGAAAATAAAGCTAAGGAAAAAGCATTTAAACGCTTACGTACAGCATTAGCTACGGTGGGTATTGAGATTAAGAAAGTTAATAGTATATCTGATATTAATAATTTAATCATGGCAAAGAATGGACAAAGTAGCATCTTTAAATTATTACTTGATAAAGATAGTATAGCTCAAGCATTAGAGAAAAATGCAGATGATCCATTCTATTCTTTATTTACTGATAGAACTATTGATGCTACTATGAAATCATTAGCTGAATATACTGCTGATGTAACTAATCAAGTTGTGGATAATCAACATATGAGTGTTGATGGGAAAACAATTTATGCTGCTACTTTAAATCATTTCTTATCAATAGCTACTAATAGAATTAATAGTGCTGTTGCTGATCCTAATCAAGATCTTCGTACAGAAGTACCTCATTTATTCAATGTATTTACTAAGAATTCAGTAGTAAGAAATTGGCTAGAAGAAGGTAATACTACTATTGAAGTAGGAATGTTTAATGGACTTATAGCTCAAGGTATCAGAGATGGTATTGTAAACAAAGAATTAGATTCTCCTGATAAGTGGTCAATGATGATTAGTTCAACTATGCAAGGATACTATACATTCTTTAGAGCTGCAGATCGTGGTACAGAGAATTCATTTGTATTTAGAGATAGTAAAACTAAAGCAGTTAAAAAGCTTTATACTGAAGCAGGACCGGGAACCAGAGATAATGCTAAGAAAGCATACTATGGTTATCTATTAGATGAAATTAATGCCATGGTTCAATATGAACTTGGTGTTGGTCAAGATTTACAATTTTATGGTAAGGATTCTAGAAACAGTGAAAAAGGTAGTGACTTTAGATTCTTTTCAGATAGTAAGATTTCTGAAGATATGAAACGTTCTATCAAAGCTAAGGTTAAAGCTGGTAAATCATTAGCTGATATTAAAGCACATCTTGATTTACATATAAATGACTTTAATGATGGTCTTGATAAATTCTTTTATGCTAAAGCTAAAAAGGTAAAAGAGACAATTAGAGAAGAAGGTTTATTAGGACTTATTCCTGATAGTTTTAAAACTAAAAAGCAATGGAATAAAGTTACAAATAAACCTTCTGAAGTATTTAAAGATAACGCTTCTCATATGGTATTTACAGGTATTCCATCTAATTTATTAGGTGAATATATTGATAAACAGTCAACTCAATATTTCACAGATAAAGATGGAAACGTTGATATTGATGCACTTAATGAAGCAGCATTAACTGAAATGTTATATGATTTCAATATGATTCAAACTGGTGCATACATTGAACAATCTAAATTATTTGTAGGAGATCCTGCTATGTATAAGAATTCAGATGCATTCTTTAAGAGAATGTCAATGATGAATTCTACTAAGAAGATTTCTGTTATGGATAAAGTAGTTGATGAAGTATTGAATGAAACTAATGGTGTAGTGCTTAAAGATGAAAATGGAACTATTAACTTTGAAAGTTTAAATATTACTGAATTACAAGCTTTAATAAACAATGAATATGTTCTATCAAAAGCATTAGATAAAACTAGACGAGATGCATTACAAGCTCTTATCGGAGCTGATAAGAACATTGATGATATTACAATACAGCCTCTACTTGGATTTAATCCAGATTATATTTTAAGTGGAGAACGCTATGATGGTACATTTAAATCTATGATATTAGAAGAAGTATTGACAATGTCTTACTTAGCTAAAGATCAAGTTGCTGATATTGAAATCAAAAATGGTGTTATTACTTATTTAGATAAAGATGGAAACTCATTAGATGCATCCAAAGACAATATTGAAAAAGATGCAGCTGGTAATATTACTAATTATCCACAAGTATCTAAATTGAGAAAAGCATTCTCTGAATCATTTTTAGAAGATGGATTATCAAAGGATAAAATACAAGATAAGGTTGCATCTTATTTGAAACCATATTTAAAAATGGAAGAAGCAGATGCACAAGCGTATACTACAATGGCTGGGTATAAAGAAATCCTACTTAAAGCAGGAGATTGGAAACCTAAGCATCAAGCAGCATATAATAAAATTATACAAGGTAAAGAATTATCTGATAAAGAGTTATTCTTATTTAGAGTACTTAAAACTCAATACACAGGACCTATGGCATTAAACGAAAGTTCTAATCAGTCAAGTGGTTCTAAAGTAACTGAAGTAAATGAAGACACTAATTTATTTGTACCTACAGGTTATAAGCACTCTGTATTTCCATTAATTCCACAGTTGATTAAAGATACTAACTTATCTAAGTTAAATGACATAATGCAACAGAAAGGAGTTACTTTAGCTCAGTTTACTACTGCTAATAAGTTTGGTAGAAAGTTGAAAGAAGATGGAAAGAGTAATACATTATATAATGAAAATGGTGAATTTGCATTAAATGTAGACGAAGTACTTACACAAACTACATCATACCAATACTTTGGTGTACAGTTAGATCAATCTCCAAGTATGAAAGGTAAGATTACAGCATCGACTCAGTTTAGAAAGTTAATTCTTTCTAATATGATTGAAGCTGGTGTACCAGTTGATTACATGGAGAATCAAATACAATTACTGAAAGAAGGGAATGCATATCGAGGATTACCTATTGAACAAATTGAAGATGCAGCTCGTGATAATTGGGAAGAAGTAAAAGCTAATTGGGATAATTTAACCCCCGAACAGCAGTATGAAGCTTCTCCAATGTACGGATTATATAAACAATATCAGGATATACAAGTTGAATTATACAAACGTCCTTTTGATAAGTTAATTAAGGAACTTGAATTAAGTCCTATTACTCACGACGGTACTGAAAATGGAAACATTGTTGGATATCATATAGGTAATAGAACAAGTTTAGTTAATGTAGCTTTAGAAATGGCTAAGGATAGAAATATGTCTGATAATGTAAAGAATTCAATTGCTTCTTTGGAAGAGGATTCTACTTATATTGAACACGTATTAGCTAAAGAGAAAGTTGAGAATGTATTATTTGCTATTATTAACTCTCGTGTTATTAAAGAGAAACGTAAAGGTGAAGGTTCTCCACAAGTTGCATCTACTTTATTTGAAAAAATAGAGAAGAGTGACGGTACTGAGTTTAAACGTGAAGGTAAAGATGGAATGCATTTTTCTAGTCCTGATTTACGTCATTATGAAAGAGGTGCAAATAATATAACATTACCTGCACATTGCATGTTAGCATTACCTGCTGATTTAATTGGTTGGGCTGATGAGCAATTTGGAATTAATGGTAAAGGTGGATTAGATGGACTTAATAAATATTTAGCTGAGGAATTACATCCTTTGTTAGATCGTATCGAATTAGAGGGTTCTAATGAAGAATTAGATGAGTTAGCTACTAAAGTTAAATCATTAATTACTGTTATTGGTTTCCGTATTCCTAATCAGGCATTAAACTCAAATGAGTTCATGCGTGTACAGAGATTCTTACCAACAACTGCAGGTGATACAATTGTTGTACCAACTGAAATGGTTGCTAAGGCTGGTTCGGATTATGATATTGATAAGTTAAATCTATATCTAATGGATTATAAGAAGCCTAGATATTTAGGTACTTTCTGGTCTGCTCCTGAAGCTTATACGTTTATGGATGATACTAATAGTACAATACGTGAACGTCATGATGCATACTTAGATAATATCGCTTTAGTTAAAGATGATGAAATTCAATCTTTCTTAGATGATATGTCTAAGGAACGTGCTGAAGATTTAGATGCGTATGATGAACAAGCTAAAGCTGTAAATACAAGTAACTTTAAAACTATTAAAGCTGACTTTAAAGAGCATAAAGCTGGATTAGAAAAAGGATTTAAAGCTAAGTCTAAAGAGGATTTGAAACCATTTGCTGATGCATCACTTGAAGCATTCAATACATTAAATACAAATCTTATATTAACATTTAAGAAAGCCAATAGTGAGTATACGGGTGATTTCATTGAGAAAACGATTCAATTCAAAGGATTAGCTGTTACATATTTAAATGAACTCAAAGGTCAAGTAACAGAAGATACTACTGAAGATATTCGTGTATTGATTGAAGATCCTAAAGGAGAGATTGAAGCTGGAGTAGCAATTCCACTTTTAAAAACAATCGAAAAATTAGAATTTTTAATTGAAACTTATGATGATATTATCAAATATACTATGGGTAAAGATTTTGCTACATGGATTGATGAGAAAGTAAGTGAAACTTGGAGTTGGGAGCAAGATGCGTTACCTGCAATTAAAGAAAGCAAAGGTAAAACATTTGAAGCTATCAATAAAGAGAAGGATGAAGTTAGAGAAGATTACAGAGATGCAATTAAAGGTTCTATTAGAACTTATAAGCAAGAGAAAAGTCAAGCTTTAAATGAAGATGATTTTTCTAAATTACCAATTGTCGAACAGAATGGAAAAGAAGGACTACAGAATCAGATGGTTAATCTACATAATGATATAATGTCATTACCGTACAATTATAGACAATTAATGGCACCTGTTGATGATACTATTACTAAGAATCAAGCAGTTGATATTAGAGGATTGAACAGCAAGAATGGTGTTACTAATTTGTATGGTGGAACAGAAGGAAGTACTGATCAAATGTTCTTAAGTGAAGAAAGACGAAATGAACTTACTAAAGTATTAATTGAAGGTCGTAATGAAGTGATTGAAAGTATTATTACTAAGGATGGTAAATTCATTGATGGAAGTGATCTTGCAGTTGATGCAAATGGTACTGTCACACACAGTGGTAAACCTGTTGATTTACAACAAGTTAATTTAACAGATGAAGGTAATTTAAAATTTGCTTTAGCGATGGCTCCTATTTACTTTACAAAAATAAAGGAATGGGGTAAAAAAGACAATGATGAAAGAGCTAATAAAGCTTTAGCTGACATTGTTGATCCATCGGTTAATATTGATAAATTTGTTTACTTCTTATCTGGTAAAGCAGGTGTAGGTCAAACAGCAGTTCATATTACACATCATCAATTAGCGATGGCAGCCGGATTACAATATAATGTTGCCGATCCACGTTGGATATTCCCTCATACTAAACTTAAGGGTAAAGCACATTTTAGTGCTAAAAGAGACTCTGAAGGTGAATGGATATCTGAAACATTGTCTGCATTCTTGAATGCTTATGTGGATATTGCAGCAGATCCTTATATTTTTGATATTAATGCTACGAACAGAACTGCCAATATGGTATTCTATTTACTTCGTGGTGGAGCTGAAGTACAATGGGTGACAAGATTTATTTCTCAACCTATTATTAAAACGTACTTGAGATATCAGAAAGCTAATGAATCTATGTTCAATAAGATATTTGGTGGTGAAGTTTCTAAGAAACATGTTGTTGAAAGAGCAATGAGTGACTTTGAACAATTTACTCAAGGTGTTCCAATTGAATACAAAGCTTTAATTTCTACTATTAATGCAAAAGCAGATACTGAAATTGATGAATTATTTAGAACATTTAAATTAGATGATTTACCTAATGCTAAAGCCGCTGTAGATGCTGTAGATCGTAATGCTGATAAATTAATTAAATCGCGTTGGAATGTAATTAAACGTTTCGAAGAAAACAAAATGTTTAGTACAGAAAGATTAGGTGAATATATTTTATTTGATGCTGCTAAGCGTGAAGGAGTTGTTATGAAAACTTTAAGTTTCCTTAATGATAACCAAAATATATATGAAGGATTACAGATAGATATCTTAGATATGTTTTTAGAATATCAAAGACAATCTAAAGATTTCCAAATGATGATTCGTACTACAAGTCCTGATACAAAAGGATCACAGAAGAATAATGATGATAACAAGATTTTCTTAGAAGAAGCTGAATTAGTTGACTTCAAAGGTAGATTTACTAATCTAGATAAGATTAAGAATGAATCAATCGTATCAGAACCTACTAAAATAATAGAGAAAGCTGTTATGATGTATAAAGAATTATACTACTTTGAACAAAACGAAAAGATAGCATATGCTAAACGTAAACTGTTCAATACGATTGAAGGTGCTGGAACGGTAAGTTCTGATCAGAAATCTAAATTGAGAAGTACTATTGATAACGATCTATCTACTGCTATTGTTATGGCTGATATTCGTGGAATTGATGAGAACGGTAAGAAGATAATTAATGAATTCAATCCAGAGGTTGTATTTAATCAACTATTTATACAACATAAAGATAATACTTATGTTAATAAAGATGGTGATCCTGCTCCTCTTGCTGAAATTATGTTTGAATTATTAAGTAGTAAAACTAAATTTAGTAAAGTTGCTAAAAACTCTAGTGTACTTGCATTGAAAGAATTGAAAAACAATGCAGTAATTCAAGAGTTATTAGGAGTTAGTTCACTTAAAGCACATAAATCATACAAAGAATTTATTAAAAATACAGAGTTAAAATCATTAGCTCAATTTTCTACTCTTCAAAGTAGAAGTCGTAAAATAGATGTTACTACAGCAAATAAATTGAGAAATGAGTTTATCATAATCAAAGAGTTTGACGAGAAGAATGGTACTAATTTATACAATGATTTAATTAAACTTGCTATTAATCAATCAGGTATACATCATAATTCACCTATTACCTTTAGTAATTTAATACCTAATGAAGACATGGGCGTTATACTTAAGAGAGCATTTGAAGACTTTGATGTATTATCTAAAGATGATCAAGTTAAATTATTAAATCAATTTGAGTATCAATTCTTATCACGTAATACACAATATGTACCAAATGTTAAAACAGTTGGTAATGATACTTATGGATATAGTGTACTTGCTAGTTCACCAAAAGCTAAATTTCCTTTCTTACTTCAGAACAAGTTTGATAGTAAAACACAAACTATGTATAAAGTAGGGATTGTTGGTATTCCAGCAATTGATGGAAAAGGAAATGAAATCATGCGTTTTTCTAATAAACCGTATGATGGTAGCAGAGGAGGAAGAGCTGTGTATCTTAAAATGTATCCTGCAGTAGGTGAGTTTGTTGGACATGGTAGATTCTTTATGGGTTATGATTTAAGTTTAAATCAAAATAAATCTAATCATTACAAGAACTTTATGAAAAATGAACTACATAGAAAGTATGGTGATAATGCTGGTGAAATAGCTTTACAAATGAAAGAATTAGATTTAGTAATTACAGAAAAGGATAATATTGTTATTGATGAAGGTACTATTACTGAAGATAAATTAAAAGCTTTAGAAAAAGACTTAACTGTCAGTAATAACTTCCATGGATTTGTAAGCCCTAAAAAGGTTAATGATTATATTATGATCAATAGACCTGAAGGATTACATTTTAATTTCAATACAGAAAAGTATGGTAAAATATCAGTAATGGAAAGAAAATTAAGAGGTGATCAGTCATTATTTGATGTTAGATTTACTAATATGAGTAAAGACGGTTATTTATTTGGTCCTAAAGGAAATACTAAAGTATTTAAAGAATTAGTAACTGTGTTAAATGAAGCTATTGGTAGTGATGTATTTATTACAGTTGCCGATAAGAATAAATCAACTACAGGAACCCAAGTGCTTACATTGAATACTTCTGATTTATCTAATTTAAAGCAAATAAATGGTAGTAATATTAAACATGCTATCATAGATGCTTTAAAACTTCATGGTAAAAATGCTAGAAGTTTGTGGGCGTTTGCTAGAAATTCTGCAACTGGAACAAATAAAGTACAAAAATCATCACCTGATTTTGTTCTTGTGAATTTACTTAAGATTAGAGATAATCTTCCTAAGAATATTAAACTTAAGAAACAACTTGAAAAAGTTAGAGCTGAAAGAGATACTCATTCGGGAACAGGTAATGCTGAATATTTCAAATTAGATACTCAATCACAAGATCTATCTCAAATGTTAGATTGGAATCTGATAGAATCATTAATTAATGAAGGTTATGGTAAATTTATTCCAAAAAATCTGCCATTATTTACTCCTGAAAAACCAGAGAATATAATGGAACATAAACAACAGAGTAAGATGGTACTTTCTAATGCTAAAGCTAAAGAGATAGAAGCCAAGTTGAAAAAAGCGAAATCTTTTAATGAAACAATAATGTTATCAACAGGTTTATCATCTTCTATTAAACCAGTAACTGAACAACACAGTTTAATAAGTACTAAGTCGAAAATGACTACAAACGCAAATGATATACGGATAGCTAGAGAAGAAAAAGCTAAGAAAGATCCGTGTAATTTATAATATATATTTTTAAGTGGTTTAAAAATAGTAAGGTCTCACAATTAATTTTGTGGGACCTTTTTTAATTTAACTAATATAATGAATACAAAAAGTATATGCAAATGGCAATACATTTAACAAAAGAAGAATTACAGGAATGTCAACGGGCATCTTGGGAAGGAGAAGAATCAACAACTAAAGCAGGTGAGTATCTTGTGTGGCTCGATCATGATAGTCGTGGGCATATTATATTACATTACGATGATGGAAATGATACACCCTACTTGCAAAGTGAAGATAAGTTACCAGTAACAGAAGAAATGAGTAAAGGTAAATATACTTTCTTAGAAGGTATGGATTTTGAACCATATGATTGGCCTTATGGAATAAGTTTATCGATAAGTGAATTAGAAGCTGTTGATCGTGGTCGTGGACAAGATTATCTAACAGGATGGTCATTAGAGACTCATACAGATGATGGTACATATGATGGAGGTAAAGGAGCTATGACAGACTTTAAGTGCAGTCTTTATAATGAAGATGGTGATTATATGGGGACAGGAGAAGGTGATAATTATTACACTGCTGTTTCAGGAGTTCATTTTTATGGTGGAATAGACTTTGTAAAAGAACCAGACCCCTTGCCATCTACAGAAGCAGAACTATTCAATGACAAAGTAATAAATACAATTGAAAACGTAGAAAGTATCAAAACGAAGATTTGGGAAATGAAAAGAATAATTAATGAATACGAGAGCAGTTTATAAGTTTCATTATGAAACTTACCGTAGTGGTGATCTAGAAGGATTGTTCACTGCATATAAAAGTGAAGTTGAATACTTATTAAAAAATGGGATTGAAATTCATTTTGGTGAAGTACTAGGAAAGCATAGTGATGTTAGTGTCATTATGGACGATACAGTACTTTGGGAAGTATCAGATGATCTAGCAGCAATTAAAATTATTGAAGATCTTAATCTAGAAAGTGGGGTTAATCCAGTTGATCGTTATGAATGGAATGAGCAGATAAGAGCAGAAAACGAGGAAGAATGAAATTAAAAGATAAATTTATATTAGATCAGTATACCATATCTAATTATTTAGCCCAATGCGAACCTATAATTATTAAAGAATTATTTGAGGATTATAACGCATGGGATCCAGAAGATGAAGACTTTAAGGAGTTTGATATATCAATGTTGAAAGGATTAGAAGAATGGATTATAGAATTTGAAACAGATGGTTATTATGATAACGATAGTCAAAATGTAGATAATTATATTACTATAACTAATCCAGAAACTAAAGAATACTATAAAGGATATGATAGACATAATTTAGTATGTGGTTGGGATGATGTAGAGATGTATTATAACCCTGCTCCAGAACAAAAGAAAGAGATGATTTCTATTCCCAAAGACGAATATGATTCCATGAAAAAACGTTTAGATTGGTTAGAATGTTTGGAGAATTCAGGAGTTGATAACTGGTCAGGATATTGTCATGCTTGGAATTCATTTGAAGAATATGATGAAGAATAAATTAATAGATGCACTACATTAAATTAAATGTCGTATCTATATCCAAAATCAATAATGTATAATATTAATTACAAATTATAATGTTAAAAGAAGAAAGAAATGAACTATGTCCAATCATAGATCCAGAGCAATTTACAGAGTGCGTTAATAGTATGAGACAATTCTTTTTAGATAAAGGATTCTTAGAAGTACATACTCAAAATAGACTAAGTATAATGGCTGCATGTGAAGATCCAACTACAATTGCAACCTATGAATATTTGGGAGAAGTATGGCCTTTGCCGCAAACTGGACAAATGTGGTTAGAACATGAATTATTAACTAAACCTGATGTACCTGGCTACTTTTGTGTATCTACTTCATATAGAAATGAACCGGATCCCGTAGCTGGACGTCATTGTATGATTTTTCCAATGTTTGAATTTGAATTACCTGGTGGAGTTGACGAGCTAGTAAAACTTGAAAAAGAATTACTTGATTATTTAGGATTTTTACAACAACCAAAAAATAAACAAACTTATAAATTCTTTGCTGATATGTATGGAGTTGAAGAGCTTACTCATGGTCATGAAGAAGAAATGTGCAAAGATAAAGATGTTGTATTCATTACAGACTTTCCAGAATATACAAGTCCTTTTTGGAATATGAAACGCAATGAAGAAGATGCTTCAATATCTGAGAAGGTAGATGTTATTCTACATGGGCAGGAAACTATTGGTTCAGCTGAAAGAAGTTGTAATCCAAAAGAGATGCGTGATACATTCTATAGTATTGAAGATGGTGCTTATTGTCAACGTCTATTTGATTTATTTGGTAAAGAACGAGTTGAAGCTGAATTAGAAGAATTCTTAAAACATAATTTCTTTCCTAGATGTGGGGGAGGAATTGGAATAACACGAATGATTCGGGCAATGCAATTATCTGAATTGATATGAAGTACTATTTGATAACAGAATATACATATTATTATGATCCTCATGGTTCACAAGATTATGGAGGAGTTATAAAATACGTTAGTAATGATGCTAAATGGAATGATGAGAAAAAAGGTGTTGAATTATTTGAAAAGTTTTGGGATAATTGGAATGAAGAAACCGAAACTATGGAATCTAGAGAATGGTTAGAAGAACTGACAGGTGAGGAAGAATGGTATGGGGAAGATGGTTACAATTGTCACAAAACATCTTATATAATTAAAGAGATAAACGGAAGCCAATATCGAATATTTGATTCGATGATTAAAGCTTACGAAGCACTTTAATATAAAAAGGAGTAAAACTTAATTGTTCTACTCCTTTTTTTTAGACCTTCGCAGGTATTACCTCATAATATCAGCATTGTTTCTATTCTGGAAATACTCATACCAAGTGTCTTCACGTTTAGTAGTATTAGTAAATCCAATAATATTATCTATAAATTTAAGTGGTGGTATCCACCCAATTGTATGTTTAAATGGAGCAGATGTATCATTACGTTTAGAATAATCTAACGTCCAAGGTTTATCTCCTAATGTAGGTACTGATGTTTTTCCAGAACCAGCACCAGTAAATAAATCATATGCTTCAGTGAATGTATTCTTTGCAGTATAACCTGCAGCTTGGAATAAACTTATTGATGCTGCAGGAGCTCTTGTAAATAATGTCATCTGTTCAGGTATCCCAGCAACAGGAATAAAAAATCCAATCTCTAACATTGCTCTTTCTAATAAAGCAGATGGACCTCGGAGTAACGGATTAGCTTTCAATTCATCATCTCCTGATGCAAGAGTTAGTAAACCTAATGCTACAGCTAATGCTAAGTATATCTGCACTTCTTTAGCTAATGCTCTCATTTCACCAACATGACTATTAAAGAAATCCTCATATGTTACTTGATCTAATGTAGGGTTTTCAGGATCAGGCTTAAGGTGTGGATTATCGGCTATAAATTGCTTGTATTTTAACTCCAATGGAGATTGTTCATCTAAGACATCACTCATCACTTTTCCATCCCCAAAATTACCTCTCATGAAAGGAAGTAATTCTTTTACAAATTGTCCTGTTACACGTTTGAGGTTTTTACCAACCATATTCCTAACAGCAACAAATCTACCTACTTCCATTTGTTCCATAGTTAAATTATATTGTAATCCTTTAAATCGTTCCGTCAATGTAGCAGGAATCCAACCACGGAATTGCATTACTAACCTGCCAATCCAATGAGTTTTATAACCAGCAATATCATCCGCTGACATATTACCTTTAGTACGAGCTATCATTTGTTTAGTCTTACGTCTAAAATCAGTGAATGTTTTACTATCAATAGCTTTTTCTGTAAATTGATTTATCATTTGCGGAGTACCATCTTCAGCAAGTTTAATACTTACCGTTTTACCAGTACCAAGATCTACATCTCCATCTTTCATCATAGTCATATCCCATAATGATTTAAATTCAATATCTTTATATCTTACTCCAGGTTTAAATTCACTTTCATTTTCTCCATACACCTTTTTCAATCTAGATAAAGGATATGTCTTACCTGTAATAGGATCAATCCCATAATCCATCATCATAGCTGTCATGGTTGTATTATCTATAATATCATCAGAATAACGTTGTAGCATGTAAGCATAATCTTTTTTACCCATTAATGAATTATTACGTAATTTAGATAAGCTCATGCTATTTGCTTTCTCATGACTCATATCTTCTTGAGATGGTTCAAAGAATAAATTAGCAAAAACAACTTTACTATGTAACATTTCGTTAGCTTCTTTTGATTTACGTAAAGCAGGAATACCTAATTTAACTTGACGTCTAGCTTTACTAAGAGTGTCAGTTGTAAAATAAGTAGTCTTTTTAGCTATCATTTGAAGTTGTGCTTCAGCATTTACATGTCCTCCCATTGCACTAATAAGATTAAGTGCAACTCCTTTTCTACTAGATATTGCAGTTACAGCATCAACAGCTTTATTCAATTTAACATTTCCTTTTTTCCTCTCACCATAAATATAGTAATCAATCCACGTGTCAAATGCACTAAGTGTTTTATCATTACTTGCACTAGCACCATCTTTAACTAACATCTCTCCAGATTCACTACGCAATATAGCCCCTGTTATAGTTGATTTAATACCTGCTGTTTTACTAACTAATTCTCTCATCGCTAATGATGCATGTTCAATATTTTTAATACCATCATACTTATGTACAAAGTCAGAGAACAACATTAATGATTTAGCTAAGTCAAATGACTTGTTATCTTTACCTACATTATTTTGATAGAAAATAGGAACACTACGTTCTAATCCATCTTCAGTAAGTATAGTTTGCATCCCATCATCAGTATCAGTCTTAGACCACCAATTTCTTATATTTTCAATTTGTTGTTTGCCACCTAAAAACATTCCATCTTGAACCATTGTGTCGATCATATCCTTTCTAATATTAGGAATAGCATTTTCATATATCCTAAAATCAGCTTTTTGAGCTAACATATTCATTTGCTCAATGTAAATATTATAGAAATCTAATAGCGGTTTATTCTCCGCTTTAAGCAAGTTCTTATACTCATCAGTATAATAGTCGTCTGGTTTCTTTGGAGTCAACCAGTGCTGCACAAATGGATTATACCAGGCTTTATTATCACCTTGTGCATGAGTGATATCATTTTGATTCAACCAGTTTTGTATTTCTTTCTTATATTCGTTTTTATCACCCTTGGTTTCTCTTTTCCAATATTCTTGTATTTGTTTGTATTTGTTCTGGAATATCTTCTCAGCCGAAGCAGAACGCTCAAAGTTTTCTTTGAACCATACAATGTTCTTCTTATGATTTTTAGGATCAGAATAATCTTCAAATAAATCTTTTTTAAAATTAGTAAACTTACGAATTAAATTACCAAACTCATCATCAATTATATCATTATATATAGCAGGTCCAGTTAATCCCTTTGAACTACCCCATTCAGTTAATTCTTTATTTATTTTCTTTAACTTTTGTTCTAATTTACTACGTTCTAACATAACATTAGTTTCAATGTTATCAAGTAATTGACTAAATAAAGATATAATGGGATGATTAGACTCACGTAAATGAGTAAATTGTACACCCACGCCACTCATATCCTTCTGCTTGGTAAATGATTTAAATAATCCTTCATTCATATAACCACCTTTTTCATTTATCTCTTCTACCATAAGTGTCATCTTATCATGCATCCTTCTAGCTTGATTAGTCAAAGCAAAATTAGCAGCAGATAATCTATTTTTAAATGTAACATAAGGATTTTCTTTAGGTTCTTCTCCTCTTTCTTTAGCTTCCTCAGCTTCCTTATTAGCTTTATCTTCAAGTTTATCAATCTCATTACCTGACAATTCAATAAATGTATTAAACATATTAATGTCACCTAGATGAAGTATGATTTGTTCAAATGTAATAGGATCTTCTGCATTTGGATCTAAATCATTTTCAATTTGTTTAGCCAATGCATCAATTGCTTCAGATATATGTGTAATATCTCTACTCTTCAATAATGCCTGAATAGATTCATCTAATCCTTTAATACGATTAACATATTTAGGATCTCCATATGCATTCTTACTTTTCATCTCTCTTTTAAGAGTTTCTTTATTCTTAATAAGCATATCAATAAATCTATCAAGATTTACATCGCCTGTACGTTCTATATTCAATGCTATTTGACTTACTCCTAAATCATCATTAATACCAGTTAATAATACTTCTACTTGTGATCCAGGACCAACATGCATAATAGTATCACCATTCTTATCCTCACGTTTACTATCCACTCTTGTATAAGTTGTAGCTACAGGTAAAATCCGTGCTTGTCTAATATGTGTAACTCCGTACAATTGTTTTGCCATTTGAGCATAACGTCCTATCTGAGCATTCCATGATTCTTCTTTCTTAAATAATTTAAGATTATTAGGTAATTGAAAGTACCAATTAGTTTCTGGATTAACTGGAAGCCCTTGTGCTTTTCTAATACGATCTATTTCAGCTTTCTTCTCTGTAGATGGATTCTTGAAGTATTTTCTTTCTGCTTGTAAATCAGTAAATTTATGATCATAAATAGATGCACTACCATCACTGAATATTACAAAAATATCCATTGTTCCTGCAACATCATTACCTAAATCTAGGAATGGTTTCTCTAATATAAATATAGGTTTATTATTCTTACCTGTCTCAAGATTAATAGCTTGTTGAGTCATTTGTATTTGATGATACAAATGTAACATAGACATAGCTAATTTATCAACTTGTAATGATGCATTATGTGTAGACCAGGTTTTTCCTTCTCTATTTGATTTCGACTTAGTTAAGAATATATCTATTGATTCTTCCCATATCTTTCTATATTCAGCTGTTTTTTTAAATTCAGCTAGTGCTTCAGGAGCCCATATATTAGCATCAGATTTTCTAAGAGTATCTATATTAAAAGTATCATTATCAGATAATGCAAAATGACTTAAGAACTTCTCTTGTATACTATGCATTTCTGTACCACGTTGTCTAGATATTACAGATTTAGGGTTTTGTTCTTGTGCTGTAGCTACCTTTTGAGTTTGTCCTTTTACTTTCTTTAAATCTTGTAAATTAGATACACGATAATTTATATATCCTTTCTTACCTGTTTCGTGATCAATAGTTTCATATACTTCAGCATATTCTTCACCTTTTAATTCAAATATTTTACGTAAGTTAGCAGGTAATTCAGACACTTTAACTTTAATTGTATTACCAGTAAGTGATGATGTAGCTGCGTTATAAGTATCTAATATCTTAATTTGTTCTTGCGTATAACCATCATCATTTAATTGAGATTTAAATGGATCAGTATCAATTTTAACTGTATCAGTTTTAGATACTGTTGTAGGTTGACCTTGGTGTTTTATAGATGATGAAGTTAGTGAATATTGATCAGTATCTTCTACTTTAGATACCTCATCGGATGCTAATATCTCAGATAAATATTTATCTGTAGTTACAATCTTAGATGGAGATATTTTTGATAATGTTTTATTAATACCTTCTTTCCATAATCGTGCACTTTGCTCAATTCCACCTCTATCTATATCTCTTTTTATAAATAGCTCATCATTCATATTAATAACTTTATCAAAGTCATTAGGAAATAAATCAAGTAATATATGAGGTGAAGCAAATAATTGCTTACCTTCTTTCTTAGCTTTTGCTTTTGCTCTACCCCATTCTTTAGTTACAAAAGTCATATAATCAGGATTGTCTTTATAATTAACAAGATATTTAGTTCTTGCTTTTTTATAACTAGGAGTACCTTTTTTAGATTTACTTTTATTCTCAATCCATTTATCTCTCTTCTTATTAAACTCAACATCCCAATCAATAAATTGATCTTTATTAGCTTTCAATGCTGTAGTTTTACCTATACCTGGATGACCATAAATGATCTTATCAGAAGGAGAAATAATTTTTGGACTAATATCTTGATCAATATTAGATTTATAATCTTTGAATCCTTGGATGTCTTTTTTAGAACCTAATATGTGAATTTGCTCATTATCAAATGCAACTATTGTATCACCATGATAAGTACCCTCTTTATCCTCTAATGCGTCGAGTACATCTTTTGCAATAATACCATCATTAGTAGATTCAATTTTACTTTTTATATTTTCCACATTTTGAACATATCTTTGACCTGATATATCATTTACAAGTAAAGGATTTTCTATATTTAATATAACTGACTTTAATACTTTAGGTTCAGACTTCTTATATTTATCAAGAGGATTTTTAAAGGTACTTGTAAAAGGACGACCAAAATGTTCAGCTTCTCTTTCAGCTTCATACTCATCTTGTTGAAGATCAAATATATCACTTATGCTCGTCATTCCATCAAAACCTTCATCTTTAGAGAATTCTGTAAAGAGTCTTTTATACTCATTATAAGTTTTAACATTATCAATTCCCATCCCACCATAATAATGAACTTGTTGCATTATTTCAGTATGTAAATCATTATCTGCTTTAATATCATCAAACTCTTGTTCTGTTAAAAGTTTACCATCGGCAGCAAATTTATTTAAATGTAAATACAATGGTATTAAATTACTAACTCTTTCTTTTGTGTTAAAATAACTTTTGGCGACAGCTTTATTGTTTGTAAAATGAAATCCGGGTAGTTCTTTAGTCCACGCTGTTTTTGGTATAATCTGTAATTCAAATTTATCAAATTCCTTATCAGTTCCATGATAAACAATATCTTTAACCTTACTATCAGGAAATATACTATCCAAATATTGACTATATTCTTCTTGTGTACCTATTTTAGATAACTCTTTATTATCTTTAAATACATCATCAACACCTTCCTTCACAGTAATTCCTTCATCAACTTCTTCATCAATAAATAAATCCTTTACTTCATCATATTTAGGTTCACCGTTTTGATCTAGTTTGTCATTTACATAGTTATTAAGAATCTCTAATCCAAGAGATTGATTACTTTCATCAGAACTTGTAATAAGTGATGAAATATTATTTAATTCTTCTGGATTAATGATAATGCTTTTTAGGTTATCATTCAAACTATCAGTTAGTGCTTCATTCTCTTTATTAAGTTTATTCAATAAGGACGAATTTCCATCTACATTCCAATCTAATATTTGCTGTATAAACGCACCTACAAAAAGTTCTTGATCTGTAGTGATGCCTTTATTTTTAGGATATAAATATCTAAATATTAAAAGATTGCTCGCACTTCCCGGACTAATACTCCCTTTCATGGGACCTTCGTCAATGGTGCTTAAAAAATCAGTACTCAGTTCAGATTTAACTTCGTCGTATGCAGATTGGGACCATTGTTCCCACTCTTCACGCAAAAGTCCATCACTAACTCTTCTAACCTGCCATCTAATTTTATTAACCTGTTCAATAATATCTTTACTTTTTTGTGTGACACTATTAATATTATTCTTATCAAATTGAATAGCATCTTCAATATCAATATTTAAATCTTCAATTTTATCATTATTTTCAATTACTAATTTATAAGAATTTTTAATATCATTTATTGATTCATCTCTATCTATTGTAGTCATCTCCCAATCACCAAAATCCTCTTTAAACTCATCAGTATAAACCTTAAAGTATTGAGTTAATGCTTTAGTATCATTATTTATTTGATTACGTATAGCATCATATAGAAGGCTCCTCTTACCATTGGGAGCCTTCACTGCTTGTATTTCATCTGTAATTTTAAGAGTATTTGGATCTCTCTTATATATTATCTTACACTTCATTTTAGTTAGTTATTAGAATAATCTATTTCTACGTTTTTTTAATCCTTTCTTTAAGCCACCATCTTTATACATAATTGTAGTTCCACCTGATTGGAAAGTACCTGTTTTAGTAGTTGTGCTAGTCGTACTAGTACCATTCTTACCTAATGCTTGTGCTTGAGCAGTCTTTTGAGGATCTACTTTACCATTACGTACGAATACAATACTTACTAAGCCATTCTCATCTGTGACAGCTTTATATTCATTACTTAATTGATTAACGTATTCCTTCTGGTTATTAGTTAATAATTCAGCATTATACAACTGTCCTCTTTCTATTTCACCTTTAGCATGTTGAGTAACAGTATCACTCAAAGCTTGTTTTACAGCAGCATAATCAGCTTTATCTTCCATTTCTTTTCTTATCTTAGCTTGAGCAACTACATTTGCATATTGTTGCTGTTGACCTGCATAAGTAGAATCATATTGCTTTTGTTTTTCGGCAGCTGCCCTAGCGATCTTAGATTTAGCTTTAACCATATTAGCAGCTAATTGTTGTAAATTACCCATATATCCTGCAGTCCCACGACTATTCTGAGCAATCGCACGACGACCTACATTTTCCTGCTCATTTGCTGCTGTATAATCAACCTGAGCTAATTGATGCTTAGATTTATCTTCAGGTACAATTAATGGATTAGGACGAGCTTGTTGTAATTGCTGACTTACATTAAATGTATCTACTGCTCTATTTGCATTCTCTTGTAATCTATTTCCATAATTTTGTAACTTAAATGGATTATAATTAGAAGTTGAATCTATAGTATTAGTTTTATTATTAGTTTGACCAGGTACTGAATATTGTCCGTAATCAGGAGCTACCATATCACCATTATTAGGATCCCAATTATATGTTGGTATATTAGTAGGAACATCTGTAACATTTGAACTTTGTGGTTTATCTACAGTCATTAATCCATTTGGTGTTCCCCAATTAATTAAAGCACCTTTTTGAAATGTAGGTAAATACCCACCATGACGATTAATTTTATCCATATTCTCTTTAATCCTAGGACCTGTATTAACAGGTTTTGGTGTTACTACAACTTTAGGTGTTGCATATCTATTAACTACTTTATTAAATTGTTTTTGATAGACTGTAGGTAATTTAGGTTGTACTACAGTTTTTACAGCAGGTTTTGTTTCAATTTTACCACCTATTTGATATCCACCTACTTGATTAGTAGCTTGTTGTCGTAGAATCTCATCATTCATAAATTTAGGTTGACCATCAATAGCACCGATTCTATTACGTTTTTTATCATGACGTTTTTGCAATCTTTCAATTTTATCAGCTAATTTATCAGCATCTCTAACTTCTTTAGCAAATCTTTTATATTTACGAGTTTTACCCATCTCTTGTTGCTTAGCTTTTAAGAATACATTCCTATCTGCTTTTCTATTTAATATTCTATTATTATGATCAATTTTACGCTGTGCATTCGATTCTCTTATTTCTGCAATATTCTTTTGAGTTGCATCTTTAATATCACCTCTACTTTGTTGAAGTAATTCTCTATCATCTTCATAAATCCCTTTATGTGGATTATTATCTTGAGTTAAGTTATTAATTGCATTATTCAGATTAAATCTATTCTGTTGATTAGTTGATTGATTGACTCTTTGTCCTTGGTTTCTATTTCCTCTACCAAATTGACCACTTGGGTCTAAGAATTGACCAACTTGTTGTAAGAAGTTGGGACCTTTTTGTACTTGATTAGATTGTACTGATTGATTATAAGGTTGAGAATATGTATTCTTACCATATATTGTTGCAATATTAGTAGGTACTTCTTGAGTTTGTGGTACAACAGGAAGATCATTAGGTGTTACAACTGTTGGGTTCTCTTCGTCAGTTACTTCTTCAAATGTACCATCATCATCTAATTCTTCAGGATTTAAATTAAATTGATTTATTTGATTATCTAATTGAGGATCTCTAGTCCAATTTGCTGGTTTAGCAACATTTTGTTGAATAGGTTGTACATCTTGATTCATACCAATTGGACCTAATATATTAGGTTGTTCAACAGGAGTTACTACTTGTCCTGTTGTAGGATCCATGTAAAATCCTTGTTCTGGACCAGGTTGACTTAATGGACTTTGTCCTGTTTGATCAACAGTAGGTTGAGTAACTACTTCTGGTTGAACATCATCAAATAAGTGTACTCTTGGTTTCCAAGTAGCTTCGTAATTTGCATCTGCTCCATTAGTATTCTGATAACTTCTATCTCTTGCTTGATCAAATTTTTGTATAAATGTTGGATCATCAAATATTTTACCAAGTCCTAAAAATCCTTGATCCCATATCTTATCGACTTTCTTTCCATCTAATTTTCCATTAGTATATAATTGAAGTTTTTCTTCAGGTGTGATCTTACCAGCAGCTTCTAATAATGCAGCTCTAGGATCTTCACTATTAACAGCAAAATCAACAGCTCTTTCTTTTAATCCAGGCCATAAACCAAGTTCACTATACTTCTCATCAAGAGTTTCAATATATTTTCTAGCTAATACTCTATCTTCAGCAGGTGCACCTTTTCCTATTCCTTCAACATCTGGGAATGCAGCAGCTAAAGATAATGGAGCTCCTCCAGGACCACCTTGTTTTAATTCATAATCAAGAATCTTATCAATATAATCTTTAGGTCCACCTTGATTAGTTTGTGGGGCTTGTTCAGTACTAGTTATATCATCAAGTTTAACTTTCATAATTGATTCAAATTCTTGAACATTAGCGTAAGTACGTAAAGCAATACCTTGAGGTGTAGATAATTCAACACTACCATCTGGTAAAACTTTAGCATTGTAAATCCTACCACTACTAGTAAAGAGATTTCCTCTATTTGGTGCATCTAATCCTGCCTTTGGTTTAGCTGAAGGCAATGTACCTTTTGCCCATAATACTTCCTTACTGACATCAGCACCATTTTCAGGTATAAAGTTTAAATCTCTATATTTATCTGAATTAAATATTTCAACTCCTTTTTTATTAAGAGATTCGAATTCAGTTTCTGGTGTATGTTCCATACTTTGGAATCGACCATTAACAGTTAGTCCTTCTTGACGTCTAAAGTAAGCACCACTATCATCTTTCCATATTGAGCTAACTAGACCAAATTCATCCACAACTTGCTTCATAAATTTTTTATCGTCGCCAATAGTTCCAGCATTCTGAAATGTAGGTAATCCTAATCTATTTCTTTTAGTTCTTTTCATTATAATTAATTTATTGTATATCAGGACTGAACCCTGGATCTAATTTTACTTTATTTGTTACTTTACTAGAAAACATGCCACCATCCTGCATCTTCTTACGACGTTTCATATGTTTCTTAATTGGATAGTCATTTTCTCTCCACCTAAAGATAGGTAATTTATTCTTATTTGCATACGCAATGGCTGCATTAAAATCCATCTCTGATAGATTAGGTGTTTCAACTACAGTATCTCCATTAACACTAAAGTCTTCTCCTGGATTAGCTGTACCTTGATCAGTTTGTTCACCATCTGTATATCCTTTATAATCAACTGGATATTCAATAGCTCCTGATTCTGGATTCATTGTCATTTTTTTTAGACCTTTGCCGGGGAATTGGAATACGTTAATTCCATCATTTAATCCATTTTTGAACTCTTGTTCTGTTGATGCTATATTCCCACCTTGTTGATAAGTATTTGGTGTATATTTTAATCCTACTTGTCCATGTGGACCTCGTTTAGTTTTATATTTAAATTGTCCTGTGATAGATAAATTAGGATTAACCTGATAATTAGCTTTTGCTTTAAATCCTTTTTTGCCTAAGTCAATATTAAATCTATTTGTATTTTTCGTTTTTAATACAGGTAAATGTAATGCAGGATATTGATATTTGTTTCGTATCATTATTGATGTTCCTATAGGATTAGTTTTATAACTTAATCTATTTGAATCTGCTGGATGTAAGAATTGATTTTGATCTATTGAGCTTATGTTAATAGAACCTCCTGATTGAAATAAACCTTTATCGCGATAATTCATAATAGGTCTACCTTCATTTCTTTTCATAGTTGAAGGAGTATGATTTATTTTATTATTTGGAATAGTTCCTATTTGATTATATGACTTCGCATTAGGAAATGTTAAGTCGCCACCTAATTGGTGTCTCTTCTGTATAGGGAATTTAACTTCTTGTGAAGCTTTAGTATGAGGTATAAAATTATCTTCATGTCTCATTAAGTTGTAGTCATTACTACTTTGTTTCATCCAATGATAACCTCTGGGCGCACGTACAATCTTTCCTCCTTGTTGTTTATTAATATCCCCACCAATTTGATGCTTGAACTTAGTTGAGTTCTTAGCAAAATTAGCCTTCTTAACCATAGCTGATGAGTACTTATCTTTATTAGCTAATACAAGACTAGCAAATGCCTGAGTAGACATGCCTTTCTTCTTAGCAGCTTTAATAAAAGTACCACGTTTAGATTTCTTTATATGTATTTTATTTTTCTTTTTAGCCATGGTTATTTAATTAGGATATACAATTGTTATGCTGTGGTTGGAATTAATTTAAACAAAATATAGATAGAATAAGTAAAGCATAGATATAAACCCACGCTCTACTTATTCTAAATAGTATTAACCCATTTGATCAACTACTCCTTGTGGGACTTGTGATCCTGGTCCTTGCTGTTGTCCACCTTGTTGTGGTTGTCCTCCACCTTGTTGTTGTTGCATTTGTTGTGCTATAGTCATAATAGCTACTTCCATTTGCTCAGGAGGTAATTGTAAGATTTGTTCTTGTGCTTCTGGAGGTAATTGCATGAACACTTGTTGTACTTCAGGTGCAAGTTGTGCAATCTGAGGTGGTACTTGTCCACCTTGTTCAGGTTGTGCATTTGGATCTCCTTCCATAGGAGCTTGTCCTTCTTCTCCCATTAATTGTTGCGCGTGTGCATTAGACTCTGCTCCTGGTTGCATTTCTTGCTCTTGTCCTGGCATCATTCCACCTTCTTGAAAGACAGTTGAATGTGCTAAGTCATTAGTCCATCCTGTTTCTCCACCTGCTTGATAGATAGGTTGTACCATTCCTGCAGCACTATAATTATAGTTCATACCATTTGTATATCCACCATTCATTTTAATCGAAGGATTATTATAATCCTTTTTGATTGGTTGGTTGTATTCTGTATTACCTACAGTTCTTACTCCTGTTTGTCCTGCATCAGGTAATCTCTTACTACTTGTATGTATACTAGTAGGATCAGTTACTGCTTTATTAAGATTTTGTGCATCAATTTGTCTTTGCTTATCTGCAGCAAGATTTCTAGCATCAAATCCTGCTTGAGTATTATCAGTTACTACTGTTCTACTATTAGGAACATTTGTAGGTACTCCATTAACCATTTTAACTTTATTATTTTGTTGATATTCAGCTGCCCACTGACGAGCTAATTCTGGATTAGTTTTAGCTGTTTGATTCAAAAATTGAATCTGGGCTTGTTTTGGCCATGTATGAAATTGTGGTGGTAATTGTTGAATTTTTGATAATTCTATAGGGTCTCCTGATTGATATTGTGTTAATCCACCATTACGATATCTCATTGGTCCACCACGTTTTTTACGCATGATTTTACTTAATCTACTATTCGGATTCATTACTTCTTTGTTTATTGTTTGATTCTTAATTGTTGTTTGTCTTTCTGGTTGTATTTCTCGTTCACCTGCAATAGCAGCAGCATCAGATGCTTTAGCTAATTCAGGATCTTCTGTTCTTGTTTTCTTTGAGTATGTATGACCTTTATAAGTAAAGAAAGGTTCATCTGCTAAATCATCACTCTTATTAGCAAATTTAAATGCATCGCCAAATGATTTAATATTACCTGCTCTTTCATCAGTTGAAAGATCTGTATTTCTATCAATCCTATCTCCTTCTTCTTCTCCAGATTTATATGTTACAGCTTCTTGACGATCTATTTCTTCAGTACCACGTGTATTAGCTTCTCTAAATGAATTAGACAATGATGTACCAAATGTACCCTCATGAGCTTGTTTACCTGATCTAGCTAAATTAGTAAGTTGAGTTAAAAGATCTTCTGGTAAATCAGTATATTCTGAAGGTACTATACCTTCATTATCTTCAATTTTCTGACGTATATTTTCAGCCCAGTTTAATTCTTCATTATTATATAAGTTTTGTGATCTACCACTAACTGCTGGATCTACTTTATTCTTTCCACCTAATGTACGAACGCCAATTGCATCTTGCATTTTAATACCTAACCATGATCCAACTTGACCATCAGTAATACTTTTTCTTGTAGCGTCCATTAATGCTTTACGAGGAATACCTTCTTTAACACCTTTTTCTATCACATCTGGATGTAATCCACCATCTTCAGAGAATACTTGTCCTGATTTCATTTTAGGACCTAATACTTCTTGCATCTTCTCTTGAATTAAGTTAGATGTACCAGTATATTCTGATTTACCTGCACGTTCTCCTAGAGTTGTTTCATCTGCAGTAGCCCCTTCACGTGAATCAGTATATTCATCAGTATCTTCTACTATAAATTCCTCTGCTTCACTAGCAGGAATTACTTGATCATTTATACTTGACTCTGTTTCATACTCTTGACCTGATTGACCCGTATATGCTCCTGGATCTGCAAAAGCTATTTTACCAGGATCAACATCTTGTGCTTGATCAACCATAGATTGAGGAACACCTAACTCATCTGTTGCATGTTGCTTTAAGTCATTACGGATGGGTCCTTGTAATTTACCACCTGTTTGAGCCATTTGTTGTTGACCTTGTGCCATTTCTGGTAGAGGACCTTCTTGTTGTTGAGGTGTTTGTTGCGGCATTAAGTATTCAGCATTCTCTTGAATAAACTGACTAATCTCAGCCATATTACGATCCTTCTTACTTAACATTTTCTTTAGTTCTTCAGCTGCCTTATTCTTCTCAGCCTCATTCTTCATTACTTCTAATTCAGCAAGTTGATGTTTAACTAATTCTGGATTAGTATTATATACATCACCACCTTTCTCTGCCATAGCTAATGATTCTACAAGTGGCTCCATTGATTTAGCAACAGTCTTTTGACCTTTTCTAGCCTTCTTACCATTTAATCCTAAGTAATTAGAAGCAACATACATTCCTTCTTGAGCTTTAACTGGAATACCATATTGACCATCGCCATCTGAATCTTGACTATGTTTATCTCCACTAAGTTTAACTGCATAAGGAGATACCATTGATGATGTAGAATTACCACCATGTTGTAATGAACTTATTCCATCTCCAATAATTATTTCGCCATTTTCAACTTCAGCATTATACTCAATATTAGGATTATTAATTGAATTATATGGAGTTATACGAATATCTTTACCATCTTTAGCATAGTTTTGATTTGTATTTTGACTTGTATCAAATTGACTTTTACGATTATCTAACCAATCATTTTCAGCTTCTACTTTTCCTCTAGTTGCTTCTTTTTGTGCTTTACCAGATAATCCAAAAGTTAAGAAATTTGCTATTCCACTTCCCGCACCATAATCCTGACCTATACCAATAGATTCAGTTATTGATTTACTTGGTGACATGGCATTACCAAAGAATGCACCTACACCTGATTTAGACACACCATATTCATCCTTTTGGTCTATAGTGTCTGTTAATCCTCTAGTTGCATTTGCAATCGCTCCCCAAACAGGGACAGCAGAACTAGTTGAATCCATAAAACCACGAACATCTCCTGTAGTTCCATGACTTCTACCAAAAGCACTCTTTCCTATATCTGTACCACCAAATGTAGTTTCTTCTTTAGGTATCATACTTAATCCAGCTCCTGCAATATTAGCATAATTAGAAATTTGACCCATAGTGTTATTATAGCTATTTTTCTTTTTGCCAGCACTTTGATCTAATACAGTATTATTACTGTAAGGATTCTTTTGAGTAATATTGTAATCATTATTACCATATTGACTAGAGAATGAAGGATTATCGTCGAATCCAATAGTACCAGAATTCTGATAAGTATTAAGTGTGTTCTTAGCTTTCTTTCTGTATCTTATTGGGCCTCCACCTTGGTATAAGCACATCTTACCACCTTTCTTGTAGTAAAGCTTACCACCCTTTTTATACAAAGTTATTTTTTTCATTTTGTTAATTTTAATTATAATTAAATTTTTATGCGCTTTTGTCCACTTAGTAAATTAAATGTTATTTTGTAATCACTAGCTGGATTAAAAAAGAGTCTAACACCCAAGTATTTATCAGTTAATCTTTCAATTGTATAAACAGATTTAGTTACATCAATAGCAGCTGGATTAATAACATGATCAATATAACCAAATCCATTATCAAATTGTGTTTGATATGTTGCTTCAGACCAATCTGTACTAAATAAACTTTCACTTAAAGCTAGTCTACTGACAGCCATATCTCTAAGTCTATTAATCTTCCAAATATTTCTAGTCTTATGTGCAGTAGCATCACCAACCGTATATGCTAAATTAGCATAAGGTGTTAAATTACCAACAGTTACAGTTTTAAGATTACTTAATTGATTGTTGTTATATACATAGAATCTGTCAAATGTAGTAAATGGTACTTCAATCCATCTGTTTGTACTTAGATCTTCTAACCATACATTTGATGTATATTCAATTGTATCAAATGTTTTCTCTTGATATGGATTCTTCTTATATATATAATCTATAATGAAATCAAATTTAGTTCCATAATAATCAGTGAATTCACCATAATTATGTTCCCATATTGACAAGTTAATGTTGCTTGTAGTATTATCTACAAATGAATAAAATGTATGTGTATCATTATACATCCAGTTAGGAATATATGAATGAAATGATGCCCATGATTGATCCTTTAATGAGTATGATATAGTCCATGATTTATTCTCTGCAAGTAATTCATCATTATAATCAATATCTGATACTAATGTACTCTTTAATGCTGGATCTGTACCAACTGCAATACCTACATAGAATCCATCATTATCATAATAGTATTGACCTATTATTGTTGCTGGATTATATACACCAGCTACAATAGTCAATTCAGCTATAGGTTGACCATTAGTTACATTTGCAACTAACACTGAAGGTAATAATTTATAATCTTTCTTTGTTAAGATATATCTATTATGTTCTGGATCCAATACGCCCTTGTATCCTACATTTATATTACATGCAGTTCCTTTGTGTGGATAAGGTAAAGATGTTAATGCTCTAAATTGAGTATCTAATTCAACTTCGGAATTATTACTAAACCATCTAGACATACCTTTATTGGATAATATTTTGGGCCCTTCTCCACTTAAAGCATAAACTGTTCCTCCATTACGATCTAACCAAATGAGTTCACCATTTGAGCCAAATACGGACGCAAATTTATCAATAGTTCCACCTCTTGCAAAACCGTCCTCATTATTAAATAATTTAATTGGATCACGTTCTAAGAATTCACCTTGACCTACTTCAACTGTATCTGCACTAGTCTTCATAGTTTGTGGTGCTACTGATAACTTCCATAAGTTATTTTCTGTATGCACATATAAATCTGAATTCTTAACAAATAAGTCTTGAATAGATCCTGTGTATGAAGGAATAGCTTTCTCTGAATTAGTTAAAAATAGTTTATAGAAATCTTGTACTTGACTATCTAATGATATTTCTGAATAAAGTATTGTATTTGGAAATGATTCTGAACAACTTGAACAGAAATCAAATGTACTAGGTAATGGAAATACAGGAACATCTTCATTAACATTTGAATAATCTATTTTATACCTATAGAATATTTCTTGTTTTAAATGGTATGCATCTACTTCATCTTGTGTTGTTCCATGTAATTCATTTGAATAATAAAGAAAGTTATAATATCCTTTCCTATCATTAAATGGATAAGTTCTAAATAAATCACCATTCTGTAAATGTCTAAATTGACTATTAATTTCTGATTCCACATAACCAACTGTCAATGATGTACAAAATTTAGCAAAAGTATTATCTTTAGGTGTACCAATTTTAGCTGGATCTTCCATTTCCCACATTCCTTTTTCAAATTGAAATCTTTGAATGAATGTATCTCCTCCAGTTACAGGAAAATCTTGTACTGTTGGATTAGTTACTGGGTCAAACGGAATTAAGTATGAATGCATTTTGATGTACTTAATAGCATCGAAATCTTCATAAGGTACAGCTGTTGATTTTAATCCAACATAATACATGTATGGTGAATTTGGTATTGACCATTTATGATATGAAGTTACATTAGAAAAATGAGCCCAAGATTCTGTACCATAGTATGCTGCTGAAGCATCTCCACGATTCATAAATCTATCTATACCATAGTGCAATGATGTTGCCGAATACATACTTTTAGCAAAATCATCAATAACATCCATCTTTAATTGATCATAATAAAATGGTCTATTAAGATCGCATGTTGATTTATTATTAGAAAGTAATGCCGCGGTGTCACTTACTATACTTAATACTGCAGCTGGATCATTGTTAAATCGTGGTTCTACTGCTGTACATGATTGATGATATCTAGCTACTAGACTACGTTGTTTCTGGAACTTATTCCAAAGGGTAGTACTATTTTGTCCTAATCCTGAAGTAGATGTTGATTCATTATAATCAGTATATGCTAATCCTGAAAGAGGTATATTATATATAAATGACCAAACATGTCTTGCAGATATATTTTGTACACGTGGATACTTATGTCTATTTAACATAAGACTTGCGCCTGTATTCCATCCTGTTGCTGCATATCTTTCTACGTATGATGTACCTGTAATTGTAGTAGGCCATGGAATTAATTCACTATCAAAAAACATATCACCAAATACAGTAGATTCTAACTTAATATAATCTGCTTGTAATGTTTCTCTTTCATTAAATGTACTTTTAGGAGTATGTATCTCCATTATGTTCCACCAACTATGTGTTGGTATTCTATGTCCATTACCTGCTTTGGTTGGATCTGCAGGGATGAAAAAAGATTCAGTTACTTGATCTGGGTGAGTAGGAGTTAAGAAGAAATCAGTTGTATGCATTGTATTATTCTCTAATGCACTAAATTTGTCAACAGCTTCTAATCCTTCTCCAAAACCCGTTGTAGGCCAATGTCTTGCAGAAATGCTTGTATCACATACATTCATGAACCCTTTATCAATTACAGTCTTATTATTAGTTCTATCAGATCTAACAATATAATATCCTACGACTTCATCTCTATATTCTGTTGGCGGTTCTACATTATGTAGATTAAGACCAAGAGGATATAATTTTAATGATTTCTCTGCATGACTCATCGCCCAAGGTTCTCCGGCTGCATAATTAGCACCAACTTGGATATTACTTAATGCTAACCATGCCGCATTATTCATTCTTGCTGGTCCTCCAGCTCCGAGCAAAGAAAAATCATATGTTGCTTCATTATAATCGAATATTTGTTCTATACGATGATCTGGCATTCTATGATGTCTTACAGGCCCTTCTGGATAAATACGAGTTCCACTACAATCTAATATAGCAGGATATTCTAAACCTGTATTGAAGTAACCAGGAACTCCACGGTAACCACCTTCGAATGTATACGTTGGATTAGAACCACTTAGTGTTGGTTTATCATCTGCAGTAGCAATCCACACAGCTGTAGTTTTACGACGTATTGCTGTATTATAATATTGCCATCTTTCTAAGTCAGTTGTTTGACATGCATTATTTGTAAATGGAACATGATAACAACAAGTTATATGATCTTTAAACCCATATAAATATTTATATTCATCATCTTCTACATTTGAAATTACATCATCTTGCGGTAAATTAGTAAGGAAATTACTTGCCCATGTTCCTGTATCAGTATGAGGTACACCAACTCCTTCAGTTCCAAGACTTAATACTTGACCATCAAACAAACCTAACCCTGCTGCTAATACAGCTCCTGCAAATACATCTAATGTAGCATGAGAAGTAGATTGTATTAATTGTGCATAAGCTGCATAATCGTAACCACCAATATCCCATGCAGTTACTGCAATATCTCCATCAATAGTCCAATCTAATGCAACATTACTAAATTTAGGTCTTCCTGGTATATGAAATACAGGAGATTCTGATCCATCACTAAATACATAAATAATACCTAATGCATAAACTTCATCACGCATAAGTGACATTCCATATGATAAGAATTCAGGAGAACTATAATTAACTCCTACTGCAGTAGCAGGCGTTGCCACGTTATTTGCTATTTCATAATCTAATGAGATTTGACCTGTACTAACAAAATGATGCTTATCATCACAACTTACTCCATCAATTCCAACATTATTATATGTAAAGTATTCTACTTGAATATCATTACTAACTTGTTGAAATGATGACCAATCTCTTGTAGTACCAGCAATGTTACCTACAACTAATCTATTATTAATTTGACTGTGTGCTTGTACCACATCTATCTTACGCGTCTTTGTAAGTAATGATGCAATATCAGTTGTAATGAATCTTGAATCACTTACATCATTGAATACGAAAATATCACTTCCGTTGGTAGCTGGAGCTACAGCAGGTGGTATTCTACGTTGACCAGTTCTATATGCAAATGTAGGAAGTCCTGTATTTAAACTTCTTTCCATTATTCCTATTTCATAATACTGAAAGTTAATATCAAGATTATCTATAATTAAACTAAGTGAACGAGGTGTAAACTTTTCTACTGTTACATCTGAATAGAAACCATCTGTATTATCCGAAGGTGTATTAAAATTAAAATCACCTTGTTTTACGTATATTGGATTTGACCATGCAATCCAATCTGTTGGATTTAAATCTAAATCTAATAACCTAACAAAAAATGTATAAGCTCCTGTACGTAAGTTACCATTACTACTTTGTTTATGAAAGTAAATATTTGGATGCTCAGATACTGGAGTTAAAAAGAATGCATCACATTGCCATCCATATGTTCCTATTCCTACACCAGGATCTACTGTTGGTATATTTGGTAATGTTCCTACAGGAGCTCCTGTCCATGGTGCATGAGTAGGATTAATATAACGATTAGTATTTTCAATAGCTGTAATATTAATACTCTTATATTTATTTGCATGATCTGTAAAATATATAATTATATCGCAACCATTATGTACTTTAAAGATACAATCTATTTGATCACATTGAGAGAATTCAAGACATTCAGTTCGTACTAATTCAACAAATGTGTTATTCTCTTTATGTAGTCCTATAATTTGAACTTCTTGATTCCCATCATTACCTGTGATAAATATTACTTTATCTTGATTAGGCAATAAACAATCTCCAATTACATTAGGACTTGTTATACCAGATGGAGTTGCCAAGATGATAACATTACCACGTTCATTAGCAACACCACCTTTCTCACCAATTAATGTTTCTAACATTCCATTCAACATAAATCGATATGTAGCTTCGGGTTGGAACTCCTGATTAATATCTTTTACAAGACCTTTATTTATTTGTTGTATATCCTTCATCATTATCTAAAATTAGTACGTTGACGTCCCCAACCACCATACATTTTGGTAGCCGCATAGTCTTTGAAGAATGTATTATCTTTAGTTAAATTAACATATCCTGGTAAACTTAACATTCTTAATTCACCTGTTGCAGCTGCGGCGAGTTGTTGCCACTTTTCTAAATAGTGATAGTATTTTTGTTGAGCACCTTGTTGCGAACTATGCCACATACGTTGATATATTTTAGAAAATACATATGACTCTAATGCTTCAGCTACAAGTGGATGATCAGGAATTAGGAAGTTACCTTTATCATCTTGTGGGAATCTAAAATATGATACTGCAATATGACCGTAATCAAATGATAGAATGAATCTATTATTTGCATTATCTGGTAAGAACCAATCATCACAACATGATGATAAATTTACAGAATCTGCACAAACTATAGATTTGTCCCAAGGACTATTAGATAGAGATAAGTATTTCCATCCACTCTGAGCAAAATTAATAGACTTGAAATCTATTAATTTATATAATGTAGATCCATCAGGATCATCTACTATTTCAAATGTAAGATCATCTTCAGTTACTGCAAGTGATGTAGTTGATGTAACTAAATATTTAACAGTATCATCACTAGGATCACTATTACCAAGAACTGAATGAATACCATACATTCCTTTAGGATATGAAGCTTGGCTATTAACTACAGGTAATACACATACTGCTCTTTCGTATGTTTGATTAACTGCTAAGTGTTCCATTCCTCTTATAGCAAATTCCATCACTAAATCTTCAGTGACAGAACTCTCATTTGTTAGTAAATATATATCTTTTAATACACTTGTAATTGGTATTAATTTTGATTTAATCATTTTTATCTTTTTGGTGTTATCTCTGCATAGATTTCCCATCCTTTATCTCTAAAGTATGGAACTACTGATAACTTTGGATTATCTTTATTATATGTATTTGGTCTTACATTTGGTCTAGAAAACTTTATGCTGTATAATCTTTGTGTACGAAATCTAGCATAGTGTGCTTTGAACCAATGTAGTTTCCACCAATAACCTCCTGTTGTTCTACAAGTATGTTTAACAGTCTTATTAATACCTTGCTCCTTTAACTTTTTAGTTGCATGAAAATCAACCATGATGCGTCCACGTTTAGTTTCACCATTTCTGTATTTCTTTGCTTGACGATCATAGTTGTATCTAGTAATTTGTAGTGTACCTAGAAATTGTGGTATCACAAACTTACTTCCATCACGTATCATATAATATACTATCTTCTTAAAGAATAAGTTTAATATGTTTTTATACAACTTATCTGATAAATGTCTCTTATGTTTAGGTTCATTTTTATAAGGTAAAGTTTTACAACTCATACCTATACTAGATACTCTTTTGTCAATCATTATATAATTAGTTGGTCAGGTGTTGATTTAGCATCATTGGATAAATCTTCAGGTAGTTTTTTAGATGCTAATAATGATTCTACCACCATTTTAATTAATGCAGATTCTTTTGCCAATGTAAAAGGAAATCCTGTTCCTGATAATTTCGGACATGCAGAATCTGAACATGCAAATGATAATACATCAGCTGGATCTTCAAATATTCCTTCAGCTTTAATATATTTAGGTGGTATAACAGTATTTTCACTTAATATAAATAGATGTTTAGCACCTTGTACATCACCAATATAATAGTAATATGAACGTCTATACTTTCTATCTTTTAATAGTCTATATTGTTTTTCTGTAACACGATTAATGTGGTCACCGAATAATTCACTAATATTTAATTCTAATGAATCATTACCAATAGGTTGAGGTAATGGATTCACGCTTTTATAAACTGTACATGCAAAACTATATGGTGCACACCCACATTCAATAAATGTAGATGGACATAATTTTAAACAGAATCGTTGATATAGCCATGGACTAAATTCTTTATTCTGCTTTTTCATTTGATCTAATAATTCTGCTCGAGCTTCTAGAACTAATCTAAAGATGTATTTATCTGGATAAACACTATCATCAGATATTTCTCTAACAGCTTCACGAACTAAATCAACTATACCTTGTATTGATAAATTTGCCATTTATTATTTTTTTGAAAATAAACCTTTTTTCTTTTTACTTTTATAAGACGTATCTTGTGTCTTTGCAAATAAGCTCTTTTTAACTACAGCAGGTTTAGATTTTTCTCTAAGCTCCTTTTTAGTTTTACTATAACTTAATGCTATTTCTTTAGTGTAATCTTTAACTTTATATATTTTAAAATTAGGTTGATCTACGTCCGGCTTGACACGTTTTACAGTGTAATCTGAATTTCTATCAGAGTCTTTCTTATTTACTGGAGTATCTCTTAACCATATAACCCATCTATCTTCAAATTCATATCCTGTATTTTTAGTAATTACATGTGAGTAATCAGATAGTTGAATTGAGAACTTATTTAATGATGTAGCTTTAAGATGTTTAAATGCACCTTTGAAGTTCTTATTCTTATATAATTCATTGATATTACGTTTATTAGTCTTCCAATCAAAAATAACTAATTTATCTGTTTCAGTATTTAATGCCAATCCATCAACCGTACCAGCATGAACTGTATCTTCATCATATACTCTTAATTCTAAAAATAACACTTCATATTTTGCAGGCAACCATTCATAGAAATCTAAAACAGCTTGTTCTCTCCAATCAATTGGAGTATCAAAATGAGGTGCTGTTTCTGCAAATAAGTGAACTCGACTTCCCATAAAAGCAGCTTCATCACGGATAAACTTCCAACGTTGTCTGTAGTATTGACCTGTACGCTTGTCAGTACTGTTTAAACGTATCATCTTTTTACCTTTAGCTTCTGATGCAAAGTATGAATTAAACGAGTCTGAGAAGCGTTTTAAATAGGTTGTAACAGATATCAACTGTTTACCATTAACCATATAAGTATGAGATTCTTCATCAAATGCTAGACCAGAAAAAGCTTTATTTATTTTGTTTTTAATTCTTTCTATCTTAGGAGAATTATTGAAATTTTTCATTATTTATGTTAATTAGTTAGTAATGATGTAATATACACATATTACTTGACTTAAAGGGGGCAATAAATGAAAAAGCCTCTATTTGAATAAATAGAGGCTGTAAAAATAAGGCTGTAACTAACTAACTAAATATTTTCTTTGTTAAGTTCATCTTCTATGATGACTTCTTCTAGTTCTTTTATTTCATCTTTCATTGCAGGGATAACTGCATTTTTATCTATTTTATGTATAACTTTTCTCTCAAGGATTCTAGTTATTACATCAAGTACTGTAAATATACGAGGCTTACTTCCATATCTTTTTTTAATGTTTTCTCCAATTGAATGGAACTCCCATAAGAAAATAGAAGCGAATACTAATATTTTAAAATTAGATATTAACCATATACTCCATAGATAGTTTTCATCTTGTAGTAATGATTGCATTAATGCTGTAAAACAAATGAACATAAAGTATGACATTAGTTTATCAACACTACGTAATCCTTTACGTGAAGATAGTTCTTCTCCGTTATATTTTGCTGCTTTAACCCCTGTAATAAAATCAAAGATTATCAAAATTATTAAGAATCCTAGTACAGCCATGCTGAAACCAAGAAATTCTATTTTTAAAAATGATTTTATTGCTGAAATTATTCCAGTTATACCAAAGCTGATTAGGAGTAAAGATTTATGCCCAAACATAGATGAGATTGCTGTAAATATGTGTTCTCCAAAAAGTGTTTTCATTATTATTTATTATCAATATAAGGGATATTGATTCGATTGTTATTAGGACGCATTATAATTATTAATTGGTTTTATTTTCTTACTAAGTTACTCTAAAAATAGATACTGTTGCTGCTGCTGTCATTAATATTTTAAATGTTGCAGAACTATTATTAGTAACCATATCGCCAACTAGTGTTACTCCCACACCCGCAGCAATAGTTTCTGTAAATGCTGCTGTATTTATCATAGCAAAATCAACTTGCATTCCTACAGCAAAACTAGGAACAGCTGCAATTATATTGACTGCTGTATCAGTAGTTTGAATTCTTGCCGCTGTTGGTACTGCAGTAAATATACTACTATTGACTAGTTGAGATGCAGTCAAAGTAGTTACTGTATCTGCTAATGCTACAACTGTCATAGAGCGATTAGTTCTAATACTAACACTATTATCAGCTAACTCAGCTTCAGTTACATTCGCAGCAAGTATTTTAGCTGTAGTTACTGCATTATTTGCTATTTCAGTAGCGGTGACATTTAATGCGGTGATTTTGGCTGTAGTTACAGCTCCTACGGCTAATTTGGCTGTAGTTACTGCTAAGTTTGTAATGTTTGCAGTATCAATAGCATCTGCTGCTATAGTAGCGCCTGTTGCTCTAGTGTATGATACGCATTCCCATATAGCTGTGGTATCTGATACAAAGATTGCTTTATCTCCTGCCTCAGTAGTTATGTTAACTCCTCCTGGTAATTTAATTTTAGCTACATCATGTGTCAATGTTAATGCTCCGTCAAATATTACAACTCTATATAATCCTGCTTGAGGTGCTGTACCTAATCCTACTATAGTTGTTGTGCCTGTTACGTGAACAAGATTACCATCAGCAATCGCTATATCTGTTGTAGCTGCAGAAGGTATATCTGCTCCTCTAAATTCATTTAGTCTTCCTATAAGGTCAACGTCTTGTACTGATAAACTACTCATTATTATTTATTTAATTTTTATTTAATTTTTATTTATATTAGTTTAAACAGTTCCTACTAATTGATAATCAGTTCCGTCATATACTAACCAAAAAGGTTGACCTGCGTTAATATCACTTGCTGCTAATGCAGTACCACCATTCTTTTGAATAGCTTTAGCACCTAAACTGTTTACATTTAGAGTTGCAGCGCCAGTATTAGCATTAGTAAATATACATAATATAGCCTCACCTGTAATGTAAGAACTCATTGTTGTAGTAGCTGTAACAGTATAAGTATCTGTACCTGCTATTGTTAAAGCTTGTGTTTTATCTATCCTATACATATTATTTATTTTAATCGTCTACTAATAAAATCTCAAAATCTATACTAACTTCTGTTTGGGCTCCACCACCTGCGGCTTCTACCCATATATCAGTCAGAGCTGACATTGATAGTAACGGTGAATTTGGATTTAAAGTATCAGATCCTAGAACTCCATCCCAATAAAATTTAATTCTATTAGGACTAAAAGGTGTAGTGAAATCTGTTAGATTATTTCGTGTACATAATTTAAAATCTGCAGCTTTACTTCCATCTGCTTGAACTTTCACACTTAATAAATAACCTGTTTTACCGAGAGGAATAGCATATGCTCCATATTGACTTTGTCCTTCTTCGATAGCTATCATTATTAAATTAGTACCTCCTGTACCATTTTCAATTACTATATTAGCAGTATTTGCAGCACCATAAGTACCACATCCTCCATCTCCTACATATGCTCTGAATACTCTCCAAAAACTTGTAGATGTAACTGAACTTGCTGAAACTCCTGCTGTTGCAATTGTTTCAGTTGCAAAAGCTCCAGTATTATCTAAACCTTCTATTGTAATACTTTGTGCACCTGCACCTGCAGCTGTATCTGCAGCATCTCCTCCTGCTTTAATTCTTACAGTACTTGCTGCTGTTAGAAAATTAAATGATTCAGATAATTGAGTTACTCCTTCAAACGTCCCATTAGGTACATTTGCGTTTCGTCCAAACTTATGTACTAAAGAATGACCTGGTACATTGCCTCTTGCTACTTCGATTAAAAAATCTCTTGATATTTCTGTATATGCCATTTAAATTACTGTTTTAAAATTTACGCCATTCAGTACCATTATATTGATACGAAACAATTGTGTATTGACTATTGATCGTGTCATTTGCAGCACCATTTATATTTTTACCATTACCATCTACGGTAATTACTCCTACTCCGCTATCTGCTTTAGATACTTTTATAATATCATCAGCAACTGGAGAAGCTGGGAATGTAACTGTTTTACCTGTCCCAGCTGTAGTCATATCAACCCAATCAAATGCGACTGCATTATAACTAGTTGATTCAATTGTAAATACAATAGCTGTTGCGGCGCTTGCAGCACCAAATCCTACAAAAGTATAATCAGTAGCATTAGCTGTTACTGTATCAGTACTACTGTCAATAGTAATTATGTCTTGTCCTTTTGTATCATCTCTAAGTTTCCATGCAGAAGCTACGGCTGTTATTAGTTTCCATATAAAGCTTCCACCAGTTGTATCTATTTCAGGATTTGAAGTATTAACAAAATTAATTTCAGTATCTACTGTTACTTCAGTTCCTGCAAGATAATGCCCATCTGATTTTTCTATTTTATTCTTTGCCATTGTTTATCTTTTTATAAACTTTCAAATCTGTTTGCCAATCCTCTGTTGTCATGAGAATACGAGCTTCTTCATATGTTAATTGAGTAGTAAGTCCTGGCGGGAATATCGTATCTCTACTAACTCCTGTATTAATTTTTATATTGATGATTGATGGTGTAGTTTTAATAATAACATATTTACCATCTAATGAGTACCTTTGTGTATCATCTACACCAATACTAACATCTATTGTATGTTGAATTTGACTTTGAGGATTAGGTATTTTTATTTTATAATATTCTCTACTCATCATTATTATTTAATAAAATTCTATAATATTAGTGCTGTCCATGTTGGCTGATGTACCATTATTAGTTCCTGTTTCATCAACTGGATTTAATGTATCCATCTTCCAATGTGATACTAAAGTAGGTATTACTGAGTAACTACTCATAACAGTTTTACCCAAACCATATAATAAATCAATTTCTACTTGTGTTAGTGTTGAACTAAATACTGCTACTTCATCTAAACTTCCATTGAAGTATCCACCAACATTTGCACTACCAATTTTAAATGGTTGACTATTAGCTATACTTGAAGTTAAAGTTGATGTTGTAACTGTTAATGCTGAGGAAATTGAATCTACATATACTTTTAAACTTGATGACAAAGATAAGCCATCATAAGTCACTGTAATAAAGTAATCTTGACCATTAGTGAGAGTTGCATTAGTAATTACATCTAATGCTTTGGAGAGAGTAGAACGCAATATAACTCTTAATTTATTTGCACTACTTATTATCATATATCCCGCGTAATTAACTGAAGTTTCACGTTTAGATACCATGAAGCCGGCATTCCAATCTGAATTATTCACCCAGAATGATATACTAAATGGATCTGTTCTATCAAAACGTAATGTTGCAGCATCCCCCATATCTATATCTTCATTAATAGCATCAAATGTTGTATAATAAGAAGGAATATGTCGCATCTTACTTATTTCTTTTATGCTAGTTAATTCTTTTATTATCATAATTAAAATGTTATTTCACTAAATACTGTTTCTGATTTCCATTTAATTTCGTTAGCATCACCTGATGTAACTTTAATATCTAATTCATCTGTACCCGCATTAGCTACAAATGCAACAGCATAAGCTGCTGTAGCAGTGTCTTCTGCTATGTATACATCTACTACTGTATCAACTAAAGAAGTTACAGTACTGATACGTTTAATAGCACCACGAAATTCATGACACCATACATCTCCTGTTGATGTTTTAATTGCAGTCACTCTAGAAATAAAAGATTGTACTGAATCATCAGTAATACCTTTAGAACCTGTTATAGTATTTTGAGTGGCATCACTTAAAGTAATTTCTTGTACGAAAGAACTATTACTAACATCATTTAGTTTCTGAAATCCTTCTTCTAGTAAAGGATTATGTATTGTTTTTATAGCCATTAGTTTTTAGTATTAAGATAATGTGATAGTACTTACTCTATATGCTCCAGCTATACCTGCATAAACAAATGTTTTAGTTACAGTAATTGCTGGAAAATCTACAGGACTTGTATATATAATAGTACTTACTCTTTCATCAGCTGCTCCAGCATCTAAATAAGCAAACGTTTTAACTAAATCGGTAGCTTCTTGTTCTAATATCTGCAAATTACCTTTTGCTAATAATACTTCTATATCAGCTATATTAGTATCAATAGTAGTAAGTAATGCTGTTTGGGTTTGTTGCTCTGCTAATGATGCCAATCCTGCAGCAGTTGCTACTGTTTGTGCTTTAAGTTCCTGCAATCTTAAGATTATCTTATTTAATGCAGACACTGAAGTTTGCTGACGTGCAGCATGTTTTCCTGGATTCATTATATTTTATTTAAAATAATGGCAGAACTAAGTCTGCCATTATTAATTATTTATTATCCTGTCTTATTATGCTAATCTATGTAATGACCAAGAGTTAGCTCCAATATTAACCATTCTAAATATACCAACATTTACGTTAGCAGTATTTGTTACAGTTAAAAGTTGGTCTGTGGCTACATCACCTGCTGAAATCATTTTCTGTGTTACGATTCCTGCTGCAACTACAATTGTTGCAACGTTAGCTGCTGTCATTGCTATTGTATTAACTACAAAGTCGAAAGACATACCTGGTGTTGGTGATCCCAATGCAGTACTAATTTCAGTACCAGTTGGAAGTGTAACATTACCTGTAGTTCCTGTAACTCCTAAACATCCACTAATAACACCACTAACTGTTGCTGTTGCTCCAGTTGCTACTGCTGTTGATGTAGGTTTTTGTGCTACACCTTTAGTCAATTGTACGATTGGTACAACTGTTGCAGATGTATGTGTTCCTGTTGTTAAGATAATATCTCCTGCTAAACCTGACGCGGTATTTCCTGATGTTATACTAATTACCCCAGAACTACCTATTGTAGCGTCACCAGAAACTATATTAATTGCTCCTGTTGCTCCAGAAGTAGTTGAATCTCCAGTTGAAACTTCAGCTAATCCCGAAGCCCCTAATGTTGTTACATCTCCTGTAGTAAGAGTACTAGCTCCTGAATCGCCAGTTACTACTTCTCCTGTATCAATAGTTGATGTACCAGAATCTCCTGCTACTGCAGAATCTCCAGATTTAATACTAACTGCTCCAGAGTTACCTGAAGTAGATACATCACCTGTAAAAATAGATGCTATACCCGATGTTGTATCAACTGTATCACCAGTAGATACAACTAATGCTCCAGAAGCACCAGATGTACTAGAAACTCCTGTAGAAACTGTTAATGTTCCAGATGCACCTAAAGTAGCTACATCACCAGATTTAACTTCTACATTTCCTGTATCTCCAGTTGTAGCAGCTCCAGATAAAACACTCATAATTCCTGAATCACCTGCTGTAGTAGAGGCTCCTGTTGACACTGTATTTGCTCCAGAGTTACCTGATGTTGCTACAGCTCCTGTAGTAGAAGTCATAGTTCCAGATGCTGTGTCTACTGTTGTTCCTGATGTAATTAATACTACTCCTGATAATCCAGAAGTTGATGAAGCACCAGATGCTACTGTAACTGCTCCTGATCCCCCAAGAGTAGCTACTGCTCCAGAATCGATTGTTAATGCTCCAGAATCAGCACTTACTGTTGTTCCTGATGTAATTGATACTGTTCCAGAAAGATCAGTACTAGTTTCATCTGCTGATTGTATTGTTACTACTCCAGAATCACCTGAAGTTGCTCCTCCTGCTCCAGAAGACATTGTTAATGCTCCTCCTGTTCCAGTAAGACCACCAGCTCCTGAGATTACTGTTGTAATTCCACCTGCGCCAGTAGTTGCACCGATACCAGATGAAATAGTTAAATTACCACCTGCTGTTGTAGCTGTAGTTGATGTAAGTACTTGCGCTACATGATTTACTTCTTCTGTGAAGAATAAGTCTAATGCTAATTCAAGTCCTGTTGTTCCAAATCCTGCTGCTTTAACTCCACCTGTTGAGATAGAAACCTCATCAGCTGTTGTAAAGTATAGACCTGTATTTGTATCACCAAGGTTAGATACAGATGGTAATAGTACAGTACCATCACCAAAAAGTACGGTCGGTCCTGCTGTGTTCATGTATTTATTAATGAACCATCCTAGCTCTGTATTTTTAGTCATACCGATATGAGAACTACTACGAGCATTATCAAACCTATTATCTAAATAAAATTTAGGTATTGCCATTTTATTTTATATTTTATATTATTATTATTATTATTGTTATATTATTCATTTAGCAACCTCTACAGGCACTTGTATAATTAGTTGTCAACGTCTTTCTATATTTATTAAGATCATTAATTACTGTACCACTTACTGCACATTCTACAATATTATCTTCAATTGTAATGAATCTTCTAACAGTTTTAACGTCGGCAAATAATGATTCCATTTCACATCTATAGCCATATAATACTCGTTGTGAGAATTTAGCTAATTGTGATACAAAGTGGCATTTTAAGTTTGGGTTCATATTTTAACATGTTGAACACGGATTACCGTTTGATTGAGTTGGGTATGCTATTGGGCTAAGACTATTTGCTATTGTTACTGCACTTGAGCAGTTACATTCATCCAGGCTACCGTAACATCCATCTGTTTCTAATATGATTGTTAATATTTCATATAGTGCACAGAATTCAGTATAAGTAACTGTATCAGTACAAGAGTTTCCCCATGATAGCGCATTGTATATATCCATTATGTTAGAATCTACACATAGTACTAATTTATTAACTACTTCACACTTAAGTGGCCCACAATCAATAAATATATGATTTTGTATACATGTTGAAGTTGCGTTTTGAAGTACCTCGCAAAAGATAACTTCGTATGTACCTGCGCTCAAAGTTGTTTTAACTAATAGAGAATTAAGTGATAATTCAGCTCCTGCTGTAGGTACTGCAACTCCACCTGATAATTGTACACTTACTGGTGTATTAGATATGTATCCTGAACCTAATGTATAAACTATACTACAGGTATTAGCTGGATAAGTAGCATTCCAATTTGCAACAAGTTGCTCCATGGTATTAACATTATCCAATGTAATTAATATGCTGTTCCCTGCCGTACCTCTAACATCAGCTGTTATTGTAAATGATATACCTATTGCTGGTGCGACTAACCCACTAGTTGCAAATTCCCCTATTGAACTAACTATATTAGTAGGTAATGTTGGATAAGTAATAACTATATTACCTATTGTACCATCACATGATACACCTGATTGTGTAACATCAAAAGCAACTGTATATTCAAACCCAGAAATTGTAGTTATTACCACTGTTATTGTAGTAACTCCTGGCGCATCATTAATTGGTACGACAAAAGTAAACCCTGCAGCAGTAACAACATAAGGCCATGGCGCTTGTGGGCCCCCTGTTGATATCGTAAATGACTGAATAAGTAATCCATTCATTCCGGCTATCTGGAAAGTATATGATCCAGAAGGAGGTCCAGCTACACATGAGTCCTTTGTAGGTACAAATTGATAGCGTGGCGCAACATTAGTAGTTACACCTGGCGAACAACAATTCGTAGAATGTGTAATTGTGTACTTATCAACATTTGTAAAATCCTTAACCTCAGATCCCAGTATATACTCGATATACTGTAGACCTGGGGTTGTAGGAGTATTAAATGTTATAGCATCACAATCTGTTATATTTAAAAAATTGAGATCTGCCATTATTTAATGTGTTTATGTTATTGTAGGTTGTCCTAATGAATTAGTTGCATTGAATGATTGTAATGCAGTTACTAAATAAGCACGTTGTGTAACAGCGTTTGCTGCCCATGCGTGGCCTGTAAAGTAAGGATTAGTTGTAGCATCTCCAATAGTTGTATTGATTACTGCTATTACAGTTGTTTCAAAATTAACTGTTGGCATTCCACTAGTTGCAGTACGTTGATCACAATGCTCTATAATGAAGTAATCATAAAATCCATCAGCTAAGATAGTATTAGGGAATTCAACATTGTAAGAGTTATAAGGCATACGTGATACGTGATGCTGCTCATACATGTTATGTTCTCTATATGCAATTTGTAATTGATGTGCATATCCTTCGCCTTCGTCACCAGTTGCAACTCTTACTTGAGGTACGTTGTCTAGACCAGCTGTAAGACCAATTTCAATTCTACGTTTAGTAGCCATTCTGTAGTCATACATTGCTTTTCCTTCATCTAAAGCCATGAACGCAAACATGTCCATTGTATTAGTAAGACCTGCACGAACATATCCAGCGGCTGGGCCAGTAGTTCCAGGAATTACATAAGGTACAAGGTCAACTGCTCCAGCTCCAAAAGAGTATGGTGCTGCTACTAATGCAGCTTCTAAAGCAGCAAATGATGTAACCATTTCAGATGTAAGTATGAAAGAATGCGTATTACCACTAGAATCAAATCCAAGTATAACTTCTGTTCCAACTGCAACAGTTCCATTGCTTAAATTAAGAATAGGAGTTGCTCCTGTTCCTGCTCCACCTGCAGAAGATAATGCCATTACGAATGACATATCTTTAGATTTGTTATTGAAATCCATAGCTAAATTAGCTACGATCATATCTGTTTGTTGTGCTACTGTCAACGTTCCCAATGAGAAATCAGGAGTTGTGTAAGTACCAAAAGTTGTTGGTGTACTATAATTACTATTATATAATTCTGTACGATCACCATGACCTGAAGCTTGTAAGCTAAAAGTTGTTAAATCAGCAGGAACAATATCATCTGCAGTAACTGCAGGGTTACCTACTAAGTGACAGTCATTACTACCTAAAGCAGCATTAACTTGATTCATTACAACTCCTATTGAACAACTTGCGTTAATCCAACTTGAATCATCCCATGGACGATTATAAAGAGGTGAGTTATCACCACTAGTATCTCTGCGTTGGATTACTTTAAAAGCTGTTCCTGGCGCACCATTAGAGTGATTGTGATTACCACTTCCTGCAACTGGAGAATAAAATCCAAGTGCATTAACTGGCATTGTAGGTAAAAATGTAGCTGTACTATAAAGAGTACCTACTCCTGTAGGACCTACTGCATTTGGGTGCAATACGAAGTACTTTGTTTGACTGTGTTTTGTTATCATTGTTTAAGTAAATTTAATTATTAAATTGTTTAATATTATTTTTGTGTTTTAGCTTGTTGTTTTTCTCCATTTGCCATCATAGCAAGATCTACTGCTATTTTAACAATTTTAGGATGAAACGCTTCGTCTATATCAAATTGAATTTGAGGTGTAGTTGAAGTTGATTGTCCATCTATATGATCATATCCCCCAATGAATACCCTATTAGGATACTTAATATAACTAATGCATGCACTAGTTACAGTGTATTGTGAAACATCATCTATATCGGTTGTATCAAGATATAAAGATTGCAACTGATCATTATTAAATCGTCCGGTTGCAAGTACAGGAACAGCCACTAAGTCCATCAATCTATCTAATGTATCATCTATTACAATTGATGTAGTAGGTGTTGCTATAAATGTTGACTTTCCAAATTGACCATGTATTGTATTCCAATCCCAATCAGGTTGATTAAAAGTAGTTTTTAAATCATCTGTTTGATGAATCTTAAGCCTGACTTTCTTTGTACAACTATCTTTTACAATTGTAATCTCAGCTTTTGTTAAAAATAAATATCTAAAGTATTGACCATTAATATTATTACCTAAATTATCAAGTCTTACTTCGTATCTTCCTCCAGTTAAATCTGTAGGAGTAACAGCGGGTTGTAGCTCAGGAGACTTAATGTGTAAGTTGGCTAATTCAGATATAGTAAGTTGATCTACTTCAAAACCTTTTCGAAGTTTACTTAACTCATATCTTTCTTCCAAAAATATCCATTGTGCATTATTCAAGAACTCATCCTTTTCCCAAGGCATGAAGTCGGGCCGATCATTTGATGCGACCCGATCCCATAAGAGTTCAAATTGATAATGCGCCTGTTCTATTCGCATTGTTATTTAATTTTGTTTTCATATTCATCCTGAAGAAATTCTACATTCTCTTGTTGTTGTGGTGCTAATAGGAATTCAGTAATGAACGCCATTTTACCAGTAAACATGAAAGTTTGTGTAGGTTCTCCTGGAATAGTTTTAAACCATGTGTATTTTCCATTTTTATAACTTACTAACCCTTGGTGTTGGTAATTGAATAAATCAGCCATTGCGACGAATTTATCTCTACCGTTATTTGGATCTTTCCATAATTTATAAACAACTATGAATTGATCAAAATTTGATGCACTTTTATTATAATAAGTATATATTGCATTCCATGCTCTATCGACTGTAAGATTACGATCAGTTGCTTCTGATAGTTCTAAAGCTTTAGCCATTTGAAGCATTGCATCAGAATTACTATCTGATAATTCTTTCAATGCGGCTCCTGCTTCTACAACTCTCATAGATTTAGACTTTTCACGTACGTGTTTAGCTTGTTCGTCTACGATGTACCATTCAGCATCTAGATTCCCTCCATCAAGAAGTTCCTCATAAGTATTAGCTACGGCCTTGTGAGCTAATAGAGTATAATAATTTACTCTATGTATTGGATTAGACATATTTAAGAAGCTCACACCTCCATCTAATCTCGGTTTTGATTCAACAGATTCAAAGAATTTTCTATCAACCTTATCAGATTCAATTGCTCCTGGTTGAACACGGTGTGTTAAGAAATTAATTTCATAATCACATTCATATTCTAATAGGTGTTGCAGTAAAACTTCGTCTTTTCCCTTTAATATAGTTTCCCATTCTTGTGTATAAGTCGTTAAGTTTTTATACGGATTATCTACAAGATGATCTAAGCCAGTTCTCAAAGAATTTGTACTTGATCTTGCGGCAGCTAATCTTTTACTCGTACCAGGAACTCTATATAATGCTTCAGGAGTTGTATCCGTATACACAGGTTTACCATGTATGTTTACAACTGGCTGTCCGCCACTGAGTTTCCTAGTCTTCATTTTAAATTTGTTACCTTGACTTCTAAAAGGATTTGGTTCGATTCTAATTTTTCTAGTATCGTTTTGAATATATGTAGTCATTTTAAGTTAGTTAATAAGTTATAAAAATGTATTTATTTCTTTTGATTAATCGTCAAAAGATAAGAAGATTGATCCACAACGAGTTACATCAGCAACCATAAGTCCAGCTGATTTCTCTCTTAGGATAGAATATCCTGAGACTCCACCACCTTGTCCTAAACCACCATCTGTGATTGGTTGACCTGATTTACCATCATGTGCTCCATACCATTTACCGTTGTAAGTGATATTGTAGTCACAGTATGACTCTTGAATCATACAGATATTATCTGTTTCTCCTCCAGTTCCTTGTTGTTTACTTGATCCGAAGTCCAAGATATCAGCTCTCCATGAATCGATACAAACCTCTGTACGCACTGGGTGCATTTGTGGGCAGTAGTATTGATTATCGTAAGCTGGATTTTCCATTACAGAAATATCAACTGTGAAACCTTTATAAGATGCAAAGTAAGAACCAAAATCCATATGACGGAAGTTGTCTCCTTTACGAAGGAATAATGTATCAATAGTTGTAAATGCTCTAGCATCTACTTTGATCATCTTATCGAACATCTTACGGAATTCACGACCGGCAGATAAAACGATTTTTTGCTCACCTTCTGAAAGTTTGTCTTTCATAATTGAATCAAACCAGTCTTCTAATTCTTCTAAAGATAATGTACCATTATGCTCAAGTGTATAACCTGATTCTAATTGTTGACGTAATCCTGAAGCAGTTAAGATTTGATGTCCTTCTGGTGTCACCATGTTATTAGATGTCTTACCGAAGATTAATGTCCATTCAACGTTTTGGTATAACTCATTATATGCTTCTGCATCTAATAAAGCCATGAAACGGTGCATTGGTTCACCTGTTACTTTGTCTTCATACTTAACCCATAACATCTTAAGATATTTACCGAATTCATCTGTATCACTACCATCTTTTTGTGCTTGTTTCGCACGACGAGCAGCTTTATCAGATACTTCTACCTTAATTGCATGTTGTTGGATTTGACCTTCACTTTCGAAGATTGAGTAGAATTGGAATCCACCAGCATCGATGTTATCTTCATCACCTACAGCACTAGAAACTTTACACCATTCTTGTCCTTCTTGGATATACTTGGCGGGTAAGAATTCATTACCGTTATTAGTAATGTATTGAATAGTATAACGATAAGCGTTAGGTCCTACTTGATGATGTCTACGTGATTGACCGTTACCAAAAGTACTTACACGACATTGACGTTTATTATTCTGAGGAATAATAATATCAGATACGTTAAACCATGGCTTATCAACTACGATATCAAAAGTTTGTAAATGTAGACCTGGACGAGCATCAGTACAAACAACACGTGTAATACGAGCTTTTTGTGTGTTACCTCCAGATAGTTCCCAACGGAAACCTCTACGATTAATTGTTTTTACTTTACCTTTAGCCTCAGTCATTCCAAGGATAGGCTTGCTGTGATATCGGTTAGTTGCACTAAAGATTTGTGCATAACCCATATTAATTGTCGCAAGATTTTCAGTACTACCGAAAGCTTGGCTTAAGTGTAGACCAGTAATCTCACCAGTTGCTAAAAGGCCATCTGTTAATACAGTTGGACGAAGTTGTCCATTATGGATCGCTTTAGCATTCTCAAAGTTTTTTACTGACATTTGTTTTAAATGTTTTGTTGATTGTTAATATAAAAAATTAAATTTTTTTAAAAGTTGTTTGGATCGATCTTTGGTAATTGCTTTCCAGCGACTCTACGTTTCGAAACATGTTGACCTTTTGAGCTGGTCTGAGCTTTTTTATTAATCAAGTTCTTTATGGTTGAAGTAACTTGCTTATTAATAGTTTGTCCTTGTTTTTTAAATTGTAATGCGCTAGGATCAAAGTCTGATAAGAAATCCATGAATATTTGAGTTGCTGCAGGATCTCTCCAAATAGCATCAAACTTATATTGCCACATTTCCATCTCTGCTCCGTTATCCAATTGAACAATATCAAATTGACTTACAATATTATTCTTTTTATCCTGTGACCAGTTACGATCATTTAGAGTAGTTTTGAATTGATTATTCCAATTCTGTCTAGCTGCTGCTTGACGATTGACTTCCTCTTGTTGTTGAGCTTGATGTAATTGTTGTTGGTCTGCAATATATTGTTTAGCTTTTGTATTTTTATCTAATAGATAATTTTTAGCTTCTTTGGATAATGCATCATTTTCAAGTCTATCAAAAGCAGTATTAACTTCGTTATCGATATTTTGTAATCTACGTATATGAGCTGGATTTGTTGCATCCAAACCATCACTTAAATATAACTCAATTAAATAACGTTGATCTTCTTCTTTACTTTCATCTAATGATGTAATGTCAATCTCTTCTTGAATAGTATCTTGCATTTCATTAAATCCATACCATCCACCTCCGTTCATAACATAATCAAGGAGTTCAACAATTTTAGGATCTTTGGCATTATTGCGAATATTATTTATAGTTCGTTGTTGACGTTCTACTTCATTCTTTTGTAAAAGATCTTGCCAAACTTCATCAGTCATTTCACCTTCCATTTCTTCTGGAATATTCAATAAACCATTCTCTTTAGCTAATTGAATTGCTGCAGAATATACTTCATCTGCATAAGATGCTTTACCTTCTGGTTCTACTTCTGCATTTTCAGTAGTAGTTTCTGATTCTGGTGTAACTTCTGTTTCTATTGTTTCATCTTCTTCACTTTTAGTGACAGTACGTATATCGTCTTGTGTAAGAACATTTATAGGTTGATTCGTTTCTACTGTTTCTTCTTCCTCTTCAGGTGTGTTATCTTTTGTAACATCTGCCTGGGCAGCATTTACTGTTTTTGAAATATCATCAATAGTAAAGCTACTAAAGTTTAATTCCGCTTCGGGAATGTTATAATCACTCATTTGTAATTTAATAATTTAGTTGTTAATATAATCTGTTTTATTTAAATAATTGTTCTTTAATCATTAATACTAAGCCTAACCGCCTAGTTTCTTTCCATCAAAAAGTACATCTTTTATAGATAGTAATGATTTTGCTACAGCAGTTGCATTAATTAACGAATCAATCAATACAGATGATGGATCATACACTGTATATTTTGTTGTTGCAAGGTTATATAATTTATTATCACGAAGATCTAATGCTTTACCTTTAGTAAGTTGATTCTTATAAAATCCAAATTGACTAGATAGATCAGCATTAGTTAATAATTGTTTGAATGGGGAATCAAGTGAATCTATAATTAATTTATATCCTCTACCTTTAGATTCCTTATATCTTTTATTTAGTATCTTCTGACAGTTAATATAAGTAGAACCACCCCCAACATTAACTCCTTGTTTAATAGCACTTCCTACAGCCAATACAGCATCATCAAATCTATCCTTCAATTCTTTCATCTCCATTTGTGTACGTCCACCCACATGAATTACTGCTAATCCACCTGTTAAATTAGCTAAGCGTTTTTTATGAAACTTACGATCTACATTAGTAATTAATGTTTCATCATCATTTGCATCATCATTTAATATTTCTTGAATATCATATGTAATAGCTTCAATCATATCCGTATCACTTTCACCATCTAATATAGATGTATGCCATTCACCAACTTGTATCTGTCCAGTGAATCCTAAATTATCAGGATCAAATGGATCTTGTGCAGAAATAACATATGCTGATGTTAATGCAGCAAGATCATTCATTAATATTTGTTTACGTTCTCCGTGTCCATCATTGTGGACGAAACATGCAGGATAACCTGTAGTACTCATCCATTTTTGAATTTGGGATAATGTAATATCTGTAACCTCATCACAGAATACTACCAACGGTTTTCCATTAAGGTGTCTAATATACTGATCAATATCAGTAATAGCTTGAATGATATCATCAATAATAAGAATATGGCAATCATTTGCTTTAAATTTTAATTCACGTGGATCATTCATCATAAAGTTCTCCATCCAACCTTTATGTAACTTCATTCCTTTAGTTTGAATCTTACGAGTTTCAGAGTATTGAGATTCTTTAACTTCAATATCTCCATATAATCCAATCTCTTCTATGATTGAATAAATGTAATCTCCAAGCTTTTCATCGTTAGAAGAAATAGCTGCAATTTCACGAAGTAATTCTTGATTATCTTCTATTTTAATTGAAGTATTATTAATATAATCTACTACATCTTTGACAGCTTCATCAACTTGACGACTCATTTCATAAAAACTTAATCCTTCATCAAGTAATTTAAGTCCTTCATTAATAATATATTGAGCAAGTATCATTGTTGTTGTAGTGCCGTCTCCACTTGACTTCATAGTCTTAAGTGATGCTTCACGTAATACAGTAATTATCATATTCTCATAATCATCTTCTGAAAAGATATGACGAGCAACAGTCACACCATCTTTAGTAATGTGAGTTCTATTGTTCTCATCATTAAATAAAATAGTACGACCTTTTGTTCCTAGTGTTTGTTTAACAGTATCAACCAGAAGATTAACTCCAGTTAATATTGTACTTGTTGTTTTATGCATAATTTATTTAGTTAGTTAGTTAGTTAGTTATTTATTATGTAGACTTTTTATCTTTCATTGCCTTTATTTTCATGGCCTCTAGTTTACTTTTCTGTGCATTTGCAGAAGATGTAACTTCTCGATCTGCGTTGTCCTTTTCAGTTTGTCTTAAAGATTCATCTAATTTAATTTGTTGATCTTGTTCATTTTTACGTTCTTCCATTCCTGCTTTAAACTCATCAAGATCTATTTTACGAGATTCATTATCTATTTTCTGCTGCAATTGATCTTGTTGCAAGTAATCAGCAATACCATCTCTATTATAATCTTTTTCAGGATCAAATGAAGCAGCTTGTTTATCAGCTTTCATTTCTTCTTTTTCAAAGTCTAATTTACCTTTTAAGTAAATCTCATCTAATTTAGCAATTTGGTTATCTTCATTCTGTTTACGTTGCATTTCAGCCATCTCTTTCTCATGATCTTGTTGAGATTGTTGTTGTTGCTCTTGACGTTCTTGATGTTTCTCCTCAGCTTCTCTAACTAAGTGTTTGAATTCACTTAAGTTTTCTGTCTCCATTAATTCAATTAATGTATCAAGACTAGCTTTATCATTCTGTACAAGTGCATGAGCAAGTTGTTTAGATTGTTCAAGTATTTTAAACGCTTTAGAATTATCTGCTACACGTAATCGGAAGTTGTCTTCCAAACTTAACATATCTAGATCCACTAATACTTTTTCTTCATCGTTTAGAAAGCCTCGTATCTTCCCCGTACTTTCACTAAGAACTTTTAGGGTCATTTCCATCATTCCCTGTAACACGTCTTCCCACAATAAATCATGTGCGGCATGTAAGGTCTCTGTAATATTAATTGAATGCATTGTATCTCTATAGTTATCTGTAGCAGTCATACGAGCATTTGTTTGAGCCATACGTTGATCTGACATACCTGCTGCTAGTTTAATACTATTCTCAATAAATTCTAATATAGTGATATAATGTTGAATAGCTTGAGAGTTAGTAGCATCAATGCGTTCAGCTACTTTCATAGTATTCATATTACCAAAACCACCAGCTCCTTTAGAATTACTTAATGGATTATATGGTACAATACCACCATCGTCTGCAACTCGCAATGCTTCTTCAAATCCTAAATTCTTATCTAACATATGTATGTTAATAAAAGTAAGAACACCTCTATCTTGACTAATTAATTTAAGTAGTCTAGCCATAATGACATAATAAATCTTCTGCCACGGTTTCATTCTGTCCATGATAGAAACACTGTATGCATTTCTATTATTGTATACATAACCATAAATGGGTAATTTAACTTCATAGGGATTTAATAATGATTGATAGGCATGTTGTACTGGCGCTGTCTGACAATATATGTCTTTACCAATTCTAACCCCCTTCCATACTTCTGGCACCCAGATCCATTCTAATGAGAACTTTTGCGTATCATCATTAGAATCTGTCCAATAATGTATAACTTTAGATTTAGTATAACCATCTGGTATTGTTTCTTTCGTGGCGCGCTTAGGAATTGAGAACGACTCTGAGACATATGTTTCGTCTTGTTCGCCGTAATCATTGATAAATTTGTAGTGTCCTATCTTACGTTGTGACTTCCAATAAATAGTATACACATCAATAAATTCACGTAGATTACTTATTCTATTATTAGTAGCACTTAATCCTATACGACTAACATAATCACTACTCATGTAACCATTGTCCGGTCCACCATATTCTTCACTTAATGCAAAATAATCTTCACTAGTTAATCCATTTCTACCACGAGGAATATCACGAAACCCACGTACTTCTGTATCTTCAGAAGGTTGTTTGTGTCCAGGTTTAACTGTGAATGGATGATGAAGTCCTTTTACTGCACCACCATAAGCACCTGTTTCAGTTAGTTTTTTGAATTCAGCTTTGGTGAGGAATTCACCATAGTCTTCTAGTACCTTATCTATAGTCATCAATTCACGATACCCTGCATAATCTGAATCTTGAATCCACATTACATCAGGAGATTTCTGAAAAAATAAATTTAATGGGTTAATTTGTTTTACTCTAGGTAAGTCATCTTCGTGTAGTGAGTAAATTTCTACAGCTTCTCTACCTGCAATTATAGCATCTTCAAAGGTTTGATTCTTTACAAACTTAAGGTTAAGTTTGGCTGCTTGCATAGTCATAATTCTATGTATGGCTATTTCTTCTGCGGTAGTTATATTTTTATACTTGTCAAATATTGTCTTAGGATCAACAATATTTCCATATAATTTATCATATCGTTCTTGTAATTCTTGAATAGCTTTTTGAGTTTGCTGTTCGTCTCCTCCTTCTCCTAATTTCTTTTCTTCTATTCCATAAAGTTCTTGTTGACGTTGCATTTCTAATTGGAAGATTGCATCTGCAGACTCATCTATTTCACGTCTTTTGTCTCTATCAATCTTATCTATTGCTTGCTTGGAATTATTAATAATACCATATGAAAACGGACGATTCCATTCTTCTCCTTGCAAAGCATCAATAACATTGTGTGTCTTATTATATGCATTAATAAATACATCAGCATGTTCTTCCGAACCAAGACCTTTGCATATACTTGCTATTTCTTTACGATCTAGTTGATTGTTTTTAAGAGCATAATTCTCTTGAATTCTATCCCAATCATCATACCAAGTATAAGATAGTTCAACGTAATGATCAACCATTTTCTCTCTCCATGCTTTATTCTTCTTCTTGGCAGAGATACGTTGATTTAAAAAGTATTTCATTAATAATAATTTTATCGTTTAAATTTTCTTTTGTTATATTTTAATTTGTCTTCATATGAGCCAAATCGTTTTACTTTCCATTTATTAAGTTGATCTGATATACTATTTTCTTCATATGGATCTGTATCTTCTGGATCGTACCATTCTTTTAATTGAACTACAATTCCCATCATTGCCATAACTAAATCGTAGTTACCACCACGTTCGTACTTAATTAATTGTTCAATTAGTAGTTGATCTTCTAATCTATCTATATTACGTAATCCTGATTCAATAGTCTTTTCACCATCTTCTTCATCATAATAAGTTATATTAGATCCACGTAAATCTAACCATTCATATAATAAATCTTCTCCAATTTGTTTATGTCGAACTGTTGACATTGAATGACCATACGGTCTACGTGATGTTTTACTACCTGGCATAATCTTCTCCATTGTAGTAATAGGAGGTCCCATTAATCTAGCAGCTTCTCCTTTACGAATAAAGTATTGAGGTATACCACCATCTCTATCATTCTCTATAGTTATCTTAGCATTATAATATTTAGATAATTTAAGTAATAATCTATGTACATATCCTTGTGGATTAAGTTTCTTACGACCAAAGTAAATACCTACAATCTTTTCAGGACCTAACCATGATTCATACTTTCTTGTCTTAAATACAATAATAGCCGTCAATGATCCACCTGTATCTGTATTAATACCAATTGGATCCACTGAAATAATATATGCATCATCTGGTATTGATCCACCTAATTTTAATGGTGGTTCATATCTTAAGAAGCAACCTTCTCTTTCTGCTTCATTATATGTATTTAATAATGGTTCTTCATGAGGTTTAGGTATAAACTCTACTCGACCATCTATGTCTACTAATTCACCTGGCATCCGTAATGATTCAAATCCTCCTCGTGATATAGCTATTTTAGTCTTACGTTCAACAAGATCTTCAGTTTGAAATCGACTACCAGTTGTAATAAGAAATGCTTCTGCTGGGGTTTTACAACGTTGTGTAAGGAATTTATCAAATATTCTTTTCTTACCTAATGGTGGTCGTTTACCTGCACGTTCTTTATTTAATGCTAATTCAGCAACCCAAAAACATGCATTACCATTTTTATCTAAACCATAATGCACTTTACCATCTATGGTTATCTTAGAACCAAAGTTAGCCCACATATCAGATACAAAGAAACCACATTTACGTTGTGTAGGTTTATATTCATATATGTTTTTAAATGCAGCTAATCCTACTGATTCAGGTCTATCATTCATATTAGCAAAATCTTGCGATGAACCTTTCTTCCCTGAAGCAGATACCATAGATCCACCAGTTCCAAATATTACTGCAATCCCTGAACGATATACAGAACCTACACGCATTGATTCTAATGAGAATACCCATGCATCAGCTAAATTAGATATCTTTCCTGCTTCCTCTATATATAGTCTTGTAAGACCTTCACCAGAAGCAGCATCTGGTTTATTAAATAAAGACGCTGTAACTATTTCACTACGTCTTCCTTTCTTCATTCTTGTACGAGTATTAATTAACCCGAAAACAAACTCGCCATGATCCTTAGTTTGACTCATTGTCATATGCTTCCAACCTCCATTAGAACTTGGATGTCCTGGATTCTTTCTACCAAAAGGAGTATATAATGTTATATGATCAATAATATCCATTGCTTTCTGAAAGCACAAGGTAGCATCTTTTCCTTGAGCTGACGCAATAAGGACTTTTGCTTTGTCTCTAAATGCTGTACACCATACTGCTCCTGACCCTGCTTTATAACTAAATCCTTTACGACGAGACTTAGTAATTGACATAGATTGTTTATATTCAAAAGGTAGATTATATTTAGCAGGATTTTCTCTAGCTTCTAATTCTTTATAGAAGTAATAATCCATCGATAGAAAATCAGGAACACCTGACTTATCACTTATTACTTCTCCTTTATCATTGAACTCTACTTTTTGCATCCAACCATAATTCAGATAAAAATAAAACTCACCAGGTATCTTAATACCACAAGGTTTACCATCTATTTCTGGTTCATATCCTTTTGTTATACGAAGGAACTCTTCTTCCCAGAATCTGTTGTATGCTGTTGTTCCGGGTAAGTGTTTAGTATATGTTGGTTTTAACCCAGTCTTACCTTTAGTAGCATTAAGACTTTTCATGAATGCTTCTCCTGCAGGTGCGAATAATTTAGAATCAGTAAAATATAAATAGTCCCACAATAGATTATCTACCGGAGTATATTCTTTAGAGAAGTCACTGATTATACCATATACAGGTTCAATCCTTTTTAATATAGCATGTTCAGGTATTGATTGTTTAACATCAATATTAGTTACCTCATATGCTATCTTAGGATTAATTATCAACTTCTCTTTTGCTGTTGGAAGTAAAACACCTTTATCATATTCTAATTGTATATTCTTTAAGTCTTGTTTGGTTTTATACATAGTTAGTTATTACATATATTTCTCTATGAATGCATCAACAATAAAATTAGATATAGCATCTTTATTATCGTCACTATCTATTTGCATTCTATCTTTATCCACTTCTTTTTTAAGTTCTAACAGATCTTTAACCTGTTTATTTATTTTTGGTATTAATGCTGCCATATCAGATTCACGTTTAATCTTCTTAGTTTGTAGATCTTCTAAACGTTCCATTAACTCAATACGAGTTAATATATCATCTGGATTACATCCTAGTGTACGCATTAATGTTGTTGCATCATCAATAAGTCTTTCGAATTCTTGTACTTGACTAGCATTCTTTTTAAGTAGTGATTCCTGTTGATCTGCTATTTTCATTGCACGTTTATACGCACGGATCATTGGGGTTGACTGACGTTTATTATATTCCGTCATACATTTCTTTAATTGCTTTGTCATTACTTTTTTACGTCCATAAACTTCCATGGCTGCATCTAGTTCTCTTTCTTCTGAATTAAAGTAAGGTGATGATGGATCGCAAGTATACCATATATATACTAAGTGTTGTGCATATTTATGTTTATCATCACTTTTATCCAACATATACAATTCTTTGTAACACTTAATATTTATAAGTATTACACAATATACGGGTTCTTCATCTATTATCTGAAATAAACGATTTGATAAGTTCATATTATTTTAGTTAGTTATTAGTTATTATGGTTTTACTACTATATAGTTACCAAGAGCAATATTAAATACATCTGCTGTATTTACTTGTACTGTAAGATCATTATTTAAGAACCAACTTGGTCCTACGAGAGTAACTGGTACCCAAGATAAAGTACGATCTCGATATGGAGATTGTACACCACCTACATTATAAACAATTAAATCATCATCTGTAAATTCAGTTACTGTATAATATGTGGTTCCTGTGGGTACTAATACTTCTCTTTCTTCGACACTTGCTAGTTCTTCTACTTTAATTACCATAGGGTCCACAACAGGATATACGGCAATTAATAAAGCATCTAATGATGCTAGATCTGTAACTACTGAACTGGCAAGTACAGCAACTTGCTCTCGATGACAATTGGTTACATTGTTAGTATAAACCATTGCTGTAGATAATGGAATACTTGTATCTACACTAAGTTTTAATATTGATCCTAATGAATCAGTAAAATACATAACTAATGGAGTTATCCCATTAGTTGTTTCCGTATGAACATATCCATATGTAGCCAGATCACTAGTAATCTGAGCTTCTGTTTGTGCAATAAAATTCGGCATTAGTTATTTAATTTTTGTTTTACCCATTGTGCTGTCTTAAGACATGCGTTTATTCGTTGTTCTCTACTGTCTAATATAAATTGACAGTCTTCACCAGATGTATGAAATCCCCATTCATCTAGTATTGCACCAAAGTTTTCGAATTCATTTAAATCTGTTTCCCTTAACATTTGGAAATTGACTTCAAAATCGATATCTCCATCATCTTGTTTTTGTACTCTAAAATTCCAGTTACCTTCTCCTATTTCATCCTTAACATTATTATAATGTATAGTAGCTATATCATCTGAAAATGTATCTCCTCTAGTATTAAATACCATATAACCTTTGGTTGCTTCCATTTTACTTTGTGAGTTAGATGATGCAATAGCATTAGAATGAAATGAATGCATATATCCATAATATCCTCTACGTAGATATGATCTAATTAAATCAGTACGATACGAAAGAGATGTATCTTTGGATGGATGATATGTGCGAATACACATGATTCCTTTATTCATGCAAGCTTCTATAAATGCTTCTGCAACTATTCTATTCTCATAACCTTCATAGTAGTGTCCACGTTCATGTAGTTCACGTCCATTATGGTATGCACGTTTTCCGGATGTTGTATAGTTGCCATTATCATTAATACCGCCATGACCAGCATCAACAAAGATAACAAATCGTTTCTTTCCAAGATTAAGTAAGTTACTATTTTCTTTATGTAAGGCATTATATGCTCTATTTAATACAGCCATTGTTTTCTCTCCTGCTACACCATCTACATATAGATTATATAATCCTTGAAAATCCCAAACTGCTTGTTTTGTTGTATTACCATAATCACCATCAATTGATATATTACGATTTAATACTTTCTTTAATTTATATTGTAGATCCTTTACGTTCGATCCAGTCTCTCCTTTCTTCATATCTTTGTGTTTTCCATGTTAATGGTTCGCCAGGTGGACAATTATACATTTATTTCTTCTTTTATTAGTTCATCAAATAGTTCTGCTATTTCTTTTCCACATGACAATGTAATACTTTTTTGTTTGCGTGATGTAATAATAGAGTCAAACCAGTCTTCAAGTTGACATAATGTAAGAACTCCGTTATGTTGTACAGTATGACCATTTGTTAATTGCTCACGTAATCCAGTTATGTATTTAAAGGTTCTATTGAAATAATTAATTAATTTCTCATTAATTATTTTCTCTTTAATCCAAGTTCTAATACTACTTGTCATTTTACTCTCAATCTTATAATTATGTATATTAATAATATACTGTAGTATCATTGATTCAGCGTTATCTCGACTAAGTTGACCAGTTAATATCTGTAATGCTAAACTCCAGTGATCAAGATTAGTACCACTTAATAACTTACGAATGCTTTGCTTATGTTTCTTATTTATCATTATTTATTATAAGTATTTAACACCTTACGTTCTACTCTATCATCATGACGCTTATTAATCCACATTAATGCCTCTTGTATCTTAGTAATAGCAATTGATGTTTCTCTAGTCTTCATATCACCTACATTTACTTCTGATAGATAATTTTGTGCAATCCATAGTAATTGTTCAGTTAAGAATCCATCTTGTTTAGAAAGTATATTTTCACCATCTACTTTAGATCCACGTACTAAATTAATAGGTTGAGCACCAGTTATTTCTAATCCATTAGGGCCAACTGTATATGTATTAACTGAATATGAATGTGAGTTATTTGCTACTACTGCATTTTCTTTTACTTGTTTCATTTTAATTTATTTAAATAGTTACTAAATTTATGTTTTTTACATTTAGTGCATCTCCATACACTTCTTTTATATCCTGTCATAATAATCATATCTCCATGAATACTATATGTTTTCTCATAATTGTGTTTACAGAATAATTGTTTGATCCATTTCATCATTGCAATTCATTTAAAAATTCATGTAATTTTTTATTCCATTTAGCATCATCTAATGCATTATGGAGATTATCTTGTGTTGGATAATTATGTAATGATTTAATAAATAATACTTCATCAAAATCTAAACCTTTAGAGAATCTATTAGATATTTTCTTTTTTAATAGTTCTGCTTTACCATCTAATAATTGCTTGAGATCTTTACAATACATTGGGAATCCTTTAGGTAAGTCAATCATTCTTCCGAATAACCAACAGAATACAACCCAATCGTAATCACCATAGTAGGCATAGAATTCGTAATCATTAACTGGAATAGGTTCTATAGTTTCTAAACCTTCATCCATTCTCTTTTTCACATCAGTATAATCTCCATTTACACAAAATGATTTAATTTCTTCTCTTATTTGATATTTAGATTTACCACAACAAAGTATATAAGATTTAAAGTTCTTAATAGTCATTGATTCTCTACTTGTTTTATTACCTGATATCTTACTATCAAATAAATTCTTAAGTACATTATCTCTTAACCATTCATTATTCCATGCATCATCTATATCAAATTCATTAGATATTGCATAGTATTCATTTCCGTCTTCATCTATAATACCAATTGATATTAATTCAATTGTATCAATTAATGTTTGATGTACACTTGATGAATTAATTGCATCCTTTAGTAATGTAGTATCTTTTTGATATTCATGGAACTCAGTATCCATGTAAAATTTCTTTTTCATTTAGTTAGTTGTTAGTTGTTAGTTATAATTTTTCTTTAAGAGTATAAATTATTTGTAAGCTAATTCGTTCTATATCATTATATCTAATTGTTAACCACACTTCATGATCTCTTATCTCTAGATCTTTTGTATTAACAAATATATCTATATCACCATGTTCATTAGGTTCTATATCATATGACTTTGGTACTGCAGTTGTACAATGACAACTAGGTTGTATATGATTTATAGTTAGTTTCTTTTGATGTGGATTGAATAATTCGAATGTATGATTGAGTATATCACCTTCTCGGCCCACGCCGAGGTGCACGCTTGCTTTATCAGAACTAATAAGAGATAGAAATGATACAGGGCCTAAGCTAGTCATGTCCGCCAGAGCTGTTTCCCAGTCGAACTTACGATTATACATATCACTCTTATTACGCGCACACAACTGTTTGAAGTTATTCCATGCATCTCTATTCATTATTTCCGGGTAACACCCATCATCACATCCTTTATCTGAATATAACTTGTCTGGCATTTTACATTTACAATGTATACACTTTCCTGATGTGTAACATTCCTTATTTGCTATCACTTCGCGCCAGACTATCTGCTCTTGGATATGTTGTGGTGATTGAAATATATCTGAATATCTTTCACTGAGTGCTTTGCGCCCAGTTCCTTGTATGTATGCCCACACATTCTTAGCTGTTATATCATAGCCGTTAATCTTCATTTATTATATGGTTTTAACGTGTTTAAATCTTTATTGGTTAAATCGTATTGGTACTATATATGATGCAGTATAAGGGTGTACCTCGTCGGACTGGTCCGCCCCTCCTTTCCTGCAAAATACGTTAGTATCTTACTATATGTTTAATTATAATACAATTATTAGTACTGTTACTATAACTGCCACGATAGCAGAACTACCTATTACTGATGTAATGGTTGTGGCGGTCTTCTGTCGTTTTAACTTCTTGTTTGCTTTAGTTAGCTTAATTGAGCATTCATCTATCTCTTCTAGGTATAACATGATCTTATCACTCTTTAAGTTGAGTCTATCCTCTAATACCTTGATTTTAGATTGAAGTACCATTTTCTGTATCATTAAGTTATCCATTGCTTCTTCTGATAAGGATATAACTAAATTAGCGTCTAGTATAACATTCTCTAGCATTGTATTCTGGATATACAGTATCTGTAGACTATCTTCTGCATTTAATAGTTTAGCTGCTCTACCCATGGTCATACATATACTTCCGTCAGGTCCTTGCCATGCTTGTACTATTGAACTAGTACTATCTTGCGTTAAGGCCGTTAATGATTGCAGTAGAAGAACTATCACGATAATTATGTTTGATAATTTCATTCTTGTAACGTTTTATCTTATTTACAGAATTTGTTAGGTTGTCGTTATATTTATCTATGTCCGCAAATAGTGATGACTGATCCATATTTAATGAGTCTAGTTTAATGTCTATACGTGTTTGCTCAGCAATGAAGGTACTGTCAATTTTATCTAATCTAGACTGAATCATTTGGAAACCTTGTTTATTATATTCTATTGCTTCATTAGGTCTGAAAGCTATAACTAGCATTATAATGTTCATTAAAATAATCAATGATGCTGCTGATGCAATTACTATTATGTATTTTTTATCTATATTCATATGTTAAGTTTTAAAGAGCAATGAATATCACTATTAATCCTAATAGTAATATCCATGCTATTATTCCTTTTATTGTTTCTTCGTTCAATTAGTTTTCGATTAGGTGATCACTGTTATCTACATCTGGGTTGGCTACAATTTCTTCTGGATCTGGATCGATATCAACATATCTATCATCAATTAAGATTTGTTTATCGCTCATATCATTTTGTTTACCAGGACGTACAATTGATTCAATATCAAAGTTCTCAATTAAGAATAAGTTCTGAAAATGCTTCAAACGAATCTCTTCTTGATTCATAATAAAGTCTTCACACTTTTCTTGTTTGTTAACGTAATATCTGTTATCTTTAAACCTAAATAACTTGGTATATACGATATCACCTACTTTAGGTACAATGAAAGCTTCTGCAGCAACAGAATCGTACTTGGCTAGTTTTTCTTTTTGTTCATGATACCAAATTAATGTAGACGGTGAGATAGCCATAATCATACCTTTATCAATGACAGGGAATGGTGTATTAACCCATTTGTTTTTATCTGTACTACGTACACGTGCATCTATTTGACGTAAACTCCATTCTAACTGTACTACTTTACCAGTTTCTGTATTACGTGCGATATTCTTAATTGGGTTTTCCATGTACATTTGAACGATTAAACCTGTTTCTAATTGTACATTTTTGAAATGTTCTACTAGGTTTACATCTTTCTTCCAACCGGTTGTACCTACTAATTCAGTATTCCATTTATCAATAGCCTCTTGACCTTGTAGAATAGCGTTAATTTGTTTCTCACGCGTTTCATCATTTTCTTGACGTTTTCTATTGTCAACGTATGAACTTGCTTTTTTAATTCGTGTCTTGGTTGGTCTACTCTTTTTACTCATTGTTTTATTATTTATCTTTGTTAGTTAATTGTTGTTCAGACTCTTTTAAAGCTTTTAATTTCTTCCTTAAGTCCAGTTGTTGTTTTTTATATTTGTCTGATTGAATCCATTTTTCATACCTTTTAGGTAATATAGAAAATGTACCAAAGTAATTCCATAAGAATTTAGTATATTTTAAATTATTAAATGCATCTCGTTGCCATTGAAAGAAGTGCTGTATTGCATGTCTGGTTAGGTCTTCACTTATATTTAATTCCTTTGCTATTTCTTTCATTACACGTGGTACTAATGAATCATCTTGCTTTAATCTACGTGACATATATTATTGTGGATCTAGTACACAGAATTTAAATAGAAAATCAAATTTGAGTGGTTCGTCCGTATCAGTATATTTACGCGCATCTGTTATTAAATCAGTTAATTCTTGATTTAATACTAATAGATTATCTTCATCCTTGATGACATATCCTGCATGACGTAATTTACTTAATGTAGCATAAATTGACGAGGCACTCTTACCTAATTCTTTTCCTAATTTAACTAGTGTTGCATCTTTATTTCTAAATACAATCGTGTAGTCTCTATCTTTCATCATTAAATGAATTAACAAGTCGATTGGCGTCTTAGCTAGTCGCATGTCGACTATTTCCGAACCCATTCTACGATATCCAATTACATTATTTAATTCTAGATATAATCTAAAAAATGCTTCAATTGATATTGATTTGATTACCTTTGTTGTTATATCTCCAGGACCATTGTAGGTTTCCTGGTATTTACCGTAACGTACGATCTTACATGAAGTGTTAATATTTTCGTTATTCTTACTATAGTTTATATTGGACATGATCTGTGTTAAATGGAAGGTCAGGTAGGTCAGATTGCTCTGGATCAAGTAAGTTACGTATGTCATCAAATGATGCAGGGCTAGTTACATATCCTCCACTAGTTAAATAAATGTTAGTTAGTCTGTCATTCTCAGGATGCTCACTTAAATGAGTAATAGCATCTATATTAATGGATGTTCTTACTTCAATAAGGTCATCTTCATCTATGTTGATTCCGAGTTTACGAGATCGTGCTGAGGATGTCAAAGTAGTTAGTTCTAATAATAACATTATTGTTTAAATTGTATTATGTTTAACATTTTTGTGTTATGTTATTACAAATATACAGTAAATATATTGATAAAGTGCACAAAAAAGTGAAAAACTGTTAATTTTTTTTATTTTTTTTTTATTTTTTCTAGAATATGTGTGTGAAACGGGTGATAGCACATATCCTTTGAACCCCCGTTAAGTTTTACGGGGGATGGAGCCCCTAGGTCGTATTGACAATTAACTCTTAAACCACTTTGATATGACATATCAAGAAATCATGGCTCAAAAAGCCATCGATGCCACAAAAGCGGCAGCAAAGAAGGAGACTTCTTTTCAAATCATCAAGTCCAACGAAGCTGGACATGAGGTAATGTTCATGGCTGCTCACGCTGCCAACACATTAATCGAAATCGACAAAGTCGAACGAGACGGTGTCTCTTATCGTGCTGTGGCCATCACTTCTGTTGAGCCTACCAAAACGGTATGCTCTAATCCGTTAAAAGACGGATACATGTTAAGAGGTAGAGACCTCTTAACCAACGCACCATTGGTGTCTTGGGTTTATGTATTAAAAACGGATCCTGCTCCTATCGTCGGCAGTCACCGTTCATTCCCTGCAATCAACATTCCCAAAGGTCATGTTGCTTTACAGAGAGAATGGAAAGACGGGGTTGTTTCTGAGACGGCAATGACTTGCCTTAAATCCCTTACGGATTCCTCCTTCGTCGGAGCTCCTAAAGGTATGGTAGAATTGCTCCTTGCGGAGACTGCTGCTGCCATGATTACTGCACCAACTGCTACGGCTGAAGCGCCTGCAGTTGTTGCTGGACCGTAATCATTACAAACTAACTACCACAAGGGTAGTTAGTTTGTTTATATATATGATATAAACCAATAACCTTATATAATTATAATAACATTGATTTCAGGTTAAATGCCTGCATGTAGTTCAAGTCTATATAATCAACTAATGTTAACCCAATGTTAATTTAATGTTAATTTAATGTTAAGTTTTACATTTATTTTAAACTATTTCACTGTTTTTGTCAAAAAGTGGTATTTAGTGTCAAATATTTTTTGTACCTTGGGCAGGTGGCGGGCTAGTTCTCCTATAAGACATAGTTCAAGTGCATATAAAGTTGTTTGTATTAGTATACATTTAACACACAACATACCCATATATAAACCCACATTAACCCATTACCGTTTTACAATAACAATAGTACTATTAAGCCTATATTAATAATTGATAGAATTAATCTATAGTTATAACACAGCTTAATAGTACTATTTTTGTTTATATTCACATCTCATTTACTCAAATTAATACTTAAAACATATATATTATGCCTAATCAAACAGTATCCCTAGAAATATCAGTAGATAGAATGATTGAAGATATTAACCAACACTTATGTGGTTGGTTAGAATGTGCTGAAGGAACTTTTTCTGAGCCATTGACACATGAAGGAAGATATGTAGTACTTAAAGATATCACCAACTCAAAAGGTGAGAAAGTTAATTGGTCATTACCTTTAAGTGAAATTCATACAGCTTATCACAATTATGCTGAAACAACAGCACATATTCCTGTTCCATCTTTACAGAAGATAATAGATGAGGATAGAATAAGTGGTATTGTTAATATATGGAAAAGACTTAAAGGAATTTAAATAATAAGCCCGTAACACTCGTTGCGGGTATTTACTCAACTTATACTAATACTCAAAATATTATGCTAAACATACAAAAATTAATAGCAAGTGTAACATCAATAATTACAACTGCTATGCAGGATACAGAACTACAGGACTTTCATAATCTTGCCAAATTATTAGCTATAGTGAGTCATTTTATTTATGACATTCAACTTTCACCAAACGTAGCTGATTTTATTGTTGAAGTTGAAAAGATTATCAGTAAGTTTGATAATATGAATCTTCGAATGAGATTACGTAATAAGTTATTTCAACTTATAGCTGAAATGGAAGACCATTTTGGTAAATCTAATAGACGTGTAAACATTGTATTTAGTGGAGATAGAAGTACATTTCGTGAGATAGAGAATATCAGTAATGAAAACGGAAGAAATTTCTATTGCGTTGATGAACTAGAAGAAAATAATACAGTACGTTTAGATTTACTATGTGTTCGTGATATGCTTTATTTAGTAAGTAGATTAAAGCATTACTCTTACACATTTGAAGTTGTAAAAATATAAGGAAATCATAATACGGCTACAATACTCCATTGTAGTCGGTTATGATTTTATCAGTCGTAAGACGAGGGCTATACTGGGCTTAAGTAACACAGTTATCAATTTAATACTCAAACTTAAAATATATAATATTATGGCACGTTCAAACAAAAATAACGCATTAGAAGCAGAAAAAGATTTAATCATTTTTATGGCTTTACTTAGTACACATAATGTATCAGATAATATAAAAGATTTGATATTATTCATGCCTATTTATCAAAGAAAGAATGCAATACTCATTCTTTTAGGTAGACCAACAACAATGGAGTTATATCCATTGAAGTCTAAAAGATATGGTGAACTTAAGTATTTCTACAATCTCAATTATAATCCATTAACAGATATGATTGAATATGATTGTTATGAATATGAAAGTATTCAAGTTAGTCATTCTTTTGATAGTAAGTATGCTGATGAACTTCAATTACTACGCGAACAAGTTTCTGAATTAGATACAGAATCCGCTAAGAAATTAGCATCTAGCCAAACTGGCACTGAAAGTGAATCAATGTATACTGCATCTTATAGAACACGTAGTAACGAAATGAGTTTAGATGATTGGAATACTCTCAATAAAGATGAATATAAAGTTGATTGGCATAAAGGTCCTGTTTTTAATGAAGCAGTATAATACTGAACTACGTTTTGAGGTATCGTAAACCTTATTTTATTAATCATATTTCACAACCACCAGAAAAGCCATTGAGTCAATCCATCGAGTTGGAGCAATATATGGAAGGAGAGTGGTTATTTTTTATTCACGCATACTAGATTTTATAAAGGAGAGATTATATCTCTTCGATATGAACAACAACTTGAGGAGGAAATCTCCAGTTTTAAACAGCTACGCATGCTATACGTCAGCATGCTATAGGGCACACCAACTAAGGGACAGTAGTAGTACGAGGATGTATCTCGGAAGACTACAACGCTTGCCTATGGCATTCACACCAGCGTTCCCATAATTTAAAGACATATTAACTACTGTAGAGTTACAGAGTTATTTATACCAGACTAAGTGATATGGTATTATGTCGGCTTTTTGACTGTCAAGGTATTCGAACAGTTATTAGTTTGATAGTTAACCGCGCCAAGTGCATTTATGTACGCTAGTAGGATGAAACTATCCGAGGAAGGATCGACCAGTGTCGGCGAAACAAACAACCTCGTAAATAAAAGGATACGGTTGCAGTAGGAGTACTGTGTTGCCAATTCAGGCAATTGACTAAGGTCATAAATAACAGAAACTATACCGCTACTATAATTCATAGTAGTGGTATTTTTATAAACTTTCGTGTACTATGTACGACGTGTTCTTCGATGAAAAGTAAGTTCTAATTATTTAATACTCAAACTCAAAATATAAAATCATGGCTTTCGAATGGAAAAATAAGAATCAACCTATATCTGCAACTGGTTGGATTCATAATGCTAATATATTAACTGATACATATACCATCATTATAAGTCTTCTCAAGACTGGTTTGAATGCAGATCAAATGATGTCATTCTTTCAAAATTGTGGTATGAACATGTATGATTGGCACTGTCAGTTATTTATTGATTTATATAATTCACCTTGTCAATTAGAATCTGCTAAAAATAAATATAATTTTAGCGAACGCGTAGAAGTAATTACTTTTGATCGTTACGCTATGTCAGCATAAAAATATTTGGTTAATAGTTACCATTCCAAGTCTACGGACGTTTGTAGGATTAAACTATAATTTGCAAATATAACATCCTTATTAACGTGAGGATGTTTTCTTTTATACTCAAATTTAATCATTATGAACTTCTTAGAAGAAATTAAAAGAGTTTCTAAATTATTCAAACAAGAAAATAAACCTATGGTTGCTCTTGTAATTACTCATGGTATATTTATTGATGATAGAATATTATTCATCACTAAAGGTAGAATGACTAAAACATGTAATGGACTCAAGTTTGAATTTCATAAAAGTTTTTGGTTAAATTCAACAGGTAACACTGAAGTAAATCATTTATATAATGAATATTTCGTTCATGAAGAAAAAGTTGTCATGTTTGAAGGTGGAAGAAAATCCACTAAATTACCTAGTTATAAAGAATTAATGAAACTTGATTTATTCATATTAAATTATTAAAACTCAAAATATTATGTCGGATACAACAAACACATTCTTACCACCATACCTTGTTATCATAACAGGAACAAATGGCCCTAGTGGTAGCCATCAAGGTATATGTAATAGTTATGATGCTATTGCAAAGTTTCTCAATACATCTAATTTTGCTAAAGAACATGATTCAGGTACTGAGGCTTGGAAGTTTATGGGATATGATTCTTCTCCATTTAATGTAGAAGAAGTAAGTGGAATAGTTAATCATATTTGGTTTCATGATAAAGATAGATCAGGAGACCCTCAATGTGATTTCGATGGAGATGAAGGTTATTGGTCAGTTCAAATTCATTCCATTTCAGATATGATGCAAGATAAAGTTGATGAAGATGCATTCTTTGATTTAAATAACTTATTATAATACTCAAATCATTTAATACTCACAATACTCAAACTCAATATTATGTTAGAAATGATTCTAGCCATCTCCTTTGGAGGTGCAATCGTAAAAGCTATTGTAACTATAGTAGCTGTTAAGTAATCTTATTACTCATTCTTAAATACTCAAAATATGTTAAAATTAATAGCAATTCGTAATGGTTCTTTAGGTCATCAACTTATATCTCGTGCTCATTATGATAAAGATGTAGTAGAAGCCAAAGCACATAAAGCTAATACCATTCTTGCATCATATGATCATCTTCAATATCTTATTGATAGATCTGTGAATACTGATATTGATGAGTATAAACGTTTCCATTATAAGAAACTTACTTATTTATATAAGGAAATAATCAATGAAGTCATCATTGATTATAGTAATCCTTCGAAATGGTTGCAAGGAAATATTAATAGATTTAATGACTATATGGAAACTAATGATCTTCGTATGAAAAATGAAAATTATTGTTTCTGGGAATAAATTACTCAAACTCAAATATTCAATACACTGCAATATACAACACTATTTCTATAGTGAAACAGGTATGTTGTGGTGTGTTGATTTTAAACTTAATTATTATGCAAGAATTACCTATATTAAACAACAATGAAACCCCTTCACTTTGTGGTGAATGTGGTGGTAAATGTTGCAAAGGAATGGCTGGTTGGTATCACCCAGAGCAAGTATTAGATATACTTAAAGAATATAAAGATACTAAAAAACTACCAAGTAACATTAAAATTGATGCATATGATGGTTGGCCAGAAATCTGTGTACTAAGACCAACACATACTAATTCTCCTTCTGGAGATCGTGATTTATCTTGGGGCGGAACTTGTGTTAATCACAATGATAAGACAGGCTGTTCATTATCATTTGATAAACGTCCAATACAATGTCAAGATTTAAAAGCAGGAGATACATGTTTATCTGTAAAGTGGGATAAAGAAGAACTATCCAAAGAATGGGTTGATTATCAACATTACTTTGAATAAATATAAATATAACATTCTCTGCTGATGAAGAATAAAGTAAGAACTGGATTGTAGGGTCGAAACCTACTCTTACTGGTATGACAGACACCTAATTCTAAATCTAATTCAGATAGTTACTGGTATGTAGCCACGATGTTTATCAATTTCGCACCAAGGTGTAGATAAATAAGCATTTTAAATTCTATTTCCAACTGTATGGAACAGAGAATGTTTTTCTTAATACTCAAAACTTAATCAAAATGAAATATTTAAATTTAATACTCGCAATAATATTTACTATTTGCGCATTATTCTTAATGGTATTTAGTATAGCTGTATTCTGCTCTATCACACGTGAACCATCAACATTCATGTATTGGTATGGTGGATTGCTTATTTTTGTTAGTTGTTGTGCAGGATTACTATACACTAAAATAGCAATGAGACGTTGGGAATTATTCATTCAAGAACATGATGCACGTTATGACAATGTACTTGATGATGATATAATTGAAGCTATAGAATTAGTTGGTCGTAAAGAATTAAAACAAGATCTACAGTTTATCCATGAAGAATGTTGTGTAGGCATTGTTCATGAAGAAGCCGCTCATCGTGCAAATGAGAAGCTTTAGTTAGTAATGGGAGATAATGCCTGCACAGTGTTATCTCCCATGAAATTGCCTCCTTATACTATAACCTCCACGCGGTGGGAAGCGGATATCGAAAGATAACACCATGATAACATGGATATGATAGTAATATTACTCACACTTAAATAAAACAACATAAAATTCATAACTGCATTAGTTGAAGTTAACTCAAAATAGTTGTAGCCATAATTAATAATAGTGATACAGAATTAGCACAAGCTGTTCTTAACATGTATACTAGACCTATTGAAGCTGTACAAGTTGAAGCAGTTGGACGAATTGCATTAACAATCGAAGAATACGGTAAAAAATATTCAGTTCATTGTACTACTTATGATACATCAAAAGGGACTTATTATATGCCTTATAAAGGACATCATGAAACAGGTACTTGTGATGATATAAGTGAAAAATTTTGTAAAGAATTATTAAGAAATGAATTTTAACTATTTAATCTAAATTATGAATCAATCAGAAAAGAAGATAAATAATCTGAAACAATTCTTATTTAGTGAACATGAAACTCACATAAAACTTGGAGTTCAATTAGCTAAAGGAATGAATATGTCTTCATATGATATCACGCATTTAATTGTTGATGATTTAGTAGATGAAAAGTGTTCTAAATTATGGGGTGTTGATGTAATTATTTATGAAGAAATAATTAAGAATCGTAAATATTTAGCACTTGATATTGACGAACATAAAATTAGTGTTCCTCTTAAAATACGAGGAAAGAACCGTAATGCATCAGAAAGATTAAAAATACCAGCTATCGCTTTTATAATAAGAGTAATTGATGCTATATTAATTAAATTAATTTAACAAACTTAAACTATAAATTATGATAACTTATTCGCATAAAGCAGACGCAAGAGATACAATGGATGCATGGGCTGATAAAAAACCTATGCCAGCTTCTATTAAAGAATTAGTAGAACAACATCCAGATATCGGTAAAGATGTTGTTGCTCACAATGTAGTTATGGATTCATTAATTGAAAATGAAATTATAGCTACTGATGCTGAAATAAAAGAATTAGATGAGTCTATTAAAATAAATAAAGCTAAAGATGGTGAGATAGAGGAATTAAAGAAATTAAAAACATACAGAGCTACATTAGTTCCTGTATTAATATCATGTACACTTAGTGCACGATTCAATACTAAAAATTGGGTTGGTGATTATTCCGTATGGAATTACACTGCCTAATTAATCTTGGCCTATTATATACTTCCTTCCTACCAAAAACTAAAAACGACAGTATATACAATTTCCAAGCGGGTGGAGCATCGTACACTTCAATTTATTAACTTAAAAATTATATTATGAATAGTTTTAAATGGTATACAGAATTCATGATTATATCAATATGTTTAATTATAACAGCATTTACTGAACTTGTTTTAGTACCTGTATTTGTCAAGTATAACATACCATTTAAGACAGTTGCAATAGGTAGTATGGTAGTAGTCATTATACTTAGAATATGTGCTGGCTTAATTATTAAATATAAACGATACTTTTGTCTATTGTGGCCATTTTGTGGAGATGTAGAATCTGAAGAAGATGAACCATATAATCATTTAGTAAGTTAAACCTCGCTGGCGAACAACTACTATATAAATTACATTCTATTATTTGTTTTTAAACACCATAGTAACAAGCATAACAAAGTTAATACATTGCACTTTGTCTATGCACTTACAATTAATAGTAATGTAATATTATTTACTCAAACTCAAAAATATAAATCATGTTAACAAAAGAAAATTCAACAGTTATAGAAAGGATTAAAGCTAATCCAGTTGCTGCTACTCAAGCACATAATTTAGCATTAGGTGAAGAATTGTTAGAGATTATTGGATCTCTTCCCACATATCCATTTATATTTGAAATGATTTGTGTTAGTATAGGTGATATAGTTGGTATTACTCGTTATAAAGTAACAAGTAATAATCATAATTATCAATATCAACTTTTACTTGATAATGAACAAAATAAATATATTGGTGAATTACAACCAATGGATAAAGCTAGATTGATTGAACATCTTCGTAAAGAGATTAAAGATGAAGAAAGAAGATAAGTTAAAGAATAAATTAACTAAAGCTAAGAATAAGTTAAAGCAACGTATAGATAAGTATAATTTATATATTAGTAAGTTAGAAGAAATAGGATTAGATTGGACTGATAAACAAACAATGAAAGTTACTATACTTAATAATAAAGTTAATATGGCTATTGTTGTTGTTGAAACATGTCAATCTAATCTTAATCAATATTATAAAAATCCAAATGGTCCATCAAGTGACCTATAAATTAATTATTATGAAAGAATTAAAAGTAAATCAAAAAATTGAAATTGGTAGACATATTTATCAAATTGATGAAACATCTGGAGGTAAATATTTTCTATTTAATTGTAGTATGAAACTTAATGGTGCTATATTCGATGATTTGAATATAAAAGATGGATATAAATTTGCATCAGACATTCTAGGTTATCCATTACATCGCCCAGAATCAGGTAGATCTTTTCCATTTGTTAGAACATTAGAAGATTTAACTAAAGTGGTTGAAAAATTACAAAGATTAAGTAATCAAGATGTTACTAGTAATATTATTACATTACAACAATTCAGAGATGCAATGAGCAATGCTGATATTTGTGGCGATTGGACGCAAAGATTAAGTAAAGAATTAGGTAATAATTTATTATTTGATGGTAAAGTTGATGTAGCACATAAAACGATCACAGACATGTATTGTGATGCTAATGGAACTCAAATGAAATTATTAGATGAATTGTTTCCTAATTATGATGCTAATCCAGTTATTTCTTGTAATGAGTTAAAAGTAGGTGAAGTAATGGAAATTGTTAGTAACGGTGATCATTATGGTGGCTGGTTAATGCGAGGTAACAGTTCTTTTACAGAATTAACATTTCCATATCATATATGGTCTTGTGGTTGCCAACTAGAAGGTAAAAGAATAAAGGTTAAAATTACTCTTGATGAAGAGTAATTAATATATAGTATGGTATTACCTATATTAGAGGAACTCTAGTAATGGGTTGAATATAGTATAATACAGATACTGTATTATATAGCATGGTAATTTACACTTTTCCCTCCAGTAATTACGGGAAAAGTGATTTAGACTCTATTTGTAGAGTTGTATAGATGTGGCGCGGACTTGACTTTGAGTTAATGTCTGTTATTTATTTCATGTAAAATTAAAATTATGTCTCAAATCAAATTAAATACTGATGATTATAAATCATTCAAGTGGATAGACGAAGTAGAGCTTAATACTGAATCAGAATATTATTTATTATGTTCTAACATTAATTCAGATGATAATTGGGTTTGGAAATGGTGTGAGCATGAATTTAATTGGACTCCTATATTTTCTATAGAATATGGTGAGTGTAAAATTCAAGGTATAAACTTAAAAAAATCAATTAAAAATGCTAATGAATGGCTAGTTGGAATTAGTGAACGATATCAACATTTAGATTATCAGGAAAGAAAGAAGAAAGGTATTATACTACCTATTGGTCAGATATTAAAGATTAACATCAATGAAGAGAGATAAGTTGTCAGTGCTATAATAGCCTTGAAACATCATTGATGAATAATTAAAACAATCAGTACAGTGGGATATAGATCAAAAAGACCACGAGACTAATGTAAGATTAGTGCTTTACCAACATTAGATGATTGGAATGTTCCTACCAGAAATGGATCGGGCAGGGTTCGAATCCCAAATTAGCAACGTCAATAAGACTAATAATCATGTTTTAATTATTACAGCACGTGGATAGCTTGAGCATCACCTCCTTCGGATATAGATGAAAGCCGAATGTATGGAGCTACTGTAGTACTCTAGTAATTGAAATTATTATGCCTCGTGAAGACGCATAATAGTGGAGAGCTACCGTTGGTAACGACAACCATTATATTTACCAAAGAAGAGAGGCTAATGTTCCTAAAACTCAAGCACTTCTTTGTATAACAGTTAATAAATTGAAGCCGTGATGACAGTCAGCGTAAACCTTAATTAGGTTGTATGTGTAGATGGTAACTCCGTAGCATTATAATAATTGACTAGTCCATAGTGGCTATGCAGCAGCGTTCAATTTATTTATTCAAAGAACTTTATTATTAACACTTTAAACTTATTAAACAATGAAAACTTTATTATTATTTTTATTCGTATTATTATCATTAAATGTATCTGCACAAATTGATACAACTGAATATCATGTGATTGTACCTGATAATGGTGCTCCTCACATGGAAAAAGGTCTAATGGCTGTCAAATATGATGGTGATTATATACTGTATGCTGATGCCACAACTGATTGGGAATGGGGATTGATTACTGATGAATCTGAAGTCTTCATGGCTGACAATGTTGAAGATGGTCTTCAATTAACTACTTATGTAGGTAAGATTGCCATGGTTAACAGATATGTTAATGTAGAATCAAACAAATTGGATTACATAAGAATTCGTGCTCAGCATGGATATGTATATTCAACTAATGATTTTGATCAGGCAGTAAATGTTTTACGTAATGAGATTAAACGTAAGGCAGTCAAAGTACATCGTGCATCAAATAATGTACGATTCTAATCTTATAACTTTATTATTTTAAACCACTTAAATTAATTATTATGAAATTTACAGGAAAAAAACAACGTCTTCAATATGTTGAAGACAAAAAAGTAAGAAGTCAACTCGCTAACAAATTTGAACTTAATGATTATAGCCAACCTGCAGTGCAGAATAGAGCTGTATTAAATCAAGAGGTTCTGGTTGGTGCTGATGCAGGAAGTTAGAATACATTTATTTTATTAAGAAACTTTATTAATTAAATATAATACCAAAACTTTATTAAAATGAAAAATATCAAAAGAATATTCGTATTTTTATTTGCATTATTAACTTCATTTGCTTCATTATTTAGTGGTTCTAATCAATCATTAAGTGATAGAGCTGAAATCCCTAGCTGGAATTATACAAAGCAAATTACGACACATTATTTCAATTCTGGTCGTAGAAGCAAATACAAACCTAATCATTATAGATAAGGTAATGAGAATAACACGAGGTCTCATTTCAACCGTGTATTATATGGAAACAGGTACCTCAGTTGGTCAGAGGAATGGTTGGCTAACCATCAGACTGCGGTTCGAATCCGCACCTGTTCACAAAATTAAGAAACTGTCACTATCTTGACTCCAATGACGTCCAATTACATTAATCAGTGTAATTTTCATTGATGATAAAGACGTAAGGCATGGTGCATGAATAACTAGCTTGAGTACGTTATAAAGAGGTGATGGTTCTATTCCTCTTATTTTTATTTACTCAAACTTAAAATTAAACATTATGATTATAGATACAGAATATATAGACGCTTTACTAAGTCTATCAGAAATACGTGACTATAAAAATGGTCCGCGTAGATACTTTCCTATTCCATGTACAATGGAAGGAAATAATCATTTATACCTTGCATTTTATGTGTTGTATGGTTATTTACCAGAATCTGATATTGAAGTAAATTGGGCTTGTTTTGAAATGAGTCTTGATACTTATGTTGAAGAAATTGATGGAAAAGTATGGGTTCGTACTGTTTACAAGACGGACCATCCTAATCCAGAAAAAGGTCATAAAATAAAAATTAATTAATACTCAAAAATTAAATTATTATGAATAAGATATTATTAGCCAATTCGGCTATTTACGACACAGTCAGTTACTATAATAACATAGCAGCTGTGATTGTCATTGTTGTTATTGCTGTTGTACTTCTTAATGGAGCACGACAAGTTGATTGGAATGATAATGATTAAAATACTTAAATTATGAAATTACTTAAATTATTAAATGAAAATATATCCATTTTGGAAGCTGTTGAATTAATCAAAAGTAATGAAGAACAAGGATATATTTTCATTCCAGTAAAGAATGAGCACGATTGTTTATTCGAATTAGGTGGTAGAAATTATGAAGGTAATATTGAATTTAAAGTATGTATACCAAAATATAATAATTGTTTACCATATCAAGCATATTATGTAAGACACGGAGAAGAAAAATCTAATGGATTTAGTGTTCAACATTATAGTATTGGTTGTAATATGTCATTTAGAGTTCATTCTATGGATGGATTCAACTTTGATAATGAAGATGAATTTATTAATTATATTAGTAATACTGATTTTATTAATAATTCACCTAAGAAAACAACAGAACATGTTTCTTCAGGGATCACATATCCTGTTGGAATATGGACTAAATAACATAAACACGTAATTTGATGGAGGGTAACCTGTGATGTCAAACTAATAATTATGGAACTTGAAGCTTTGGCTTAAGATAGGAAAGTAATTAGCGTGTTTTTTAAATAATACTCAAAACTTAAATTATGAAACTTAAAAAATGTAAAATAGTTATGCTTCCAAGTAATGAAGCATTGAAATCTGGTAATTTATTCAAGTCAGCAAGAGGATTTATTGGCTTGTGGAACGTAATAGAAACATTGCAAGAGAATACTTATGCAAATGAAGCTACACCTCAACATTTGTATGTATTATCTGAAGGTAAGATTAAAAAAGGAGATTATTGTTATCATGATGAATCTCGTAATATTGTTGTATGTGTATCTGATTTAATGGGTAGTTGGCATCATTTGAGTAAAGTGATTGCAACAACTGATGAGTCATGTGGCTTACCAACAATACCAGAAGGTTTTCTTAAAGAATATTGTAAAGGAGAAATTGATTCTGATATGGTTCTTTATTCATCTATAAGAAATAATGAAGTCTTGACGAATCTAGAATGTAAAATAATACAAATGAAAAAGAATAGTATAAACAATATGGGTCAATGCATGTTATCAATATTAGACTCATTGAAATTAGTAGATGGAGGTGATACATTTCAACCAGAGAACGAATCATTAAGTGGAATAATGTTCCGTAAGATGAAAGCATATAATGTAGACTTGAATAAAATATTAGACTTTACTCATTTGAAACCAACTGATGTAAAGAATGTAGTCAGAGTCCAACATGATAATGTTACTGCCAACAATAACGGTGGATTCTTTGATTTACCTAATACTAAGCAAAAATGTACTCATATCGAACATAATCCACCAGCATTTATTCATATTCCTCAAGGAAAAGGATATCGACATATTTGTCCAAAGTGTGGTAAAACAACAGATTTAATACCACCTCAAATTGGTTATTAATATAATATCTACTAACTACTCAAGAGTAAGTCAACACTCGTAACGAATCTAGTCATATACTTAATTGTATTCCTTGACAAGGATAGGTATGCCTCCGCATTGAGTCCGTTGATCTGGAACTTGTGAATAAAAGAGAGAAATCTTCGAGGCATTTTTTATTAACTTAAACTCAAAACTTAATCAAAATGAACTACCAAGATAAAATAAAACAAGCAAATGCAGAAGCTGATGCTGTTATACATGGTATTACTAGTCAATTGAATGAAGAGAATAGAGTGTATGAATTTATGTGGAAGGAAGGAGTTATTAATGATATGGAAGTATATGCTATTAAATTGACTGCTTGGATTAACGAAAGTTATATTCCTTCTATTACAAATGGTACTAATACACGATTCATAAGTTCATTATTAAGTGAAGATAAAGCTGAATTAGCAGATATTATCATGCAAGATAAGAAATATCGTGTCATGAATAACTTTGGGATCACTCGTCCTGATGATATGAGTTTAGTTTATGGTGATAATTGGTTTGATATGACAACATTAGAAGGAATAATGATTGATGAAGCTCATTGTCAAGAAGTTCCAGAACAAAGATTTATTAATATACTTCGAGGTTGTGGAGTACATTATGAACCAGGTGAAACAATAATTACATATCATGATGTGACATTCCGAAATGGACTTGTTATGCAATGTATATCTGTAATAAGAATATAATAGTTTGAGTATAGGTGGTAGGTGGAGACCTACTGCCGTTTTTATATAGGTTTAACATTAAAATTAATTACTATGACTAAACAAGAACTTATAAATCTACATCAGTTATTATGTTATCAACATACATCATCTGTAGCATTTAAGATTGCAGAAGGACATGGCTTAACTAATGTAGAATTACTTAAGTTGATTTGGTGTAAGTTAAATGTAAGAGGACGCCATATTAATTTTAAGAGGTACACTTTAATGAAACTACGACATAAATATATTAATGGGCACGCTTGGAAAATTTGGCCTATAGGTTATAGAGATGGTACTGAAGATATTCCATGGCCGCAAAGTCATGTGTTTGAAGCTCTTGTAAGATATTTAATAAGAGATAGCATTTTATAATTTTAGGTTTAACTTCGTTATGCTTTGGTTGAAATGAATACTAACAAATAAGAGATATGAATACAAATAAATACTACATGACTGATGATGAGTTTAACACATTCCTTCAGTCAATAAACGGTCTAGTCAACGGATTTTATCCGGATAGAGACCTAATAATGTCCAGATACTACTTCGAAATCGGTAACGGATGGTTAGGATTAGTCAAAGAATTAATCGAAGAGTTAATCAAATTAGATTGGGATAAACAATTATGTCAATGTAAAGAGAAGTTTGGTGGACTTAGATTTTATATTAATTCAGCTACTGATGAAGTACATGAGTTAATATCTAAAGCAGAAGAAGATAGTTATAAAATATGTGATGAATGTGGAGATGAGGGAGAACTAAATACTTCAGGTTGGATGTCAACTCGTTGCATGAAACATAAATAATTGGTTTAACTTTGTTCGGCGACGGACATTTTAACAACATAAAGATATGAAAACTAGTAAGATACCACAAGAAACAACAGATTCCATCAAGCAATTACTGCTGGCGAACAATGGTGATGCAAATAGATTAGGTATATTACTAGCTCAACAACATGGTTGGGAATTATGTGATATAGCTAATTTGGTTGTTAGAAATGAGATTCCCAATAATGGTGTTCATTTACTTCATGTATATTTTTTAGGTTTAGATATGAGTATTACTTGGCGTATTAATTATAGTTTCATAGTATATGAAATTCACATGAATGGAGATTGGATTGATACAAATACTTACAAAGGTAATAAAAGTGAACAATATCAATTTGATAAAGTTGTTAGAAAATTAATTAAATATTTAGTAAAAGCATTAAAAGATGACAAAGAAAGAATTAAATAATTTGCATCAATTACTATGTTCATCTACAACATTCAAATTAGCACTTAAAATAATAGAAGCTCATGAATTAACTGATGAACAACTTATTAAGTTACTTTGGTGTAAGATGCGACCTAGTAATTATATCTTAGAGTTTGGAAAATTAAAGATGATTAGATTATTTACTAATGATGAGCATTGTTGGAAGCTTGAATATCACAATACACAGAATTATCCAATATGTTATTACTTAAATAATGAAAGAGTGTTTAAAATAGTAATCAAATGGCTACGACATGGTAGATTACATAGTATTGCAAAAATGAAATAATGACAGACAAAGAATTAAATGGTTTACATGATTTATTATGTGGTCAAAATACAGCTAAATTAGCATTTAAAATAGCAGAAGGGTTTGGATATACAGATAAAGAATTGATTGAATTAATGTGGGATAATTTTGCTATTAAGACTGATTACTTTGATACACCTCAATTAGATTTTGGATATTGTAAATTAAAACAAAATATACATATTGGTTCTACTCATTGGTCACTAATGTGGAATAATATAGGTCATTGTGGTACAAAGAAAAGTCGTATTAAAGCATTAATAAAAATATTAAACAAATGAAATTACTTAAAAGATTAAAAACGTGGACAGGTAAATACTGTCAAAGATGTAAATTAATTTGGTGGAAATGTGATTGTAAATAATAAAATATGAAAAATAGAAGATGTCCGTTAGAATTTAAACATTTAGGTTTTGGTTTAATAAGATTGACTGTACCATCACGAAATGTATTTGCATCATATCCTCCTAAAGAGATGAAACATGACTAAATTAGAATTAAAGAATTTATATAGCCTACTTTGTTCGCCAGACGTAGCAACACGTAGATTAGCGTTTAAAATTAGTGAGGGACGTGGATTAATTGATGTAGAATTAATGGAATTGTTGTGGAATGAGTTTAAGTTTAATATAATTGGGAAACATTTCATCTTTATTTTAAATTTAGGAGAATATAAAATAAAGATGAGTAAATCTGAAGTTTGGATAATCTATAGTGGAGTATTTTGGGGTGTAGATGGAGTAGGTAAATTAGAAGCGTTCGATCACATGATAGATGAATTAAAGAATCCTTTCATGTAATATAAATTATAAACAAACAATGCAAGAAAATATAATACAATTATTTGAAAATGGTCATTATTTATTGGCTTATCAATTGATTAAAGGATATGAGAAAGATGGTAATGTATTTGATTATACTAAAGTTGATTTGTTGAGTATGTTGAATTCCAAAACTTATTGGCCTACAATAACAATAACATTATCAAATAGACAAGAGATGTATATATGGAGTGAAAGTAAACGGTTAGCGTTTGGTCGGGTTTCCCCAAAACATTTAAGTTTTAGTATTAAAGATTGTCGTATAGATATTTTTAGTAACATGAAATATAAAATACATTCTATGTTAAATAGAAAAGGACATAGAACAAGAAGTGTATTCAGAGATTTAACAGTTAACGAAGTATTACAATGTATATTTGCAAATTACACAGACACTGAAATAAATGGTGATTAGTTGTATAAATACATAGTCCGCGCCATAGTATATCTATCTCTTCATTGTTCTTAATAATTTAATACTAAACGGAGGCTGTAGAGCCGACACAACATTATGAATAAAAATATTAAACAATTATTATCATCTAAAAATGATAACATGAGACAACTTGGTGTTGTATTGGCAATTGGTCAAGGAATGTTATTGAGTGAATTAGTTGATAAATGTATTGATGATGAATGGTTTTATAATTCTTATGCGTCATCATATTCAGATTACCATCGATTTTATAGAATTAATAATAGATATCTAATTATATATAATTTCGATTATGAAGTTAATAGATATAATGTATATTGTAATAAAACAAATACATATCATACACTTACTATAATTAAACCAATAGAATTCATTAAAAAACAATTAACTGATTTATTCAAAGAATTTTTAGATAAACGAAATATAAAATATAAAACTTAATTATTATGAAATTACTAGCTAAACAAAAGAATTCAAATGGATTCTCAGATTGGTATCAACTTGTATTCGTACATAAAGATACTCTATTCTTCATGCCTACAGACTCAAATCCAGAATCGGATGCAATTATTAATGAAGTTATTTCAATTGACGAGAGTATTGATTTTGACCATTTTAAAGCATGGATTAAAGAATGGACAGATCCTGAGAATTATACTCCATTTCACGTATTTTATGGTTGGAAAGAAGAGTTTAAGAATCTATTAAAAGATTATGAAATGGATAATCCAATTGAAGCAAACCATGTAAGTGGATAATATAATTCCCTGCTGAACTAACAAGTTTTGAAGTATCATGACACCGAGATTGAGATTACTCATCAGGCGGAAAGCAATGCTTGGGCGCTACCCACTTGAGTTCAGATGATAGGACTATTCTAGAGTAAATTCCGAATATCATTCAATTGCAAGACAGGGAATAATATAAATTAAATCATGAAGAGGAGTCTACTCAAACCATTGCTGAGTACCGTCGCTAGAGAAGACTAAGTGCGTCTAAAAGCAGTGATTGATTTAATTTTTTTGATATAACACGTTTGAATTACCCAAGGATGGGGCAACGAGTGGTGTTAGTCGAACTGACATCCAAGCAATAATACATCTGAAGAACGTGTTTATTTAATGTAAAGTAAGATTTTGTTCGTACCATTTGATGTGGGCTTTACATTTTATCTCATCAACCATGTGTTGAAGGAGAAACGAAGTCATTTAACTTAGTTAGATGATTTTAGCATAAGGACATCAGTTGATAAATTATCGGCAAGATGAAGAAGCTTTCTCATCCGTAAACGACATGCCTAGTATAGAAGTGGTACTGCTTGTACCATAAGCAACTTCTATCATACCAAGTGCGGGAGTAATTTATTAACAACTTTAGTGACAGATAGGATGGAGTTCCCGGCTAAAGTGATGTCTTTATTTTTAAATTAATAACTATGGATAAACAAGAATTAGAACAATTAAATGAAATAAAATAAATTATGTTAAAGAAATTATTTGGTGTATTTAGTATACACACCATTCCAAATGGAACTAAATTACACGACACTTTTGAAACAGAAGAAGATGCAAAGAAAGGTATGGAAAATATAGTTCAAACTAGAACTCATAGATTATGGAGTATCATACCAGCATATGTAAAAGAAGATAAATGATTGGCTGTAATGGCTTAGACCTCTAACTACAATACGGTAGTTAGGTTATCACTAAACGAGTGATAATAACGGAGCTCAAGGCACAAATTCGTGTCGCAAATCGTTATCATAATGAGATATATAGTGCAATAAATTGACACTACTCATTCATACCAATTTGTTATTGTTAGCCGTAGCAGGTTAGTGATGTGAAACATTATTTTTATTTAGAATCTTATTTTTAAACAAAACTTAATTTACATATCATGAGAAATTTATTATTAATTATAGTTGTAGCATTATTCATGTCTACACAAGCACAAGCACAGTTAGAAACTGTGAATGAATCACTAGCTCAAAGAGTTGGAGAAAATACATCACTGTATGATGCAGTATGTATGTTAAATGATATCGTTCCAGGTAGTATTGGAATGACTGAAGGCCGTGTTTTAATGGCTGAATACGCAGAAATGATTGGTCTAAATTATAGACTATACCTTAAGAATGGAGGGAATAATCTTCATATCTTACACTACACTACTTCTTGGGAAGTAATGACGAAAGATGCTGATGTTACTGAAGTTGATGAAGCGTGTTCTACATGTGGTAATCACAATGCACAAGATCGTACTGTTGGAATTGATGCCGATGCCGATGCCGATGCTGAAGTTTCAGATTATTACTTTCAAGATGAAGCTACTATGGCTGATATTGATGTAGTTGATACTGTTACTATTGTTGATACTGTTGTATTAACTAGAATCGTTACTGAAACTAGACTTCAGATTGTTACTGACACTGTTGAACATGAATATTGTGATTGTGAGGGGTTATCTGTTAAAGATGCTTGGACACAACATGATTTATTGAGAGATGAGTGGAAGAATGAAGGTGCACAAAGCAACAAAGCTATAAACGCTGCGTGTCGTGCAAAATTAAGAAGATACATCAAATATGCAGAGAAAATGAACTATGACTTAACTCATAGTGTACGTTCTGTAGTACCTGTTGTAGATGGTCGTTGGGAAGTTCCAATGATTGGTATTATTACTATAAGTATGACTGGTACTGAACCTGAAGTTAAGAAAGCTCCTCGTAAGAGAAAAGCTCGTAAAATAGGTAAAGGTCGTAGTCGTGGTAAAGGTAATGGATTTTGGAGCAAATTGTTCCCTTATGCTAACTGCTAAAAGTAGTTGCAAATTGTTAATATATAAACGAGAAGGATTAATTACCCTTCTCGTTTTGTTTTTAAACTCAAATTATTATGTTAGAAAAAACATTTACAGGAAACTTAGATGTATTCAATAGAATATCAAAATATTTACAACTTCAATGTGGTTTTGCTGTTAAAGATGGAATCCATGTTGGAAATGATAGATACGAATTTAAAAATATAACTATGTATGTAGATGGCATTAATTGGGAATCGCATACTATTTTATCATGGATAGAAAACGATGAGGTTGAATATAAAACATGTAAGACAGGAAGTTTTATGGAGATGGATTAAAAAACTTAAATTATAATGACAAAAGAAAAAATATTTGAATTAATATGTGATTGGGAAGAAAATATACAAGAATCATTTACTGATTATTATAGTGGAAATATTCCTACTCAAGAATGGGCAGAATTCCTTATGAGAGAAGGTTTTGTAGTATTTGGACATGAGCTCCTTAAGAAATTAGGAGGAACTAAGTTTATTCGATTACATGAAAGATTTGAAATTAAACCTACTTATGATAAGAATGGCGATTATGTTCATAAAAGATGGGAATTTAATATAAAATTAATTGCTAAGTATATCTCTGAAGAGGAAGAAACAATGGAAACATTTAATAAATTTATGGACGCACATTGAAAATCATATAGAGTATGAGTAAACAAGAAGAAGTATATAATAAGATATGTAGTTGGGAATCAGAAGCAGGAGAATGTTTTAATGATAGATTTTCTTATGATACTATAGCAAATCAAGATTGGGGAGAATTCTTAATGAAGGAAGGATTAGTGGAAAGAGGGCACAATGTTATAAAAGAATCTTTAACAGAACAAAGCCCATTTTCAGAACATACTGAATTGTATGAAATCAAACCTTATTATAATGAAGAAACAGGCGATAGGCTTGACGAAGAAATGGATAATTATCATTACAATATGATGTTAGTAGCTAAATTCATAGCTGGAAATAAAGATTATCTTAATGCATTTAATGAATTTATAAACTTAAAATAATTATGCTATACTTAATACAGAAAAATACATTTAGAACAGAGAATTTTAATGCATTAGTTGATGCTATGAATAAGTTAGAATATGAATATCAAATTGTTCATACTAGACCTAGAACAAGCTCACTTTTTATCAAAGATGATAATGAAAATAATACATACTTTCAAACAGAAAGAGAAGATATCTTTGCTTTTGGTGCTAATAAAATGGCAGATAATGCAGATTCATATGATTGGAAACCAGGTTCAATGATGAATCGTGAACATGACTATTCTATTTATAAAGATTATTATACAGATAATCTATTAAATTGGGATTCTGATATTGTTAAATTTACTGATAAATTAGATTTTGTTGGTGAAAAGTTTATTAGACCTTGCGAAGATAGTAAGATATTTACTGGACAAGTATTTACACTTGATAGATGGAATGAATTTGTTAAAAGTGTTAATCATTATGAAAGTAGATCAAGAATACGTAGATGGACGGAAATTCAAGTAGCATCTGTTAAAACTATCTATCGTGAAGTACGATGTTGGATTATTGATGGTAAAGTAATTACTTCAGCAAGATATAAAGGGATGGATTTAGGTCCACATGAATATGATGCAGAGAAGTTTGCACAAGAAATGGTTGATACACATTCAACAATAGCAGAAGCATTTGTAATGGATGTATGTTTAACTAGTGATGGATGGAAGATTGTAGAGTTAAATTGTATTAACTGTTCTGGATTTTATGGAGCTGATGTTAGTATGATATTATTTGAATTGAATGAACACTTTAATAAATAAAACTATGTTAGTATTAAAAAACGGTAAAATTTGTAATCTTAAAGAAGATGATGTTAATGTTAGTGCTATTCACGAACATTCAGGAATAAAATGTGGTGTACATTTTAGTAATAAAGGAATTTGTTATTATAATATTGATACTGATGAAGATATGGGAATTCATTATCCCACATTAGGTGAATTAATTAGTAATAATCTTCTTGCTGGTTTTACACCATATATTAATGATATGCAAATGAGTAAGTCTGAATTAAACGGTGAAGAATTATGATAACAATTAATCAAAGAAATATATGGTATATAGTATGGTTCATTTGGAATTGTTTTATCTTTTCTGGATATTATGATTTGACTTATATGGAAGGAAATATAAGATTAGGAACTCTTGCTGGGATTTGTGCAACAATAACAGGTTTTGTAAATTTTTTTATAATTGTAGTAGCTTGCGTACGATGTTTTAATAATGAAATAACATTCGAATATCAAATACGAATACCATTTTATAAATACTATGTACAATATAAAGCTAATAAAGCAATTAAATTAAGAAAGATTGACTTACTTAATCAAGCTGTTATAAGTTTTAAAGAAGACAATCCTGAAGGAGCTGAGAGGATACTTATTGAATATAATAAACTAGAAATCTAATTTTTAAACAAGTATAAATAAACAAACTATGAAAGAATTAATGGAATTATTCCAAGAACATTTTAAAGTAATGTGTTCACAAGGCATCCTATTCAGATCTACTATTACAGGTAGAGAAGTATGGGATATGTATTTATCTTCATTTAATGGAGAAACTGACCCACAATTCAGAGATCCTGATTCAAGTGTTCACAATTGCAATTGTTGTAATAACTTTGTACGTCGTTATGGCAACGTTGTTGCTATCGATAAAAACAATAATATTATAACTTTATTTGATATTGTTGATAAAATGAGTATTGATAATTTTGATGAATATAGTGATAGCTTTGATGCTTTATCTAAACTTATCAAAAGCGCTAAAGTTGGTAATATATTCCTGGAAACTTTCAATGAGTTGAAAGCATTACCTTATGAGGAATGTAAGAAGAACAATAAAGTATTCCGTTTAGGTATTGCAAAGAATCATAAACGTTATACTAAAGAAGAAGCAGAAATATTTGGTGTAGTGAAAGCTAATGAAACTAGAACATTTCGTCACTTTCATTTAGACTTACCTAAAGCTTTTGTAGACTTTACTGGTAGTTCCATTGAATCTATCTCTGCTGTTCATAGAAGTAGTAAAGATGTATTTTACAGAGGATTAGAAACAATCCCTCGTGATACTCTGGAATTAGTAAGAGATTTGATTAATCAAGGTTCTTTATTGAATGGTGATGCTCATTTGAGTAAGTTAGAAGTATTCTTAGAATGTAAAATAGAATTTGATGCTCTTCCTGCTAATCAACGTGAGAATTGGTGTTGGGTTAAATCTAATAACTTTCCATTTGCTAAATTCAGAAATGAATTGATGGGGCAATTGTGTAAAGAACTAGCTGAAGGAGAAGAGTTGAATAAAGCTTGTCAATCTTGGAATAAGCGTGTAGATCCTGCTAATTATATGAAAGCAGTTGCTCCTATTACTGAGAATCAAAAGAGAATGGCTAAGAAATTTGTTGAGGAAAATGGTTATGTTGAATCATTTGATAGACGTTTTGCGACTATTGATGATATCAAAGCTAATGAAATCAAACATATAAATGTTGGAGATGGTAAGATTAAATCTGTTTCAATGTTTGATTCTGTTAAACCAACAAAAAGTACTCGTCATAAAAGAAGTGAATTTGAAGGTATTCAGGAAGTGACTATTGAAAAATTCATGGAGAAGATTTTACCTACTTGTACAAGCATAGAAGCGTATTTAGAAAATAGATTAGAGGGTAACTTAGTTACTATGACTACTTCTAAACATGAAGAATCTAAACAAATGTTCAAATGGGATAATTCTTATTCTAAAACATACAAAGGTAATCTTGCTGGTAAATCTGAAATTAAAGAGGCTGTAAAGTCTCAAGGTGGAAAGGTTGATGGTGTATGTAGATTCAGTATTATGTGGTCAGAAGGTGATGGTGATAATTCTGATTTAGACGCTCATTGTAAAGAGCCTTCTGGTGGTCAACATATTTATTACTCTCATAATAGAAGTAGTAAAACAGGTGGTAATCTGGATATTGATATTACTAATCCTAATAGTCATAAACCAAAGAAAGTAGTTGAAAATATTACTTATCCATCTTTGGGTAAAATGATTGATGGTACGTATAAATTCTATGTTAATCAATATGCTCAAAGAAGCTCAAAAGGTTTCACTGCTGAAATTGAATTTGACGGAGAATTATTTCAATATACTTATAATCAGCCATTAAAAACTAATCAGAACGTACAAGTAGCTGAAGTAACATTGAAAGATGGACAATTCAGTATTAAACATATTCTACCATCTACTTCTTCTAGTAAAGAACTATATGGTCTAGATACAATGCAGTTCCACAAAGTTAATCTTATGTGTCTTTCTCCTAATCATTGGGGAAACAATCATGCTGGTAACAAACATTACTTGTTTATGCTTGAAAATTGTAAAGTTGATACATCTTTGAGAAGCTTTCATAGTGAAGACTTAGAGCCTGAATTGGCTAAACATAGAAAAGTATTAGAAGTACTTGGTGCTGTTAATATGTTAGAACCTAATAATGGTAAGCAATTATCTGGATTAGGATTTAATGCAACAGTAAAAGATGAACTTGTCTTACGACTTAAGGGAAGTCATAAAAGTATGATCAAAGTCAAATTTTAAAATAAACTATTTATAAACCATTTTTTAATTATTAAAAACAAATTATTATGTACAAATCAGCAAGTAAATTAAAATTACGTTTTGCGATTACAATTGCAATTTTAGGAACTTATGCTAGTAAAATAGCTACAGGTTCAATGTCATTAGAACAATTATGGGAGTTACCAATTCCTGTATTAGATCGATTATCTTATGATTTAGAAGACAAGTACAAAGCATCTGGTAATAGATCACGTTTAGTCAAAAAGAGTAAGAAGGATAAAACGTTGAAATTACAAATGGATATTGTAATTGACATTCTGGAAACTAAAGTTGATGAGAAAGAAACTGCAGATAATGCTAAAGATAAGAAGACTTACAATCAGAATATCTTAGGTCTTATTGAAGATAAGAAGAACGAAGAAATGAAAGAAATGAGTGTGAAAGAACTTGAGAGATTGTTGAAGAAGTAATATTATTAAGTGGAGTAGTTAGTCTGCTCCACTTATTTTAATTAAAAATATTATTATGTATAAAGAAGAATTAAAAGGATTTCCAGATGAAATAGTTGATTTGATGGTTTTTAGATATTCTAATGAAGAAGGAACACCTTATAATGAAAGTTTAAAAAAACTTGAAGAAGGAAGACAATTCGATTGGGGTGAACAAAAAGAAAGTTTTAATTTCTGGAATAGTATTCATGATAAAGACTTTAGTATATTCTATAAAAAGTATCCTAATTATATTATTAAACATTTAAAAACAAAACAAGATGACAAAAGTAACAAAAAGAATGGAATTACTGACTCAAAGTCAGGAGAAAACGGACAAGGAAGAGTTAGAATATCAAGTAGCTCAAGACAAGTTACAGCTGGAAAGTCATATATTGGCTACGCAAAAAGCTCTCGCATCCAAAAAACAAGAGGAGAAACGTGCATTATCAAACAAAGTGTTCGATGCTTTTAGTGTATTGGATATAAATGATAAAATTGAAGGTCTTGAAAAAGGATTGTCAGGATTGAAAGCGTTATTGAAGAAATACTTCTAAAAATATAAAGTAGTCAGGAATTAATTTCTGACTACATGATTCTGTAGCTCAAGTAGAGCACTAGCCCCGCCCGCTCGAAGAAGGTTATGAGTAAGCAGAAGATGTAGGTGCAAATCCTACCAGAATCACTATTTATACAAATTTATTATTAACAATTAAAAAAGAAACAATGAAATTAGCTAAAATTCGTCCACTTGTAGTAGACATTTATTCAACAGATAAATCTAAAGGTTTATCTTCATCTGAAGTACAACGTATTAAAGAAGCACACAAGAATAAGAATCAACCTTTGTTGCAACGTATTAACAATGCATCATTGTATGAGACTATCTATCAACCCGTTGGGGCAAAAGGGTCTACATCGCGTCCTATAGCATATAAATTAGAGCCTGGAGATTTTGATGTTCTACCTGATATTGCTAATCGTAATGAAGAATCAGCATGGTATGGAATGGCTATTAATTATCGTGATACTTTAAAGAAAGAAATCAAAGCTTTATCTATTGATGAGATTAGTCAAGCTTATGATATTAAGTTTGAAGGAGGAGAGTATCCAGTACAACCTCAACTTAAATCTGCTTTAATTAAAGGTAGTATTCACCAGTTTTGTGCTATGGATAAAGCTGAATCAATGATTCAAGCTATGGGTCCAGTATTAATTGAAGCTATTGGTTATAAACGTATCAAATCGTTACTTCAAATGGAAGCTAGAGCATCTGTTTATGGAAAACAATGTAATCAAGAGAAAGCTTCATTCTTACGTAAACTTTCTATGGCTGAAGAAATTGTAGATCGTGGTACTTCATCTACTCATACTAAACTTATCTTAGTTCATGATAAATTAGTATATGATTTAGATGAATGTGTTAATTTGTTAGAAGTTGATGAAAGTATAACATCAAAATATACTGTTTATCAAAAGAATAGAAACAGTCAATTTAAATTGATTAAAGATACAGCTGAAGAACTACAGCGTAAGAATGATGAAGAATATCAAAATGAATTATCTACTTGGTCGGCAGCGGTCAAAGAGCATAATGCACATACTTTACAATATAATGCTGCAATTGAAGCAATGCGTAGTACGTTACTCAAAGAGTTAGCGTCTTACGTTATTCGGAAAGCGTAGTATTCATGTAGGCTATGAGTCACACCCAAAACTATAAAATTTCTCTTTAAAGAAAAAATAACTAAAATATTTGGAAGGCCCGTGAAGGGTCAAGCCAAATAATCGCACCATCTCCACAATTAAACAACCAAAAGTTACAAGTAAGACGTCGCGGAGCGGCGCAATGTGCATTGTTATTGTTATTGTTATTGGAGGAGAAGGTGGTTATCGTTATAGTTATTGTTATAGTTATTGTCCAGAGTGACTCATAGACCTACATTTTTTAACAAATTAAATTTAATTATTATGAATACAGTTACAATCATACTAGTGATAATTACACAGCTTTTTACTGCTATTATAAGCGGATTATTAAGAGCTTGGTATTTATCAGTTGCTAGTGAAATGAAGTATAAGGCAAATTTTTGGTTTGATACCAAGAGAAATAGTACATCTTCTGCAGAAGAAGGATTTCAATTATTCTTTTTAATATTATTATGGGAACTTTTAATTCCTTTCTTTTTTGTAAATTGGTGTTTCAAGAAGTTCATTGAATGGCAAATGAAACCACCAAAAGTAGAAGAGGAAGAAGAAATTGATAATTCTAAACACTTAATAAATAATTGATTATGAAATGGAAAATAAAAGAGATTAAATCAGCTGAACAATTCTTATTAGAAATGAGAGGTTATGATAATAAGGATGATTTCATTAATGATGTAGTTGAACATGGAGAGAGAATGCATCCAGATGATATGGTAAATATCATGAAATTATATGCAGAACATGTATTAGAAGGTACTGCTACTCAAGCTAAAGTTTCTGTAACAGGCGATGGTATAAGAGGAGAATTAATGAACTTTATGGGTGTTAACCGCCATGATAAAGGAGTTAATGTTCATGTAAGTAAAGATTCTATTTTAAAACTTAAAGATAAATTATGAATTGTACAGAATGTAAATTTTATAGAATGGACAAGAGAAGGAGAATCAATTGAAAGACCTGATAATTGTCCATTAGAAGATAATTAAATTATAAACTTATTTTTAATTAAAAACAAATTAACATGAAAAGTAAACATTCAGCATATCCTAAAATCCCACAATTCCGGAACATTATCCGTGATATTTGTATGCAAGCTACATTCGTGGGCTTGGATGAAAATGGTGATCCTATTTATGATGGTTCACTTCCAAAACCAGTACTTGAATTTACTGGAACTATTAAATTACATGGTACTAATGGTGCTGTATGTCAAGATGGAGAAGGTAATATTTACTTTCAATCACGTAAGAATATTGTAACACCACTTAAAGATAATGCTGGATTTGCATTTTGGGCTGATTCTGTTAAAGAAGAATGGAATAAAAGATTCTTCTTTATTCGTGAAGCATATAACATTCCAGATTATTGGGTTATTTCTATTTATGGCGAGTGGGCTGGCGGGAACATACAAAAGAACGTTGGTCTTCAAGGATTACCGAAGTCTTTCTACATGTTTAGTGTGAAAGTAACAGATCCAACTAAAGCATCAGAGGATAATTCAACAGGTGAGTCTTACTGGTTAAGTGATGAAGATGTTGCTAAGATTCCAGGTAATGAAAGTAAAAGATTATTTAATATCTTTGACTTTCCTACTTTTAAAGTAACAGTTGACTTTGCCCAACCTGAATATGCACAGAATAAGTTTGTAGAATTAACTCAACAGGTTGAAGATGAGTGTCCTGTGTGTAAACAACAAGGTATTGATGGTGGATTAGGTGAAGGTTTAGTATGGACTGTAAGTTATAATAATCAAGTGTATCGTTTCAAAACGAAAGGCGAGAAGCACAGTGTAAGTAATGTGAAGACAATTGCTGCAGTTGATACAGAAGTATTAGAAAGCATTAATAAGTTCGTAACATATGCTGTAACACAGAATAGATTTGATCAAGGTATCAAAGAAATCTTCGGTGCCGAACAACCATTCATGGGAAAAGAATTTGGTGAATTTATTCGTTGGATGATTAGTGATATTACACTTGAAGAAGGTGATGTCATGGCTGATAATGGATTAGAACCAAAGCAAGTAAATAAGAGTATTTCTTTGAAAGTTAAAGACATGTTCTTTAGAAAATTTAAATAATATAAACATGTGAGATCAATATGAATCTTTCATTGACAAAGCTTATAGCAATTAGACTGATTGCGGGTATGTATCTAGACGTCTACCTGATTTAGTTAGCAGGAGTACTGGTCCGAGATTACTGTAGGTTCAAATCCTACTAAGCTTTGTTATTTTAAAACTTAATTATGTCACCTAAAGATACTAAACCACCCAAACTACCAATAGCAGGCCCACCTAAGAAGGAGTGTCCATTCTGTAAAAAGAAAGTTATTGGGAGATGTTGGAATAAAGAACAAGCAGAAATGTGCTTAGTTCATCATAAAAATTTAAACTTAATGATATGATTCCATTAATAACATGTATAATCATTGCTGCAATAACTTGGTATTATACTTACGATTATATGAAAGGTAAGATTGAACTACTTACAAAAGAACGTGATCGCTTTGAAGTAATGTATACAACTAAAAGTGTTCAACCTATTATTGTAGGTGACATTCTTGATGAAGAGAATTTGAAACATGATTTTGAAATGGAACTATCAACAGATGTTGCTGAGATATTATGGTCTATAAGATTAACACCTTATGATTGGTCGGTTAAAAGTGATGACATGGTATCTGATAAGTGGAGGGTTAGATTTTGGACTGGACCAATGAGATTATATCAAATTATTCATATTGAATCAGGTCACGCTGTAACATATGATGATATCAATAATCTTGGGCAACAAGCACTTGTAGCAATGTTTCATAAATTAAAAGAGTTTCAAAGAGATGTTCTTGAATGCAATGATGTATTTGATAAAACTATTAAATTACCTGTTCCTCAATTAGTTGGAACATTAACAAAATAATTATGATAATTAATAAGAAATCATTTATGGGTCGTTATATACAATGGCTTGATAAATTTTATACAACACCTGAGAATAAAGATGAAGATAAATTAGTCGATTTTAAATCACTTTGTCCTTTATTTTGGATGGTGTTGGTATTTACAATATCACTTCCTATTGGAGCTATTTTAAAGTATACTATACTTCCTATATTTAGATTAATAGGTAAATTATTTAGTAAAATACCTACAAAGACTATGGATATTATAATGTTGAAGATATTACCTGCATTGATAATATTAATAGTTGTTTCATGTCTTGCATTATTAATATATACAATAGGAATTACGTCTTTATTTACTATAATAGGACTTATAATGAGTATATTTGTAGTAGTATTCGGATTAATAATTGGAATATCAAAAATATCTACTGATAATTCTGTTGCTGAATTTATATATGAAGGATTTAAAGCTATTAAAGATAAAGCTTGTCCATTAATAACTTGGGAAGATGAATGATAAAGAATTAGATAATATACACCAATTGATATCATACCCAAATACTTCTAAGCTAGGTTTTAAATTAGCAGAAGGATTTGGGTATGATGCTCTGGATCTTATTAGACTATTGTGGGATAAGAAGAGTAGATGTAATTGTGAAGATACATGGAAACTTAAATTTAATAATATGACATTAATTAAGAGAAATAGGGCCTTATTGAATAAATGGTCTATTACTGTTATAAGTGATCCATATCAACATCAAAAAGGACCATGGAGATTTGAAGAAACAGCATTTAAATGGTTAATGCTTAAATTAAAATTATGACAGATAAAGAATTAGATAGTATTCATCAACTTCTATCATCACCACATACTGCATTAGTTGGATTTAAATTAGCAGAGAATTATGGTTATGATGAAGTTGATATTATTGAAAAGTTATTTGATTGCATTGGTGTAAAACATTATTTATACGACGAGATTAAAACTATGACGTTAGGTAAATGGAGCTTTGCAAAAAATACCCATAACTTAATCGCTCGTTATCGTTGTGGATCTGATTCAGCCAACTATATAAATTGGTCAGTAAGTAAATCCAATACAATCGAAACATTTATAAAATACTTAAAAGAATAAACTATGATATACATACAAGCAGATAAACAAGGAAGACCTCATCATCATGAGGCAGCATGTACTATGTTTGGTGCTATTGAAACTAAACAAGAGTTTAAACTTATTACTTATGATGAACTTGCTGATGATAGTGGCTTATGGGATTGGAGAACTGTTCATTGTTTATTCGTAGGTACTGTTGAATTCATGAAGGAAGTATGGAAGATTCGTGGTGTAGATCCATGGATTCCAAATAATCCAAGTAGAAGTCATAAATTAATGACTCTTGATGAAGCTAAAGCAAAAATTACACCAACAAAGAACTTATTCATCAAACCTAAAGAATTGAAATTATTCACAGGTTTTGTATTGGATGAATCACATTATAAGTGTTTAGATGATGTACCAGGTGATACAGAATTATTGACTTATAAGCCGTTTAAGAAGGAGATTATAAGTGAGTGGAGGATTTATGTACAAGGTAATGAGATAATCGATTGTAAGCATTACAGTGGTGAATTTGACGCGTTTCCTAATATGGATTATATTGGAGAAACTATTGGAGATTATAATTTACTTTATAATAAAGAATCATGGAATAAATGTTATACAATTGATATTGCTATAATGGTTGATAAATCACAAGAAATCATTGAATTAAATGATATGTGGGCTATAGGAAACTATGGCGTACCAAATGATATTTATTTAGATTTACTTAAATATAGATATTTTGGAATAATTAAAGATGGAAGATGAATAAAGGAGAAAGAACCAAGAAGTTAAAACAGTTTCTTGGTAGTGAATGTGATGAAATACGAGCTTTAGGTATAATTATGGCAATTAGTCAAGGATATACACCAAGCCAATTAGCTCAGAAATGTATGAATGAAGGATGGTATTATAACCATTCTTATAATTATAATGTAATTGGATTTGTTAATAAAACAGTTTTTATAACTTATTCATTAGGTGATTATAATATATACAAATCGCATAAATCTTTAATCTTTCGAAAGGATATCAATATACTTGATCATTGGAGGATATCAAAGAAAACTATGAAATATCATAGACGTAAAATGTTCGCATTAATGATTGAAAGATTTTTAGATGATCGTAACATAAAATATAACACATGGCCCCAGAAGATGAACTTAAGTTAACACAATTATGTCAACATGGACATAGTGATTTAGTTATAATGATGTGTCATGGTCAAGGATTGACGGTGACTGCTATTTTAATATTAGTATTACGACATAATTGGTTGATTAGTGAGGATGAGAAGCAATGGGAATTAGGTGACTATTATGTTACATTTCAAAAACCATTTGTGACTAACTTTACTAAAACACATTATTTTTGGAAAACTGAAGGAAGTAAAGAAAGAGTTGATTGGGTTGTTGATAGAATAGAAGAAATGATAACTAAATTTATAAAAGAAAGAACAGATGAATGATAAAATGTTAGCTAATCTAGATCAATTGTTTGGACCTTATGATGAATTAGGAGTTGTTACAGCTATTGGTCAAGGAATGACAGTTGATAAATTAGCTCATAACTGTACATCTAAACTATGGTTGTATAATGTACAAGATTGGAGATATGAATTAGATGGTAATATAGTACTTATTGGTAGACAACATGAATGGCAAAATCAAGGAACAATGAAAGGTGACGGGCCAAATTCCGAAACTATTGTTAAAACTAATTTTGACTTTACTTATACAAAGAATTTAAATGTTAGAAATGAAATGCATAGATTAGAATATAAATTTACAGCAATCAAAGAAATGATTATACTATTTTGTAAAAAACGAAATATAAAATATAATTGTTTAGATAATACTAATTTAAAAATAATTGAAGAGATATGAATGAATCAAATATATGGGAATGTCAAACTGCAGTACGTTGGTTAATACGTGAAGAACCTAAATATCATAATCATAAGATTGTTGGGTCTCAAGAAGTACAAGTATTACAACAAGCATGGAAAGATGTAGTTACAGGAAAGATTATATGGAAAGATGTACCAGTAATAGAAGAACCAGGATTTGAAGAGATAAAAGAAGAAAAAAATGAGTAGAAGATGTTTACTTGTGACTACTATAGAAGAATTTTATGATGGTCATGGGAGTCCAGATACTGGGCAAATAATAAAAGAAGTAGTAATTGATGAAGATGATGGAAAGTACAGTCAACTTGTAGAAGGTGAAGAATATGCTGAAGGGTTTTTAGGACCAAGATCATATTTTGAAAATAATGATGATTATGATATAGATGAGTATGATTGGTATCATAATGAAGATGAAATGCATGAGCAAGATGGTTATAATTGCACTAGAACATGGGTTACAATTAAAGTAATAACTGAAAGTGAATTTAATCACTATAAATTATTTATTGATGGATATAATACGATACCTTAATTATGGCAAAGAAAAAGAAGAAAGAAGTTGATTTCATGGGACACGTTTCAGTAGATCATATTCAAATGCTTAAAAAGATGATGGAAGTATGGGATGAAAAAGGAAATGATGATAGTGAAGTTATTGCTGAACAAAGTGATTTAATTTATGATAATTTTCTTTTTACAATTAATTCTATTAAAACTTATTTAAAATATAGAGAAGATGAAAAAAAAGATTAAAGTAATATTTACTGGTTTTGAAACTGTTAAGCAAGCTTATGCATTTACAAATTGGTTTGCTGGAGGTGGAGAACAATCTGCAGGAGATGCAATGATTGAATCAACTGACATAGCATATGTAGAAACTGACGCGGATAAATTTGATAATACCATTAATGAAGCAGGAGAAATCATAGTACCATTAAAATTATTTAGAGATGAATAAAGAAGAATTATTTATATGTGAGTGTCACTGTAGATCACATCAAGTTATATTTCAATATGACGAAGATGAGAATGAATTAATTTGTCATGTTCATTTAAATGGATACTTTGGTGTATTTAAACGAATATTTTATGCTATCAAATATATATGTGGATATCGTACCGATTATGGTCACTGGGATTGTGTCATATTTAAAAAAGAGGATATTCCTCGATTGGAAGGATTGATAAAAGAAATTAAAGATGATGAAACTAGAAGATTGGAAAGCACACATTGATAAACATGCTGAAGAATGGAGCATATCTCATGCAAAACGTAAAAAGATTTATGATAATAGAATTACAGATTATTGGGAGAAATGGGGAGTTAAAATTGATTCAATAATTGATAAGATCATTGCAAAGTATGAATCTGATGAATATCAAGATCGTGAACGCAAAGCTGGTAGAGAACCACAAGAAAGATTATTTGATTTCTTTTTAAGTTATGCACGTAAATATGGTGGAGAATATAAGCCAGGATTAGATAACATGTTTGCTAGTGAATCATGGAGACTTGGTAATTATGCTGTCACACTCTATAGCGGGCAAGGATGTTATACAAGAGTATGGCGAATTAAAACCGAAGAAGAATTAATTGCAGAGAATTATAAAAACTGTAAAGATCGAGCTAGATCTATATTGTATTCAATATCTATGTATGGTATGATTCAAGAGCCTTATAGTATTCCCGCAGCTGAAGGAGGTGAAGATGAATTAGATTTTATAGAATTAAGGAATTGGAATAGTGTTATTGATGATATTGCAGGACACTTAATTGAATGTGAAAAAGAAAATATGGAAGGGGGAACTTTTTGGGCAGATAAAATTGAAGAAGATAAATAAAGAGAAAAAACTTGTACAGATGAGATAGTATCAGCGGACCGCTATGACTCTCATTGTCGTACACAACACAATTGAAGTTACCATCGCAATGGTTTTAAGGTGTATTTTTAACTAAATAAAAATAATATGAAAGTAGCATGTATAATTCCTTGTGATAAATATCGTAGAGTGTTAGTCTGTAAAATAGGTAAACCACATCCAATGTTTGATTATTGGGTATTTGCTGGTGGAAAACAAGATGAAAGTGAAACTTTACTTGATGCATTACATAGAGAAACTGAAGAAGAATTAAATCTAAAAATAGGATGTAGAAAGATAATACATCTTATATCACTTTCATCAGGAATAAAAGAATTAGGATTAGATAGTATTGATTATTATTTTGTTGAAGTTAGTGATGAAGAGAAAGCTAGTATGATTATTTGTGATAGAGAATTCAGTGATCATAAATGGTTAACGTATAGAGAATTAGCTGAGTTTAAAGAACTTAAATCAAGTCATATTCCAGCTATTCTTGAAGTATTAAATGATCCTAAAAATGCATTAGAAGTTATTAATGGATTTGGTCCATTAACACTTAATAATGGTAATAAAAAGGATTATGTATGTCAAAGTGAAATACGTAATATTACTACATTACGTAGTACATTTGAACAAACTGGACCTGGTACAATGGTTGCCGGTCAATGGGAATGTATTGCGGTGTTACAGCAATTATATGAGAATCCTAATACTAATAAGAAGAAGTGGATTGATATACCTAGTGAATGGAAGATATTAGATTAAGATATATAAGAAGAAAGAGGTTCGAATCCTCATAGCATGTGTAAGGTGATGTCAAGGTCATATAAGTCGAAACTGGTAGCTAGATTCTATGGAGGATTGCACATGTATTTTATAACTTAAATCATAAATATGATGAAGAACGAATTAATGAAGCGATTAATTGATGAGAATAACTCTCTTAAGAAGGAAAATACTTCATTAAAACATAAACTTAAAGCATCTAAAAGGACAGCTAGAGAGAATAAAACTTTATTAAAGAGAGCAAAGGAACAGTATAAAAGATTGCGTAAGTATGTATTCGATCTTCATTCTGAATTGTATGAGAATCCGTAGAATGCGAAGTGTGTGCGAGAAATACATAGTCCGCGCCATGTTATAACTAATCAGATAATTATAGATTCATTCTATTATTTTGTTTTTAATCAAATTTAAACCGCATATAACAATGGTAGAAGAAGAAAAAAAAGATAGAGCTCTTGCTTTATTCATGGGAGGAAAAGAAAAGAAAGGTACTGGAAAAGGTGAGTACGGTAGTGCTACAACTTGGACAGGAGTTGATCCTCGAGATCCTGATGTTCATAATTATACTCTCAATTACAGTACTGATTGGAATTGGTTAATACCAGTTCTTGAAAAGCTTGAATCAATGAAAGAATTATCAGCACAATTATTAGATTTTCATGGTTCAATGTGGATTAAACATGAAGAATTAAATATCGAATGTGATGATTGTTGAATCATGGAGAATCAT